GAGATACCGTACCGTAACAGGTTAGGCTAGTGAGAACTGGCTTATCAGGTATCTAATAGATCGTAACGTCACGTAATGTGTAGCTACTACTTGGCTACAGTTACAACTTGACGACGATCGTCTTTTAAAACTTTACCGTTCTGAGATATCAGGAGAAACATTAAAACCAGCAACGGAATTGTTTGTTTCTCCAATTAAATATTAGGTGATTGAATAACCTTTACATGGATCAAGCCGTTACTTGATCCATGTTAAAGTTAGTTAATTGCTTAACTAACTGATCACGTTCATTTTCATACCATTTGGAGACTAGACTAACTATGGCTAAAAGTTACTTTGCTGATCCCGCTAATGTGGATAATGCTGCTTTAACTAAAGCAGGCATTTTGGCTTACAGAATAAACTCTAACATTATCACCTCTATAGAGGTAACACGGGATAAAGACGGTATGATCAAGAGTGCAAAATTACACCAGTTGATCCTATCGTCAACTGGTTGTACATACATGATCGACGGGGTGAAAAAACTAGCACCTATGCACTATTCCGCTAAAAATTCACTCGACTTCCGCTTAAAGCCGGGACAAATCCCGGTTAAGGAAATTAACCTATTCAGTGATTTTTTAAACGCAATATGTAACGATAACGCTGATCTACAGGGTAATTCCTGGTTTATCCAGTTTGCTAAAGCCTATTTACATTGTCGTGTTTTATCAGATGGATCGATCCAACAGTTGAGTTTAGACTACTGGTTAGAAAACTTGAAAAACTTAACGGTCTTAGATAGAGATACGATAGTGTCTAAAATTTCTTTTGGATTAACCAAAGATGAGATCGAAAAATTAAAAACAGTAGGTGTACCTACACCTGTTAAAAATAAACAGGAAGTAAAACAACCTGTTAAATAGCTTCATATCTCATTTTCAAACACAACTACTGTATGGTAGTTGTGTTTTTTTTCTATCCACACATAACTAAAAAAAAATAAAGGAACAGAATAATCATGAAATACACAACTTTATCTAGAAGTGAGTTACAATCACTTGCTAAAAAACACGGTATAAAAGCAAATCTTAAATCACAAGAGATAATTGAACTTTTAATTTCTAATGCTGCATTAACTCAAGAGGATGCAACTAATACTAATAATAAAAATAAACATACAGTTTTAGATATTAATAATGACGTAAGATTACAAGATCAAAAAAGGTTAAATCAACCTTTCAGTATAGATGATCAGGTATCATCTGATGATTTAACATCAGATCATACCGGATCACGGATTAACGATTATTATAATGTTGATCTTGTCAGTATAGAACGTAACAATAAAGAAAATAATATAAACAAAAAAAATAAAAACAAATTTATTAAGCCTACTTACAAACAATCAATATTACAAAGAATTAAAGAGAATCCACCAGTAAGAAGTAACAGTTTCCAAGGTATAGACTACTGGGTTAATCGTTGCATTATCTCAATACCAGATAATCCTACAGGTATTAAACTACGTGGCTTACTATCTTTCGAGATAGAAAAAATAACTATAGATATACCAGATGAATTACAAAGTGAATATAATAAACAAAAAATAACTGTAAGATATGACTGTGAAGATCATATTTTACTTAATTTAATTTCGGAACAATATAATAATAACCCTAAAAGTATCTGGAAGATAGAATATGATCCAAACACGTTTTCTTTGATTAGTAGTATTAAAGAGAATGTTACTAAGTTAAGTTTCAAACAACTTAACCAAATGTATAAGCGTAGTAATAAATATTTTGAAAGCATAAATCATGATGTTTTATATTCCTTAATAGGGTACTTGATACAAGATAGCGGTGAGTATGTAAAAATACTCAAATCACCATTGTTAATTGCATTTAACATACTACAATCTTTAGATGACTCATATTATGAGTTTATTAAACAGATCCGGGTTGATACGCTTCACGCGGATCTGATGAGTTGTATAAGTTTACAACTCGATCCATTAGAAAATAGGATCATAATGATCCCGGATCTAAACATATTCAACGGAATTATAAACACAAGTTGGGACTACAACACCTGTGTAGAACAGGATCATAAAAGAATACAAGATATCATAATCACTCGATCTACGGGTGCTAAAGTTAAACAAAATAATATATTAAGTAAAAGATCAAAGAGTGACGTAACGAGTAAAATACCATCGTCTGATCTATCACTAAGAACATATCTCAGTGATATGTGTTTAAGCTTAACAGCATTATCTGATCTGCTAGGTAGCAGATTAGTATATGAGAAATTAAGCAAACAAACAAACAAACACGGTGATCTGTCACTGTGTTACACTGAAAAATTATGTTTTGATAATTATCATGATGATTATATATATTATGATCATCAGCATAGATCCAAACAAATAAATTCTATACGTCACAAACAAGACGTTATATATAGGGAAGTTAACCGGGATCTAATAGTGTTCCTTAAAGAACACAAGATCCCGCAAAGTAAAGTATTGGGTAGACTAGGATTACAGTGTACTAATCATGTAGTACACTACTTAGGTATCATATACATCCATAAAGGATGTATTACTTACATAAGTAATAAAAATCAAGTTAATGATCTACCAGAGATCAAACAACTACTAACGCTACACGGAATAGTGACGCTTAACCCAATATTCTGTAGTAGGATAACTGTTAACTGGAAACAACTGTTAGGGATAAACGTTATCCCACAATCGAGTAAGGGTAACGTTAGTTACGACTATAAGGATACGTATCCTTATAGACTTATAGAATAAACACTCCATAACCAACGAACTAGTAACTTAACTTAGTTACTAGTTTTTTTTATGCTTATATACAATATCCAGACTGTTACAATAACAGTCTTTTTTTATGCAAATAACAAAAACAAGTTTATTTCTAATGCCACACACTGAGTTAATTTCGCTTGCATTAGAAAAAAAAATTAATATATTCAATAAACTAAACACATTGTTACCTCATGTAACATTACAAAAATTAATCTGGAAACATCATATGACTAACAACATTACAGAAAATACAACTATAGTTACTAACACTAGAGACTTACCCTCATCTTGGTATGTACTTCATACCGATAATGGTCAAGAGATGTTAGTCATAGAAAAAATAAATAAGATTATTAATAATAATGCAATAGATACTAAAAAAGACCTAGTTGAAGCAGGTTATATTACACATAATTTTAAATTAAGTGATTATATTCTCGATCTAGGTTTCCCTAGAGAGTATGACTTGATAAACAACAAACAAGATCAGTCATATAACACTTATGTGTTTATCGAGATCGGTACTATTCAAGGTACTGATTTCTTCTCTGGAGAAGAAATATTTAACTCTGTTTTTCTACCTCTCTTGCAACGTATAGAGGGTGTAAAAGACTTCGTAGGTACTTATGAAAAAGTACCTGGTCTTAGACGTACTGAAATAATCAGAATGAATAAGAGAGATAAAATCTCTCGTAAACAAGTAGAAAAGATAAAACCAAGTAAGCTATCAGAAACAGACTACATCAAAGTTGAAAGCTCTCATAGTAGCTTTAGCTATTATGAAGAGAAGTTGTTTAATATAGATGACATATGTTGGTTTACACCTAACCTAGATAAACCACATAACAAACATCTTGTTAAGGTAGTTAAGCTAATTACATATGATAAATTCCAAGTTGTAAATAATATTAATCAAAAATATGTCGTAAGTGTTAATAACTTAACGTTAGCTGTAGATAAACAGCTAACACAACAAGAAAATAAAATTACCATATGTAGTAAGGTTAGTAAGACTAAACCAACAACAACTAAACCTACTACAACAACTAAACAAGTACAATCAATAGTTAAGGTAATTAAACCAGTTACCGTAACTAAGGTAACTAGATTACCTGATGTCGGTACACCGTTTAACTTGTACCGTCAAACAGGGGTGAGTAGGTAACTACCTTAGTTACTTAATCAAAAAAAAAAGATCATACAACTAAGCTACCTATATTAACTTATAGGTAGCTTTTTTGTTGCAATAGATCACGTCTTGTTACTTATATAATGTAAGGTTAAGACGTTAAAGAAGTAGTACAACTAACGTACTACAATAACCAAAAAATTAAATACCAGTTAAGTGTAACTAACTTACTTACATAACGTAATTAGTTAGTTACACTTTGCTGCTAGTTAATTACTAACAGTGTTGCAATACCTCATGTACCGTATTGCAATAGGATTGTCATGTTTATTCAATTACTGGAGATAGAAAAAAAATGACTACTCTACTTAAAACAGTTATCAACTCAGATCAACTATTAGAAGTATTTGATAAAGTTTCCGATTGTGAGTTAATAAAATTATATGATCGGAAATTTACTATTCTAGTGGTCTTAACCGATCAAGAATGGATTAAACAGGGAATATATACAACATTTAAATGTTGTAAGACGATAAGTGATTTAAAGAACATAACCGAATGGAGTTATGAGTCAATATTAAAACGTCAATATCTCATAGATGCAATTGCATACTGCGAAGATCATGAAGTCTTAATAGAGGAATTAGCTTATTCTTGTTATTAAGTCGAAACAGGGTTATTAACCCTGTCTGTATAGGCTAGTTACCTATGCACTGATGAGACAAACTAAAGGAGAAAAAGATGTCAAAAACAAAGACACATAAATTTAGAGAAGAAGAAATAAAACAAAATTTCGGATACGCCATATCCTTAAATGGTGAACTTATGTCTGTAGGTAGATCCCGTTCTTGGGATCTACAGACATTAGGACAATTACGTCCTAATGCTGACTATGCCGATCCTGACACACGGTTAATCCGTGTTCCACTTTCCGATGAAATAAAAACAGAGTACGGGTTCATGTCCCGTACTGCTTACTTAGAAATAAAAAACAACCAAAAATAGCATCTTGACCTAAGCACGTCGTTAAACTGCTATTCTTTGTGTGAATTAGTTACCTGTATCTGCAAGTATGGGTAACTTTTTTTGTTAAAACTATTATTACTTTGAAAAAAAAAACAAAAAATGTTATCATTACTAATTTATAAGTAATGGAGAATTAATTGATCACTACGTTAAAAGATATAAAAGAAGTAACGTAGTTGATTTACAGTATTTACTACTTGTTTAAAGTAAAATAAGTACGAACAGTTCGTACTAAGTGGTACTAATGGTTCGTACTTATTATAATGGTTATAGACGTTTACCTTTAACCATTATGACAAATAATTCCAATATGAGAGAAAGTGACGATCTTAATGTCTTTCTCAAGACAAGAAAACGTGCATTATTAAGAATACATGACGATCCTGATTATCCTTTATGGGTAAAAGTATTTAACTATATTCAGTTAGAAGTTAAATTCAATGAGGGTTATGTGTCAACTTCTGTTATTAAAAAGTTAGCTAAATATTTTAATCTCAATGAAAGTAATATTAAAGCTGCTATTAAAAAATTAGTAGATAAAAATTATATTCTTAAATATCCTTATGGTTGTAAACGAGCTAGAGGATATGTTTTAAATCCTGAACTGTATTGGTTTGGTGATGAAAAGAGTAGTAATCAAAAAATAGCTATCTACAACAACACCATAAACAAACTACAAATCGAAATTGATACAACTGATAACGATAATGTAGAAGTGGTTCTAATAGATCGTAACAGTGGTGAAAGTGTAAATACAAAGTGGAATAAGAAACCACTTCCAGATCATAGCTTAGATAGCAATAATGCCACACATAATCATGAGAGTTAGTGATAATTTCGATCCTAACTCTTACCCATCATTAACTATATTAGGTTCTATTGGTAATGTGGTTTTAGTATGCCATGTACCAGTAGAACATTATCAATCTTTAAAAGCTGATCCTAATGTCAGTTATTTAAAGATTGAAAAGTATCTGAAAAGATACTTCAGAAATTAGTTATTCAGTTGCATCTATCAAGTGTTATGTATTTGATAGATGCTGCTGGTTAACTAACAATTAACCAGACTTGGTTATATCACCTATTGTTGTTATTGTTAGTAGCAACAATAGGTTTTTTATTGATATAACAAGTGTTCATTTTCTAACCGACATTAACATAACCAAGTAGGAGTTTCGAGTCATGCAAGCATTATCTTTAAATCAAGTTTCCGTTAATTCTTCTAATAATGAATTAGTAGTTAGCATTCGTCGTATCAAAGGTGAAATTAGCAGTTTATTCAAGTTGATCGGTCTAGGTAAAAAGAAATATATTGTTAAGTTGATCGATCTCGAAAAAAGATTAACGGTTAAATTACAACAACAACAAATAGCGATAGAAAAATTGTTAAGCGTTAGCAACCCATTATCTGATTTTGTATCTAAAGTCATGCAAAACCAGATAACTATTCTGCGTGGTGATACTGGATCAGGTAAGTCAACTAATTCAATGATCCAATTAGTTAACGCTGGTTATAATATAATATCCGCACAACCAAGAATTATAAATACTTATTCTCTTCACGAGTATTGTAGTAAGCAGTGTAAAGTTGGTTATCGCAACGGTAATGCGTCGTTCAATACTAATGCTCCTGGAATGTTTGTTACTACAGGTGTATTAGTAAATCAGTTATTAGATCCGACATTTGAACCGGACTTTGTGGCAATAGATGAATGTCATGAGTTTAGTCAACAGCAAGAATTATGTCTTGCTTTAATTAAACAACGTTTAGCTAATGGTTGGAAAACCCGCGTATTGATTGTTAGTGCAACTCTCAATGACGATGAAATTAATAGCTATTTTGATGGCTATTCAATTGGTAACATCCACATGGGTGGTGTGAAATGTCCCATAGTTGAACATCATCTTGGTAATAATAAAGAGTTATTTCTATCTCTGAAAAAGCACGTTAGTAATGGTGATCGTATTCTGATATTCCTAGCTGGTAAGGGAGAAATTATTGAATTAGATCATGAATTGAAGTCCTACTTCGAGGTAGAAAAAATAAATGTTCGTATCACTCACTGTCATAGTGAGGTTGATAATATCCATGACACCATCAAGGATCATGGTGTTAGCGAAATAATTTTAAGCACAGACATATGTGCCGCAGGTGTAACACCAGAAAACCTGCAAGTTGTGGTTGATTACGGTATCAAGAAAGAAGTATCATCTGTAGATGGTATATGGAAAATATCACCTACATTATGTAGTCAAGCCGAACTTGATCAGCGTAAGGGAAGAACTGGACGTACTTGTGATGGTACGTATTATCTGGTTAGTGATACTAGCTATAGTTCTCGTATCAAGTTCCCTATCCCTGAAATAAAAAGAATTAATGTTGAGTCTTTAGAGTTGTCAGTTAGAAAAATAAATAAATCACTTAGAGACTTATCTTTCGTGCATCAACCTACAGAAGATGCAGTTAATAATGCAATTGAGTTATTAACTAAATGGGGTTGTATTGATGAGTTAGGTGCTATAACTAACTTTGGTATCGAAGTTAGTAAATTACCTCTTGATACTAACTTAGCTGTGATGCTAGTTAAGTCTCTTGAGTTAGGTTGTGTTAGTACAACTATCCTAGCAACTTCATTATTAGGAGTAGGTAATTTCTTTAAAGGTGATATTAGTGTTGCAACTAACCCAGTTAAGGACTGCGATATTGCAACGTTAATGAACTTATATAAGAGATTCATTAATAACAGTCAAGATAGACGTGATTATCAACATGAGTTAATTAGTAAGAAGTTATTTCAAATTAAGGATAACGTTACTAAGTTAACCCAACTAATTTCAACTAACAATATAGTTAGTAAGGATAGTAATCCTGAAAACTATAAAGTTTGTTTAGCAACTACCATGCGTAAGTATCGTTACATAGGCGGTAGTCGTCATGGTAATAACTTTAGGTGTATAGAAACAGGAGTTATCGTAACAGCTGAACGTAATTCAGTTGTTAGTTCGCTTAACATAGATGATGAAGTGGTAGGAATACCACGTACTATTAAACCACGTAACGGTGGTAGAGAGTTCACAGTTCTTACATCAATAAGCAAACTGTAAATTATATTGACCTAAGTTATGTCATTAAACTAACTTGTTAACCACATATCATATTGGAGTACGAGTCATGTCTACAATCAAATCTTCTATCAACGCTCAACTTGCTAACTCTGGTTTTGTTAAATTCGATAGTTTTTCTGATTCCTTATCTTTATCTATTCTTTCCGGTATTCCAATCCTCTACTACGGTAGAGGTGGTTATGGTAAGACTGAAATGATTCTTAGTTCGTTTAAAGCAATAAAAGGATCTCAGGGTATGCTTGAATGTGACCCTGAAACATCAGCTAGTCACATAAAAGGTGGCGCAATTGGTCGTACTTTGAAGGGTGAAAAATACGACCTAACAGAAGCACATTATAATATTGCTGCTTCTGTATTACAACGACACAAGTTTTTCTTTGAAGAAGCGTTAGATGCGAGTTTTAACGCGTTATCTGTATTGAAAGCTGTCATCACTAATCGTATGTTAAATATTAGTGGTGAAGAAATAAAGTCAATTAACAAAGTATTAGTTGCTGCTACAAATCTTAACCCAATTGAACTAAAAGAATCTCTACCTGAGATTCAACAAAATTCATACGATGCCTTTTTACAACGATTTCTGGTTGTTAATCATGGCTGGGATAGTCATGATGCAGCAGATTATGCTCTTCTCGATGATGATGAACTAGTTAAACATGACGTATCTGCTATTGATATAACGGAAATTGATATGATGCGTGAAGATGTGTCAAGTATTATCCTAAGTAGTTCCATTAAAGGTCTACTCCAACATCTAGCACAAAAATCAGGAGAAAACGGGAGTATTATATCTCCTAGAGCATATAAATGGACACAAAAACTTATCAAATCAGCAGCTTATCTTCGTGATGCTAATACTGCTGATATGGAAGATTTACGAATTTTGAACTACTTATCGTATTGGGATACATCTCTACTAGCAGGTCTAGAAGAAGAGATGGAACGCAAGAAACAATACGATATTCAGGTAGAAAAAATAAACGAATTTGAAAGAAGAATTGATAGAGGTTTCCATAAACTTAATAACCCTGAGAAGGGAAAATTAGTTAACGCCGCTATAATATGGAAACTTGCTAAATCATTAGAGACAGAGATTAGTAATAGCGGTAAATATCCAGACTCGTTAACATCACGTATTAACAACGTTAAGAAGAAATGCGCGGATCTCGTAGTTAAGGCTGCTAATGAACGTGATAATTCAATCATGTGTGGATCTGAATCGCTCTAATATTAATTAGTAGTTAAGTTAATCGCAACATACTAACTTAACTACTATTATTTTTCTATCTCATTAATAACCAAAAAAAAATAGTCAAATATGACGATTAGAACTATCCCTTCACCTAGTTACCTTCATCCATCTGCTGATGAAGTAAGAAAATTAGCTAAAGAATTAGGAGTAGAGGCATATGCTCCTGACTTAGTAGAAGATTTGTGTAATATCGCTAGTGGTGGATCATTTGTATCCGCTAGTAATATTTTTGATCACTGTTCTAACAACTTTAATAAAGTGTTAGAACCGGATTATGATGGTGACTACACATTACCCGATAACCCAAACGATTTCGATTCTAATTATACAAAAAATTACTCAATCGCTAAACAAGCATGGGTAGAAAAAGATGTTGGCTATCATCAAAATATCCAAACCTTTCTTCAATCATTAAACCTGGATGGTATTCCAGGTACTACCCCACTTGAAAAAGCAATTAATACAATTAAATATCTCGGTGAAGAAGCTAATTCATCATCTGGTAGTAATGATAGTAGTGGTTCACCAACCATTCCCATTTTTTCTACCTTTGAAGGGAAGGTTAGAGAAGAAGCTAAAAAAATCAACGAAGCGATTGAACTTGTTGAAAAATTAGATCAAGAAGATAAAGAACTTCTTGATCTAAAAGATGATGATAATTATAACATTGAAAGTCTTGTTAAGTCCGATGTTATGCGCGATATTCTTCGTGCTAGTAACGAAATGGACAAGATATCAGCCATAAAAACTAAGCCTTCATCTAAATTAATCAAGGATGATCAAGGTGATGTTAAAATAGCGCGTAGTATTAAGGGTTTTGATGAGTTTCATCGCATAAACCCATTAGAACTTGTAAACCCATTACCAATGATGGCATATCGTGTCATCAACAATGAAGCAAGAGTTGATGAAAAATACAAACGAGAGTTTAAAATGCCGTTTGTTACGCTTATTGTTGATGATTCAGGTAGTATGCAGACTAATAGCAAGTCAAAGAAAGCTATAGGTATAATACACAACATTCTCAAGCGTGTTAAACGTGGTGAATGTTGGTTAAATTTCTCTTTCTTTGAGAGTTCTTGTCATAAATTCTATCTATTGCCTGATGATGGTAATATAGATAAATTTTATAGAAAAAAGATCATAAAACACTCTTTCGACAAGAGTGGAACTGATGTAGCTAACGCTATTCAAGAAGCGTTAGAGGAGTTTGATAAGATAGCACTTGAAAATAAAGGTGCTATTTCCAAAAGAGATCGTCACATCATTGTTGTAAACGATGGTGAAGACGATGCAACTAGTGTTAAACCTGGGGATCTAAAGGGTGCTAAGTTGCACTCATTCATCCTAAATAGCAGTAACGATCATCTCAAGATGATAAGTGCTGCCACTGGTGGCATTTACCGTCAAGATATCTGATTTTCTACCTGTGATAAGGTTATCTAGTTACAGTAATGCTAGATGTAAAACTAAGTTAATTACGTTATTACATTAGAGGTGTTATCTTCTTCAACTTATGATACTAGATTAGTTGTGTTCTAGTCACTTGATCTATTAGTTATAACTACAGTAACTAATTAGATGACACTAATGTATGTAGGAATGACTTACGGTAAGTTAATTAGTTAAGTAGCGACAAATGCTAATTGATATTTCTTCTTATTGCAATAAGAATCACGACAAATGTGATTAGAAATATCCTAACTAAACTTATTACTGTAGAGGTTGTATTTCTCACAGTACGCTACTAACGTAGTTAGCAACAAGTCTAGGTTATTGTTACACCAAGACAAGTAACAAAACTGTAACTATAAGGAAGCAAAGATAAGTTACAGGTTATTGCCTTCAATAACGGTTTATGCTAGAAGTACCTTTATCAACTTCTAGAAATATATACATTTACAAAAGGTAGAAAAAGAAATGGAATTAGATTTTAGTTCAGTGTGGAAAGAAGGATTGCGCCGATCTGCTGTACACTTTCCATCAAATTTAATAAAGCAAAGAGAGTTTACCGCTACTTTCACCTACTTGGTGACAGGTGGATTTGGTGGATCGCCTACAATTCGTGAACACCTGATTTCTTACAGTATAGCTCTTCAAGGTGATGGAGAGTTAGGGCAAGCTATATTTGGTTTGCAATCTTTTACACCCGATGACAGGTTCAAAAGATCAGGTGAATTCTCACCCGATGAAGCAGAACAATTTATTCTACCGCTTCTTCAAATGAAGCTGAGTAGAGACAACAAGTTAGTAGCTATGATACTCGAAAGAGAGTATCATTTTGATGATGATCCTGAAGACTTAAAAGAACTTGGATTATAGTTTTTCATGACCGTTTACTTGTAGTGGTCAATAAATAAAACAAGTGTGTTAACATTATCATTCTAGAGGAGAGATATAAGTATGTCTAGTTTATTTGTTGTAGGTCATGGTATCAATATTGCTGGTATCTACGAATCCATGCAGGAAGCTAATCAAACAGCCGCCGATTTACTACCATTAGAAATAAATGGTAACTTAATTAAAGCTACTGTGATGGAAGTTGATGTGTCATCATATACAATTGATCGTGAAAAAAATCAAGTAATTAAGTGTAAAGGGGGTAATAGTTACCACCTTAATTCAACTCTTGAAGATCAGCTTGATATTCAAGCAGCAGAAGAAGCAATGAAAGAACCAGGATCAGTGTCTTGGGATGATGTAAAATAATAAAATTCCGACCTGGATACGTCGTTAAACTGTCTGAACGTTTGAATATATTTCAGCCACTAACAAGGTATTCCGTTAGTGGCTTTTCTTATACCTATTTATTATTATTTATTTTATCGCATTACCGTAATGCGATAACAAGATTAGCTAGTGATACAAAAGTGTTACTAGCTTTTTTATGTTTAATTAACTTAACGTTGTAACTAACTATGGTATGCACTTAAGTTACAATATAAATAGCTAATTACGGTACGGTAACAGTATTATGATTAAGTTAATTGCAATAACGCTGTTAATCCTGTTAACTACTAACTCATTAACTCTAGCTACTAATGCTAGAGATGAACAAACAGGGGATTGTTTAATATACGGTAAATGTAGGGATTAATTAATATGACTCAAAATGATAGAACTGATGAGTTAGATAAAGAAACTGAAACTTATTTAGATTATTTTTATTTTTCAGATTTAGATGAAGATGTACTTGAAGATTTAGAAGAGGATGATGAAAAAAATGACAACAGTTCCGGCAAGTAAACTGAAAGTTGGTGATAGCATCAACAACAGAACTATAGAAGAGGTTAACTTTGTGTCCAAACACAAAATTAATATAAAATTAAAAAACGAAACATCAGGTGTGTATGTGCATCCTGATAAGATGTTTGTACTAACTTGATTCATTTACCCTGAAAACTGATATATTCAGTTAGTAAGGGTAATTTACTGTGTATTTTTTTGTTGGATATAGAAAATGAGCATTAATCTTTGTGATAAGATTAAGTGTCCGTATTTCAACCGATTACTGGTTGGAAAGTAGGTGAACTAAATGAGAGAAAATATTATTAACGGTACATACGGTAGTTCTCATACACCATGTAGCATATTAGTTTATGAAGATAAGATGAAAGGTGGTAGTTGGTACTGTGTTGAAGGTAGTAAGAACGTAAACTTCACTTACCAGGAATTAAAATCTAGTGTTGATGTTGAGTTAATAGAAGATATTTACTATTTCACTAACGATAGTGAGATAGAAACAATTGATGAGTTAATAGCAGCAGTATCAGTATGAACGTCGAAAGTTTAGAAAGGATTAAAGAGTTAGCTCCTGAAATAACTAAATTTATGGAACTGACTAATAGCGAACAAGAATGGCTATTACCAATCTTGAAGCCTAGTATCAAAACTGTAATTGAGATATTAGGTTTAATTCAAGATGAAATGTTAACTTACCGTGAAATAGCCTCCACTTTAGGTAAGAATCATCAAACAATTAGTCAGATTATTCATGCCTTGTATGATGCAGGTATGGATATAAAATTAGATGAGTATAAAGCGTCATTCCACTCAACAGGACGACCCTGTACTTTAGTGAGAAAGTAAATGAAAACTATAATTATTTATCACAGGATTAATCCGACTACGGATTGTCCTGACGGATTTGCTGCATCATGGGTAGCTGCTAAAGTTTATCCAGATGCAGAAATAATAGGGTGTTGTTATGGAGACACACCCTCTTTTTCTAACTCCAGGTTAGTGATAGTTGACTTTTCTTTCCCTGCAAATCAGTTAGAAAAATATGCTGATGATGGTTGTGAAGTTATAGTAATTGATCATCATGAGACAGCAATGAATGACTTATCTAATCTTAGTGGTCGTATATTAGCTAAGTTCGATATGAATGAGTGTGGTGCAACTTTAACATGGAAACATTTCTTTCCTAATGAAGTAGTACCTGCGTTCCTTAACTATGTTAAGGATCGTGACTTATGGAACTTTGATCTACCTTATAGTGAAGAGATTCACGAATGTGTTAGTTCATTACGTAAGTCATACACCTTGTATGATGTACTAGAACCATTAACACAAGATGAACTAATTAAGTTATTAGTTCATACAGGTGTTAAGTTGTTACAACCTAAGCGTAATCGTATTAAGGAAATAGCTACTACTGCTGAGTGGCGTAAGGTAATTGATTACGAAGTGTTAGTTGTTGAAATACCTTATGAAGATAGTAGATTAGTTAGCGATGTTTGTTCTTACATCTACAATACTAATCCTACTACGTTATTCGTAGTTGCAATAGTTAAACACAAAGATGAATATCTTATTAGCTTTAGGTCTAATAAGAAAACACATAACTTTGATGTTAGTGTGTTAGCTAAACAATTAGGCGGGGGAGGACATCAAAATTCCGCAGGTTGTAAGGTTACTAACTTAAATTGGATATCGTAACTACGAGCTAAGTGTTTCCAACAAGTAGTAAGTTGTTCATGTAGCGGCTTACTACTTTTTCTATCTCATTAAATTTAATCAACACAGATAGAAAAAAATGTTTATAATATTAAATAGCTGATATTGAAAGATCACCTGATACTGCGTTACGTAGTTCACGGTATCGGCTGGTATGCGGGGTAACGGTTTAGGTGGTTTGTCGTTCCCGTAAGGCACTAGATGTTGAAAGAGAAACCTCTGAACATGAAATGACTTAGTTCACTAGTAGCTTTACATCCATGAACGTTGTGAAAGCAACGAGATAGGTTGTGTGAATAACTTATCGCAAGAAGTTACATTCATGGATGCACAATGATCGGACATCAAGAGTTACCTGGTAATGTCCCGTCAAGTCACGTAACACCGCTTAACAATAGTTAAGATACGCTATAACAGTAGCTAACGGTAATTAATTAGTTGCACTGAGTTAACAACCAAGTCGCAACGTTAAAACGCTCTTATATACTAAGAGAGAGAGAGTTGGGTATTAAGGATAGGTGTATCTAATTTCCTTGAACATTATGTGGGATTTATTGATTAATTAGTAATCACTTCATATTACATTTGCTAATTAATTAATAATACAAGATCGGCGGATCTTAATGGTTTAGCTGTTTAATTAATAACGTTATTCTTGCTTAAACAAAATTGATGAAGTATATTAACTATAATATTCATTATTATGGTTGTTTATGTTAGAAGATGATCAACAACAGGAAGGTGATATGAGCCGTATATTTCATTTAATTTACTCTGATGAGGATGATGACGATAGTATCTGTCATTACGGGTATCCTGAAGATACAGAGTTATCAAGAGAAGTAGATCGTCTGTTAGATATACTTCTAGATATGTAGTAGTTTATCCGGTGTACTGTGTGTGCATCGGATTTTGTATTAATTGGAGGCATAAATGAAAACGTTTATTGTGAAAACTAATGATGGTAATCGCTTGTTTATTATTACAAGTGATGACATTGAAACTGCTCTTAATCAATTGAAAAATAGAATTAGTAATCTTCCTTCTTTGACATATCAAACTTTAAATAGTAATGACATTATTGATATTAGCATTACTTATTCTCACTATTACGCTTGCTCGTTTTCAATAGATATTTTGGATGTTACTTGGTTAAGCAACAACAATATTTATGTAGGATTGAAATTCAAGTATTTCCATCCTCAATATGGACTACAAGAATGGATAGTTGATGAATGGAGTTTAAATGATTCTGATAAATGGAGTGTTAAGAGTAGATGTGGGCAGTTTAGTTTTGAAGCACCAATCCAGCTAATTAAACATTGTTTGGAATGATGAGTCAATCATCATGATTAGGTAAATTGTAAGCTTAATAACTCTAACTTTGTAACTGATCGTTATCGTTACTTGTTAGAGTTTTGTTTTGAAGATATGAGTATTGCAGCATTTACTTGTTGCAATAATGAGTGGAAAACTAACATAAGTAAGTTGACGCTTATTAAGTTAGTTTCAGTTACAGATATAACGTTATTGGAGTATCTTAATCATGACATTAATATCAGTTAACAACAAACAACTAGTAACACCTAACTTCACAACATCTAGTGAAGTAGTAACTGTGTTAGCTAATTACGTTAGTGCAATAACTAATGTCAGATATACAACGTTATTGAAGTTAATGTATTTGGATAATAGAGTTGTATTGTATGTTCACTATTATCGTAATAACAATGATTACGAATTAGAGGTAATAACTGACTTACCTTATGATACTTATTTGTACGAAGAATTAATATCAATATATAACAAGTATAAGGAATGTGTGATTGATTATGTTTGATTTAGAAACTAGATTAATAAACGCTTATGGTAAAGGAATAGAAGTTATTATTTCTACCTCTACTAACGGATTTGATGTTATTGCTAGTAAGAATAATGAAACATATTCTTATTGTGGTAGTAACTTGTATTTAGGTATTAACTCTACTATTGCAGGATGTGAATAATATGACATGGGAATGGTCACATACAACGGAAGCTTACGAAAATGTTAGAAATAACATTTTTAACTTAGATATCGAAACATTAAAAGAATGTGTTGTTGAGATATGGACGTATCAACAATGTGTTACTAACGAAACAAGTTTATGTAATCTGTTAGGTGAAGATGTACCTGATTATGACTTTAATAAAGATGATTATTACGATATTCAAATAGCAGAACGTATTCGTAATAGTGAGAAGTTAGATAATTTATGTCTTCCTGAATTATCAGAAATAGTTTGGGAATTTGCTAGTACATTCTCGGAATGTACTAATGGTGGACATTATGCTCTGATCTCGCCATATCATACTTGGGTAGTTAGTTTAAATAATGAAGAGGTAGAAAATGAGTGATTGGAATAATAAGATTAATGACGTAATAACTGATATTAGTTCAATAGCAGATTACTTACGTCGTTTGTCGGAAGGATTTAAGTTAACAGGTAATGACAAATTATGTGATGAGTTAATTTGTGTTGTCAGTGACTTATCTCATAGTTGTGACGTATTATATTCAATTCCTAATGAAATATTAGTTGAAAGAATGAGGGACATTGAACAATCAAATAAGATAATGTTAAATGCAACATTAACTGGTATTAAATTAGGATTAGAACAGAGCAATGAATAATAAAGAAGCACTCGATAGTTTAACGCAAATAGCAGGTAGTCTTGATTCATTATCTCAAGCATTTTATAAAACAGGTAATGAGAAAGTAGGTGGTGAATTGAGATGGTTAAGTAGAGGAATAGTTGAAGCAGTTGATACTATTAGGGAAGGTGATCGTGAAAAGTTGTGGGAAGAAGCACAACAATTAAATAAACTTTCTGCCTCATTATTAACCGCTATGTTAGATAAGGAACAAACAAATGAGTTTTGATGTTGAGTTAGTTGATGAAGAAACTGGTACACCTATTTTTCTACCTTATTCTCATAGTGAAGGTGGTACTAATCAAGCCACTCTTAATATTACTTACAATTACAGTAAGTTTTATTATGAAACATTAGATAAGGAACATGGTTTATATTGGTTAGATGGTAAATTAGCTAGAGAAACAGTTGATGTATTATATGGTGGAGTAAGAGAATTAGGTGTTGAGAGATATACGGGTGAATATTATGTAATTAAAGCCGACATAAGATTCGGAGAATTATTCGGTAAAAAAATATCTGAACGTCAAAAGGCGTTTATCTCCGAAAATTTACCTAATTTCCCCTCTCTTTCCGATGTTGAAAAGTTATCTCTTTCGGAGAAGGAACTAGGTAAATGTGTCGGCGTTTTACATGACACAGGTGGCTACTGGAAACCTACACCTGGTAACGCTGGTTATGCTTTGAATATTCTGCTAAATTGGGCGTTACAATATCCTAATGGTAAGTGGCAAATTAGTTAAATAGGAAAAGGAAAGTGCATCATGGAAGAAACTAAACTACAAAAGATTATTCGTAAGCTTCAAGGTATTGATCTTGAAGAAGAGGTTGATATGGATGATATCATTATCATTCGACCTGCCACTGAAGAAGAGATAGAAAAGGGTAGTCATTAATTAGTTAATATCCTCAGTCGGTGACATTAGCATTTAGTTAGTGTCACCTTTGAGTTTAATAACTCATTTCATTTTATAGTTATCACAAAAGGACATCTAATCATGTTTATCATCAACAACGAAGATCAAGTCAACGACAACGATAACAATATTTTTCTATCTGATATTACTTGTTCATTGGTAATGGGAGATAATGAAATTAATGACAACATGAAACTTCTTATCTTCAATAAAGATAGTAATTAGTTTGATGATTACTTACAGATAAGAAGTACATTCCTTGCATAACAACGTACTTCTCCCGGTTAACTACATATCTTCTTATCTGTTGGTTGTTATTAAATAGAGGTGACTTATGACAACTTCACTACAACGGATTATTGATAACTTACGATCCGACAATCCTAGTCAATCAATATACGCGGATCTTGATGGTTTAACGATTGATATTAAGTTAAGATCGAATTGGTGTTGTTATATAGATAGAAAACCTCACACGCTTACTTTCTCTACCTCTTATTTACTGGCTAACTATCTGGAGCAAAATTATGTTTAATCTAACTACCGATCCTGATGAACGAAAAGAAGGTGAAGAGTCACCAACTAATCCTCCACCACAAGAAGAACCAAAACATAATTAGGAGAGTTTGTCAACTCTCATAATGTATATATTACTAAGTAAGCCTAATATACTTAGTAATATTCATATAGCTAGGATGCTATATTTGTATAATGTTATGCCAAAATAAAGCAGATGTAGCTACCAACTACATCTGCTAATTATCGAAACATAACTTTATGAAGTCAACCAATAAAGACCAGGTTAAGTTAGTCGTATATCTTAATCAAAAAGAGGCATCCATGTTCAAAAAAATAACGGATGAACAAGACAAGTCTGAATCTGAAGTTGGACGGAAATTAATCGTCCAGTACATTGAATCAAACTTGTAACATAAACAATAACATAATATGGGGTGACACATATCATCCCATATTATGTCATTTAATCATAGAATTTATACAACACATAGAAAAAAATAATAGGAGTTGTTTATGATATCGAAATTAAAAGTTGCGATTGATAAGCATTTAACATCAATGCTCGATCTTCATGGTGATTTAACATATAAACAAGCTAGAGATATATTAGGATTACGAATACGACATCAACTACCTAAAATAGATAAAGATGAGATCAATGAATGGTTAAAAATTAACGAACAAACTAAGGTAGAAAAAATAGTGAGTGAATTTAAAGTTGGTGATAAAGTGCGGCGTATTGTTCCTTTTGAAGGCTCTATTATTTGGACGATTACTCATATCACAAGCATTGGTGAATTGGTTATTGAGGTAGATGGTGATAGTAGTGGTATTGTATCTCCTACTGAATATAAATTAGTAGTTTAACGTAACTATTACATCAAATAACAAACATGAGTTAGATTAGTTAACAACTGATCTAACTCTTTTGTTGTGTAAACTTATCTAATTACAAGTTGTGATTGAATTACTTATTGCTACAGCATTATTAACTCAAGAGATTCCTACTAACATTAGCGAACGTGGTAGTGGACGTATCGAGCCAGTAGTAATTGCAACTAAACCTAGTTACGGTATTGCTAGTTGGTATGGTGGTTATTTTCATGGTCGTAAGACTGCTAGTGGTATTACGTTTAATGAATGGGGTAACACTTGCGCCCATAACAGTTACAAGTTTGGTACTAAGTTGAAAGTTACTAATGTGACTAATGGAAAATCAACTATTTGTTTAGTACAAGATACGGGTAACTTCAATAAATTAGGACGTATTATTGATTTGTCAAAAGGTTCATTCAAAAATATTGCACCATTAAAACAAGGTTTAGTTAGAGTGAAGTTAGAAAAAATATGAGACCAGAAATATACGTTGTTGCTATTGATGCAACAACTAATTACTCTCAACAGATGGTAGATGAATATGGACGCATATTTGATATCTACTATTTCAATATCAACCAAATAACACATTGTTGTGAAATTACTCCTAGTTACTGCTTGGAATATGTCGCATCATATTGTGAGAAACAACCTGAAGATGAATTATTACGTGAAAAGATGTATGACGATCTTCAAGAAGCTAACTTATTTAGTGAAGGTGGTTATTATCACTGTAATTACATTGATAGCTTACGTTGCTGTTTACTTGATGACTTCAGTACGCACGATCTTGAAGATTATGAAGCTGATTTAGATGACTTTGTTCGTGAATGGTGTAAGGCTGATGAGTTCTATCATCCTGAATTGTTACCATTTAGTTGAGGTGATTATGTACTCACACAAAGCAATTACCGTATTAACTAAAGTACGCGACTTACTACAACAATATCCATATCTTTATTCATGGAATTGGAATAGTTGTGACAACATAGGTCAGTTATTACTTGTAATTAATGAAGTTAATCCGCCGCAATTACAACATGAGTTATGGTTAGAGAAACCTAGTTATGTTCAATGTAACTGGCAGATTATATTCGATGATTACATTGATAACAAGATATCGTTTTCACTACTTAACAGAGACTTATCATCTTTATTTTCTACCTTCTCTTATGATCAATTGGTAGAAATAAACAACTCTTATGATGTTAGTAATGAATATGAAAGTTACATGAGTTTTCTTAATGCTGTAATAATGCAGTATGAAGATCAATTAATAGCAGCATAAGTTAAGGGTACTTGCTAATACAACAAGTACCTTATTTCATTATCATAATTATTTTGGAGATAAAAGTTATGGCTACTTTATTAGCAACTATTAAAGAGTTAGATGTAATGGATGTATGGGACTTGTTAGATAAGTACCATATTAATTTATCAGTTAATGAGATAATGCAACAAGGAAGTGTTGTATTATCGAGCAGTGAAAGAATTGTTGTTCGTAATGGTAAGTTAATGTTGGAGGTATTATGAATTATGAGATTATAACAGCGGAAGAATTTTGTAAAGATAATAGAGTTCAATTACATAAGTTTCATGATAGTGAGTTGTATTTTGTTTATAACAAAGTTTCTTGTACTGTATTTTGTTATAAGAGCTTAGATGATGAGATAAGTGAATTTTTATTTGGAGTAAATAAACAAGGTGTTAATTTACTTGATCCTGAACTGATTAATCTAGTTAAAGAAATTTATTCAGAACATCAATAAGGAAATTATGAAACTAGTAGATTTTATTAAACTTAAAGATGTCCAATATAAAGATAGTTAGTTAGTTGATTGAATTAATTGGGATTAACTCAATTAGCGGCGCAAGTTGAACAACTACTTCTCTAATTCGCCGCTTACTTTTTTCTACCGTATTTGGAGATTAATTATGTCTTTGTATAGATGTCGTAATTGTAATTGGTTTGGTTATAACATCGTTACTATCTATTGGAAAAAGATAGAGATGTATTGTTGTCCAAATTGTAATAATGTACTTACCGGGAGAATTAAATAATGCAATTAAGAATTGGTGATATGTTCGATACTAAGTTCGATCTTTATTTAGCGACTACTAATTCAGAACTTAACAATCGTAATGCACTTATTATGGGTGCTGGTAGTGCTAAGTCAGTTAAGTTGCGATATCCTGGTATCGAACAACAGTTTGGTGGGTTAATTGATAAACAACGAAATAAGCATTTTAGATACGGGTTAATTGTAGTTGATTATGAAGGTCAATTAGTTGGAGCATTTCAAACAAAAAACAGTTACAAATATGCTTCTGATCCAACTTTAATTAAGCAATCAGTGGAAATGTTAGTTAGTTGGTGTAATGCTAATCCAACTAAGACTGTTGCATTACCTTATCCCGGTATTGGTTATGGTGGTTTAACTATAAGTGAGGTAGAAAAAATAATTGCACCATTACCAGATACCGTTACTGTTTTTCTAACTTCAGTTCGAGAAGGTGTTAGGTTTAGCTATAATAATGAAGATTATGTAGTTCTTAGGAAACATCTTGGTAACAGATGGGTAGTTTACAATCAAGAATATCTAATGAATGAAACTGAGATAATCAATTACATTAACAACCCACAACAAGTAGAGGTAGCTGCATACAGCAATTAAATGATTTAATCATTAATCGTACCTCACTCTAATAACACATTTAGCTTACTAGCAACTAATGCTAGTAAGCTTTCCTTTTTTCTATCTCATTCTTTTCATTAACATTGGAGACATATCATGACATACGGTATTACAACAACAAAACCATTAACACTATCAAAGAAACAAATAACCAAATACCTTGATAAGATTGAACATAATTGGATTGTTGAAGTTGAGAATGTGATTAAAGAGCAAGAAACAATAACTACCATATGTAACTTATTACAACTACTTGATGTAGATAAAGTAATGGTTACTGAATCAGGTAGTAAGTTAGATTGTTATTTAAAAATAGATGTTGCAGTTAAGAAGGGAGATCATTACATAGGTTTTCAAGTTAAGTCATCTAAATGTGGTTACGATAGATATATCAGTAACTACCTTACTAGAGATTTAACTTACGGTCATTACAATGGCCAAGCCCCTGGTTGTGTATGGTTAAACAAAGATACAGATAAGTTACTTTTACTTGTTGCAATAAGTAAATGGTTGGATATTACAATAAGTGCTGAAACAGAACAAGCATTATTAAAATACAAGCAATGTAAAACTCATAATATTAAACCTGAAGCACTGAAACATATGATTGATAATCAGACTATCAACTTGTGGGTTATGTTAGGTATCGCTAAATACGATAACGGTATGATAGGTTATCTACGATAATGGATCGTAAGTTAACTTAACTATGTTACTAGTGATTCCTCAAGTAACTAACTAATACGATTATTTAATTGGAGTACGTTATGTCTTTATTTGCCAAACTGTTTAAGAACTTTACTAATCCTGATACAACTGTTACAACTGAGTTCAATGGTGAAGCTACTGTCAAGATTAAATATTCAGTTGCAGATGAAAGAGAAGTTAAAGTAGGTAATGCTACTACGGTAAAACAACTTATAGAATCTCAAGCTAAACTAGCTAACGTTGACACATCACGTGAGTACACTGTATTATGTAACGGTGTAGTTGTAGATGTTAATAGCAAACCTGTTAACGGTGCTAAATATTCTATCTCTTTTTCTGCTGGTATCGCTGGGTAATTAATTAAATCGGTTAACTAGACGGTTACATAGTGTTTCCTCACGTAACTGATTACTATAACAATGTTCTACCCTATTTAATTGGAGTACGTTATGTCTTTATTTTCCCGTTTATTCGCTGCGGCTGCTAAAGCTTCTCAACAACAAGAAGTTACAACTGAGTTCAATGGTGAAGCTGTAGTTAACGTTAAATTCTCTGTCGCTGATATGAGAGAAATTAAAATTAAAGATGAAGTAACAGTGAAAGATGTTATTGAATCAGCTGCTAAATTAAGTGGTACTGATATCAATCGTGAATATACTGTTGTTGCTAATGGTGTAGCTATTGATGTCAATAGCAAGTACGTTAATGGTACACGCTATGCAGTGAGCTTTTCTGCGGGTGTTGCTGGCTAACATGATGTAATCAATAGGGGTAGGTCATTAGATCGCCCCTTTCTTTTTCGCTCACCTAATTAGAGACATATCATGACAAACACAAATTTAAGATTGAAGACTGGTGAAACAATAGCACAACTTGAAACCTACTATGGTAATCATCTTGTATATCAACCTTATGAAGATGGTATAGATGATTATGTAATGGGAATATTTGAACTTAATCCTAATTTACCTAAAGTTCCTAACGATTTATGGAATAAGTTGATGACACTATTCCTTGATTATGCCGAACAAGACTTAGAGGTGCATTCTCGAATCATTTTTGATGAATACCGTAATGACTGGAAAGTTATCATTCCTACTCAGATGGTTACAGGTGGTAGTGCCAATTATAATTATCAATCATGTGTTGATTTAGAGACAGGTAGATCATTGTCGTATCCTGCTGACCTACCAAATTATGATAATATCTGGCATATTCATAGTCACAATACGATGCAAATCAAACATCCATCTGGTGTTGATGATAAGGATGAGTTGCACATTAAGCAAGGTTACTGTGTAATCAGTAATATTGACTTAGTTAATCGCACCTATAAATGGTGTTTTACTGTAGTAGGTAATGATGGTAAGAATAAACAGAATAAACGCTTTTTTCTACCTGATTCGGCTATATCTGGAATTGTTAGCGATATAAGCTTCAATGCTGACGTTGCTATGATCGTTGAAACTGATTATCATAACAACGTACATCAAGTAATTAGGCAATACATAAATCAAGTTGTACAACCCTCTACTGAACATTGGTACAGTTGGCTACCTAAAGGCAGTAAGAAGAAAGCCGTAGTTAATTATTATGATTATGGTTTTGAATTGTTTGACACAAGAAGTTTCAGTGCTTGGGGTGTTGAAGATGAAATGCGATATTTAGTTCAAGAGTTTGGATTAGATAAAGTTAAAGTAGCAATAGCTAAGTTAGAAAAAGAAGGAGTTGTGTAATGAGAAAGGAACTTATTCTACCTGCTAATTGTAAAAATGCTTTCGTTGCGTATTCATTCGCCAGTGAGTACCAAGGAAAGACAGTATGGTGTGATGAAGAAGATGATTACGTAACAGAAGAAGACTATGTAGATATCAATAATGACGGTATAATCATGTTCCAAATGGAGGCATTAACTAACGTTAACTTAAAGTATTACGATAAGTCATTTGTTGATTTTTATTGGCGGAATTGTATGGATTGTTCATACCGTTTATACGATGATTGTATAGGTGGTATTAATGTTTATCGTAATGATAACTGTAAAAGGAAAAGTGCAATTAAGCAAAGTGAATTTATAGGATTTGTCGAAAGAGATATACCTGAACATCTAATGATCTTTGATGGAAATACTTATTACTTCTTAACTGAACATGAAGATAAAGCCGTTGCTTTATCTTTGAGTAATGTTGAAAGATCAGTAGGTAGTTGGTGTACTGGTACTGTAGAGATTGATGAGTTAAATATTAACAAAACCTACAACAATTTTTGGGATTGTATTAGAAACGGCGATTACAGACCGTCGTTGTATATAAATGGTGAAGTTGTTCATCCTACAGTTGAGCAGTTACTTAGAGAGTGGAGTCCTAATAAGTTAGTATTTGCTGATGATGATGAGGATGAGGATGAAGATTATATTTCATACTACATAGATATAAGTTACGAATGGTTGGATGAACGTCCAGAACGACACTATTTGGATTTTACTAATCGCAGTTACTATCTAACTGATAATGAACCAGATAGCGATTCATATTTCATTGAGTTGACAGAAGGTAATTACTTAGAAATACTTTAGGAGAATACAATGATTAAGTTAAAAAAAGAATTTTTTAATATTGTCATAATAGGATGTGGTGGTAATGGTAGTAGGTTACTAGCTAAGTTATGTAACTACATTGTTAGTCAGAATATTAATCCTGCTATTTTTTTAGTAGATGAAGATGTAGTTGAAGAGAAAAACATATCACGTCAGATGTTTTATGCACGTGATATCGGCAAACCTAAAGCCAAAGTATTGGCAGAATGTTACGGTATGTTAAGTAATAGATCACGCAATTTTGATTATTATAACAGTTATGTTAATAACATATCTTCTGTACATTTTTTACTGATTGAAAAGTTAAGTAGCTATACACAAACTCTAATATTCTTATGTGTAGATAACAATCCTACACGTAAGTTATTTTGGGAGTATTTGAAAGGCGATCCTAATAACAATGAAGCTTTGAATAAGCCAAAAAATTGGACATTGATTGATATGGGTAACTCAACAACTTTCGGACAATGTGTTACTACCATGAATCATAATAAAATTTTATATGGTTCAGATCCGCGCATATTGTATCCAAATATGATAGATATGAGTATTGGTAATATGCCTAGAGTGGGTGGTAGTTGTGATACTAATCATGTTAGTGAACCTCAAACTCTAGCCGCTAACGAACGTACATCACAGTTTGGGTACGATGTATTCTTTCATTTAATGGAATACGGTAAATTGTTACCTAGATGTGAATGGGCGTGGAGACATCCGATTGGTGATCAAATTATTACAGGTATGGATATTGATGAACCAATTACAATAGCCTAAACACTAGCTTCTCACACACAGCGTCAACATACTACTACATCCTTACTTAAATCATGTTTCAAATACCAAGTGCTACTTCTGAGTATGCTGCTTACATGAAGTTTCCATCTATCATGATATTGAAACCAATTGAAGAAGAAGCTGTAATTCAATTTGCATATCATGTTAGCTTAATTAAACAACAACGAAAACAAGAACAAGAGGTAGAAAAAATATGCGATTGGTATATGAAAGAGTTTATACCACTTCGAGTTCAGTTAGTTTGGCATAAGATGAGGGTTGAGCGAGTTAGAGATATAAAAATACCAACATTGTACGAGATACAGTTAAACCATTATAATCGTTATATCAGCGAGATGAACCAAAAACCTAAACGATTATCCAATAGGGGTGAGTTAATAAGTTCAATTTGGTGCGGTTATAGTGGTTATATGAGTTAGTTCTTATTAACCCATTGTTTTCTACCGTTTTATCAAGTAATATATAAGGAGTTAGATATTCATGTCCATTAACAGAGAAGAAATTATGTTACGTCCTGAACAATTGGTAGCACTGGATAACATGAGAAGTTATGGAGTTCCAGAAGATATTATTGCTAGAACTAAGAAAGACTTTGAAGATGCAAATTTCGAGTTGATGGCTACTACTAGCCGTAGACGTGTTGGTACAGCAGTAGCTAGAAAGATTGACATTAAGGATTATGTATTATCATCTTTACCATCAAAAAGTGATAGGCAAGACTTAGCTAAAATGTTGGTATTAATTACCGCTTTATCTTTACTGATTGATGCTGAAGTTGCAGATAAAGCGAAACAGTTAATCGAATTAGATGATCTCAAAATCTACGATGTGATGGATTGTGTACGGGGTATACATTGGGTCACAGAGAAAGAACGTGGTTGGGGTGATCGAGATAATGGTGGAAGAATAACTGCACTCATCGAAACACTTAAACCTGATGAAGTTGAGTTTGAAGTTGAAGGTGAAGATGTTAGTGAACCGATAGTAACAGGTGAAGAACTACCTTTAGTTGAAGATAATCAAAAGGTAGAAAAAAGTGAAGTAATTGAACCTCAACCTGAAGTAACAACCGATGAAAGCGATCCAGAAGTAACAACAACAGGACGCACCAAACGCACCAGAAGTAGTGCTGTTTAATTGATTTAGTTAGTTTATTATAGGGTGTTAATAGCACCCTTTTTAATTGTTATGCTTAAAGATAAACCAATCATAAAACAACGAATTATTAATATTCCTATCAATGCTGAAATTGATAGTCCGTCACCAGATGAACTACCTGAAGTAACTACAGTTAGTGAAGCTAAAGCTATCATCAGACAATGTGAGAGGATTATTAATGATATCTACTTACAGAAGGAACATAAACAAACTTATGTTAACTTAGCTTATGTTGAAAATGTAGAAGAAACCATCTTGGAACAAGAAGCTAAGTTTAACTTGTGGTGGAATAAGACATCTAAGAAGTTACGTACAACTTACAATAAGTTGTACATTTACAAAGAGGCATTACTACAAGCAGGTATTGATGACATATGAATAGTAACGATGTTAAGTGGAATAAGATTAAACTGATAGAGAAAATAATTCCTAGTATTGTTAAATATGAAATACTAGAAAATCGTTATTGTTATATGACTGACAATAACGATGAGGCTATTAAACTAGCTAATCGTGACATCTGGATATTAGCTAACAAGTTCTATGATATTGCAACTGAAGGATTAGTAGATCCTAATTTTAGTGTTAATATGTATCCTAAAAAATGGATTGATGTTATTGAATTAATAAATAGTATTAGTGATTATTGTCACGATAATTCTATTTTATCTCAATATGATTTGATAGAGTTGTGTTGGGAAATGTACGATTACGTTAATAGCTAATACACATAACAGGAGTTAGTTATGCAAACATTATTTGAGTTGTTGTCTATCAAACCAAACTACGATAACAACTGGCATATCATACTACATGAAGATAGTAGTTTATCTGCTATGTATGTTGTTGAGGTACTAATGAGTGTATTGAAATATGATTACGATGTTGCCGATAAGATAATTCAAGAAGCACTTACTAATGGTAGAGCTATTGTAATAACAACTGATTATTCTACTGCATTATCTTATCGAGTTAAATTAGAACAAAAAGAACTTACTGTAACATTAGAAGAAGTGAGATAGAAATGAGTAATAACGTTGAAGGAATTAAAAGACTAACCATTTCATACAAAGGTTATGATGCTGTAGTTGTTGAAACAAAAAATCATACTTATTCATGGTATGCACTTTATATTGGTGAAGAAAATGACGACGGAGTATTTCTCTTTGCATACGGTAATTCATTTGAAGAGTTGAAAGAAAAGTATGTTACTGAAGTAGATAATTGGTTGAATTTTATAAAAGAAAATAGTTAATTAGTTAATGCAATATAATGGGTGATATACACTAATTCACCCCTTATTTTTCTATCTCTTGATTATGATTAGTGAACTACAACAACATCTTGAATTTGCACGTCAACTACAAGATTCAAGATTAACTTATGGTGTTGATGGTATAAGACAATTTGTTAATGACGTTGATGGTAATTGGTTAGAAACTTGGAGAGATGATGATATGAAGATTAACTATATTAGTGCTATTTACTATGATTTTGATAAGCAACTTGTTGTTACTACTAATTTTGAAAATATAGTAATAACAGTCAGTGGTGTAACAGAAGAACAAGCCAAGGATTTTATGTACAATCTTAATTACAACATAGATGTATATGTAGTTCCAAAAAGAAAAGATGGTTATAAGTTAAGTGAATTTGGATTAGGTAAATAATAAAGGAGTTGTATATGTATTTTGATTTTAAAGATTTTTTCAGCATAGACCTTAAAGATGTCTTATCTAAACATAAACTAACCACCGATGACATTTTATGGATTGGTAGTAAAGATGGTAAGTTTAGTTGTCCTTGGGAAGATTTTAAATGGGTACTTAAATTACTAGCAGTAAATTCGTGTGAGTTTGAATATACATCATTAGATTTAATAGATTACTGCAAAAACAATACTTTAGTTTTAGTAGGTAATGATTGGTGGTTAGAACCTGAACGTTCTTCCGGTAGAGAATATGGACTTATTTGGAATTTTCATAAGTTACCTATTAGGTCTAATGATAGTAGTTGTTTCAAATATCTACCAGGTGAAATATCAGTTGGGTATGTACACAGCGATAAACCTTTGAAAATAGTTATACCTACTTACAGCAATGATAGTAATATTACTAAAATGTTAAATGCTTTAGACGAGAAAGATTATTTACGAGAAGATTTCCCATTAGAAGATTACGATTTAACCGTTGAAGATTTACCTAAGTTACAAGAAATATATGACAACAAAGAGTAGTTAAATAGTTATTAAATAAGAAGGTGTTTATAACCCTCTTATTTTTTTCTATTTCATTAACTTTATTACAGGAATATTATCATGGTTAGAACAGTAGTTAAACAAGCTGAAGTAGCTCATTTATTTGCTAATCAATCACAAGATTATGCGGCTAATTACAACACCACTGTTAGGCTTGAGGGTAAAAGTTTTTATAGTTATAGTACAGAAATAGCTGCATTTCGTAGTAATAGTAAAGGTGAAGAATGTGTAGTTGTAGATGTAGAACCATTCAGTAATACAACAAAAAAACATCAATCATCTATAATTCTAGCGTGTAGTCATTTAAAAGTGTTTACATATGAAAGCGGTAGAGGTTATTATAACAGCAAACCTTTATTAGCACCATCAAACGTAGAAGTTGATTTTATCTACAACTATTACATAGAAAAAGCTACTGAATTACAAAGTAAGTCTAATAGAGCTAGAAAAAATAAACTTTATCTATGTGAACAATCTAAGAGTTATTTAGTTAAAGCTAATCAACTAATAGGCTTTTTCAATGCTAGTCATCTTGAAAGAATAGATGAAACACAACTAGATGAGTTATTAGTTAAATTAGCAATTGAACATGAAGATAGGTTACGTAAGGAAGAAGAAGAAAAAGCTACTAAATTAGCACTTGATTTAGAGTATTATAAAGAGCAGTTTCATGATTGGTTAGATGGTAAACCTGTTAATATCCCTTACTGTTATTGTGATAATATTTACTTACGCCTTTACTTTGATGTAGTTGAAACAAGTAAAGGTGCAACCTTTCCTGTTGATTCATGTGAAATGTTATTCAAGTTATATCAACGTTGTGTTAAATATAATGAGGTTTATAGTGAAACTATTCAAGTAGGTAGTTACAAGGTTAATCACATTAGTCGTAAAGGTATTGTTGCAGGTTGTCATCATATTAAACCAGATGAGATAACAAGGTTTGCTAAAGTATTAGGATTAATAACATGATTACACTAACGAAGGAACAGCTAACTAACTATATTGAGTTGTTAGCTAGAGAAGTTTATTCTGATTACGTTAATAGAATAGATGTTGATGAAGATGATTATTGTGAAGTTTGGTGTAAAGATGAAACAGTTGATAGTAACTGTAACGAATATATAGCTACAAGTGGTTACTTGATTAACGTGTTTACTGAATTAGAATTAGAATGGTTAGCCAGTAAATAAGAGGTAGAAAAAATGGAAATTACATTTGACATAGCTAAATTAACAGAAGATGTTGCTGAAGAGTTATTGTTTTATAATCGTAAATGGTTATGCAGCGATCTTAACCTACAAATACATGAACTAAGAAAAGTTGGTAACTTATTAAAGGTATTACGTACTCATATCAAATATGAGAAAATAACACTATATCCTTACCTTAATAGAAATAAGGAATTTCTACTTGAACAAGGATCGAGTAAGAATAAACAAGATACTTGGGAACTTAGTTATCGTAGTATTGTTTGCATTTTGTTGAACTACGACATTAAATTAAGATGTATTGATGATTTAGATGTTAGTCCAATTGATAAGTTAAGACAAATAATCGCTAACAATAAAGAAGAAATAACTCAAATACAAAATAGAATAGATGAATTAGAAGAAAAGAAAAATGATATTGAATATGAAATGGACGATTTAAGAGGGGATCTTCAGTTATTAGTACATGATAACGATGAAAAACTTAAATTAATAACGCAACTAGAATCACTACTGTAATATATAATGGACGGTTTTAGTCGCCCTTGCATTTCTATCCAGGTAAATTAAATAATTGGACATAAATATCATGACTAAAGTATGGCAATTAAGTGGTAATTCTTTTTTCTACAACAACAAGAACACCGAAATAAATGAATTAGAAGCTGGTGTTTATTTATTAAAAGAATGTAAGTTTGGGTTGTTTTTAGATAAGCAATCAGAAACTTTTATTTTACCTTCTAAATTGTATGATCTAAATACACCTTTTATAGATAAGGTGGTTACAACTTGGAATAAAGTAGATAACAACGTAGGTGTATTACTTTCAGGAATGAAAGGTACATCTAAATCTGTTACGGCTAAGATGATTTGTAATCAATTACAATTACCTGTTGTTATAGTTAATGCAAGATTTATTAATATGCCTGACTTTATTAACGAAATACAACAGGAACTTATTGTATTCTTTGATGAATTTGAAAAGATATACGATCAGGAAGAAGATGATAATGTTAGCGAAGTGTTATCTTTATTAGATGGTATTAACACTAATGTACATAAGAGATTGTTCTTGTTTACGACTAATGAATTACGAATTGATGATAACTTACTTAATAGACCTGGACGTATTAGATATCATAAAAAGTTTGATAGATTACCTGATAGTGCAATATTTGAGATTGTGGATGATTTATTACTGTATCAAGAATACAGAGACGACTTACTTGAGACAATAGGTAAGTTAAGTTATCTAACTATTGATGCTATTACTTCTTTAATTAATGAAGTTAATATGCACAAAGATTTACCATCTAAGTTAATTGAAGATATGAACTTAGATTACAACGAACAACACTTTCTAGTTACTATTCAACAAATATTAGAAGATAATAAGTTAGCAGAATGTTTAATATTAAACAAAATTGTATCTGCTGATTTATTATGTAAGAAAAGTTTCAGAGTTAATAGTAACTATGATTTATTAGATTCATTTATAGTTGAAGGTTTGAATTATGGTGATATAACTAAGGTATTAACTACTACGAAGTGTGTAATTACTGAATACGGTGATGAAGAAACAGGTATTCCAGATAAGAAATTCCTTGTAACAGTTGAACCTACTGCTGTTAATATCTTCAAACATAAAATGCAATTAGTTTATTAAAAGGTAGAAAATGACTGAATTACAAGTTAAAGGTTTAATCAGCGCAATGTGTGATTTCATGTTTGGTAAAGATAATTGGAAGTTGTTTCATAACGATGAAGATGATTTCATATTAATTGAAACAGATAAAGCAGGTAACTTCATAGGCGATATACACGAAGTATATTGTGAATTGGAAAGGGGATTTTTTTTGTGATTTAAAATTTGCATATGTTGGGACTATGTTGATAGATAGTTAAGAGTGGAGGGAAAGGAATATTAATGGGTGTTAAAAACGCACCCATTTTTCTATCTCTTATTAATATTATTTGGAGATACATTATCATGACAACAATTAACAATATCACTATTCAATTACTTACTAAAGATAAATTAGCAACTGATGTTATAAGTAAATACGCTAACTGGGTTAACTTACCTAATCCATTTACAACTTATTACAATAACAAAATGTGGACTAGAACTAAAGATATCTTAGTTATGGTAGATAAACCAAAATCTCTACTGCAACAAAGAAGTAACAATCGCGTATTCTATGTTGAGTTAGGAAGTCAACGTCTTGTTGATACAGGAGTTCGTAATCAAATAACCGATGATGCTAGATTACTTGTTACTTGGTTACATAATCCATGTAGTGTTGCTGTTGCTATGTTAACTACTAACAGAACGTTTAATGCTTGGTTAGGAGGAAAAGAAGATAATATTCCGCCTCAATACAAGTATCCACAACTAATGCAATTATGGAAAGATTATCAAGATAAGTTAGCACTTGATGAATTTTTAGCAGCATAATCCGGTTATAATAGTTGAGTTAATCTGGTACTGTACCTTATTAAAGTCTTTTGTAAGAAACAGCAACATAAAAGTTACACCGTAAAAAGAATAGGAGAATCATAATGGGATCGATTCGTCGTGCAACAAAACGTCAACAAAAAGCTCGCTTGTTTTTCTACGGACTTAGTGGTTCAGGTAAAACTACTACTGCAATTGAAATAGCTACATTATTAGCACCTAGTTCCGATAAAGTAGTTGTAATTGATACTGAAAATGAAAATAGTTCAGGTGCTTTAGATTTGTTTCCTGATTTTAATGTGCTACCTGTTGATGCACCTTTTTCAATGGATTCATTAGTTAAGGCATTTAAGGAAGCTGAAGCATTTGTAGGCGAAGGTGGTGTAATAATTATTGATACCATCTCTAAGTATTGGGAAGGACTCGGTGGAGCATTAGATGAGGTTAATAAAATAACAAACGGTAATAAAGCAAAAACTCAAGATGCTTGGGGAACTGTAACGCCTAAGATAGCTAAAGCTAGAGAAACAATTACTTCATCTAAAACTGCTCATGTGATTGTTACTTCGCGTGTTAAGTCTGACACAATCATGGAAGAATACATTGATAAAACAGGTAAGACCCGGACTAAAGCTGTTAAAGTTGGTTTAGCTCCTGTTTTCAAAGCTGACATTGAATATGAATTTCATATCGCATTAGAGTTTAGCTTATTAACAGATAAACAAGGTAGAGACGCTCAAGTAATACGTAATACTAAACCACCTAGAATTAACTATTTTCGTGATAAGCAATTTGTTATTCCTCCTTACGAAGCAGATGAAATTGAACAATGGAACGCTAAACGTGCTGTAGCTGAAATCAAATATTACTTAGATCAAGGCGTAGAAGTTAAGTTATTAGATTTGTTCAACAAGAAGTTAGCTGAATACAAAGATGTAACAGGTAAAGATCATCCTTTTGTAACAACAGACTTTACTAATATCACAGAAGATGATATTCGTACTAAAGGTAAAATACTTGTTACTGATATAGAACAAGCTAAAAAGAAACTCGAACCAATACCTAGCTAATTAACTTCAAGGGGTGTTAAGTCGCCCCTTAATACTTTTCTATCTCTTTATTAATTTGAAGCAATAAATGATAATGAAAAACGTTAATATTACAATTTACGAACCTTCTGAAAAACTACCATCTTATGAACAACATATTGTTTTCCTAACTACTGATGACGGATGGTGTATTGGTTATTTCAGTCGTGGTTTATTTATTGAAGAAGATAGTCACCTTAACAATATTAAATTTTATTCGTTAACTGAAGTTAAATGTTGGTATTCAGTTAATGAAATAAATAAAGCGATAAAAATAAATGATTAATATTGGTGCTAACTTCTGAGGTGTTTAACTGTAATAGGATCACTCAAAGTTAAATTACAAATTGTAAGTGAATAATAACAGTAATCAACTCCTAGTTGTGTTACGATATCACTATTACCGAAAACTACTATTTTTTATTGGAACAACTATTATGTCAGACTTACAAATCCGTTATAACGTTTTAGCTCCTACTGGTTTTGAAATTAAAGTTAGTGGTAACTTAGGTAAAGATCCTGAAGTACGCGATGTCAATAATACTAGAGTTATCAAGTTTAGTTTAGCTGCAAGTGCGGGTAGAAAAAAAGTAGATGATAACTGGGAAAATCAAACACAGTGGATTACTATTAATATCTGGGAAAATGTTCCTGGTGCTGATAAGGTATTTGCATTCATTGATCCAGATCAAGAATGGATGAAAATCAAGAAGGGGGCGCAATTCAGCATTGAAGGTTACGTTATACAAAGCTCTAGAGTCTATGAAGGTAAGTCTTATATTGAATACGATGTACGTGAGGTTACTAAGTTTAACAAGCCTCCTATGTCACCTAAGAAGTCTGACGATGGTGCTAACGGTGCATCTTCCAACGAAGAATTACCATCTGCATCTGACAACTTTTAATTGATTAAAGTAAGGAGTGATTAACTCCTTATTAACTTATTTTTCTATCTCTTATGAGGATTATTTGAAATGAAGATTAATTGGGAAAAGTTCATTAAAAATGGTATAGCTAACGTAGTATTCACATTATTAGCATCACTAATAATAATGTTTGTATTTAACTACTTAGCACCGAAATATGGAATTAAGCCTATTGGATTTACTGATGCAGTTTTTTTGAAATGCTTTGGTGAGTTGTTAGCGTTATCATATAAACCATCGGAAAAGTAATTAACAAGTAGTAATAACAAGATGCAGATAACAACTGCATCTTTTCTTTTTGTAATTAAATATGGTAAACAAATAAGCTACACTAACAAGATGTAGTTAATGAAGTAACGTAATGATAGTTAATACTTTCAGTTCTAAACAGGTAACTAAGCAAGATGGTAGTGGTAGACATTATGAGATAGTAGAACATGACGGTAGCTTCAGTAAACACCTTAAATCTGTAACTACTCAGATTGATTATCATAAAGATAAAACAGCTTTATTTGCTTGGCGTGATAAAGTAGGTCATGAAAATGCTAATGCTATAACAACTAAAGCTGCTAATGCTGGTACTAAGATTCATAATCTAATAGAAAAATATTTCTCACATAATCAAGTACCAATAGATGATGGATCAATTAACTACGCTTGTTTTAGTAAGGTAGAAAAAAAGTTATTTCCTATTATCAAACCGATTGCTGTTGAACAAACTACATATTGGTATCGAGAAGGTGTAGGTGGTTTTGCTGGTAACGTTGATTTTATTGGTTACATTGATGGTAGCCGTTTAATAATTCGTGATACGGGAGAAACAGTTAGTGATGGTTATATACCTGCTTTAAAGGATTGGAAATCGTGGTTAATTCTTAAACCTGATGGTAAGACTTACAAAACAAAAGAACCTGTTGTACGCCCATATAACGGCGAACCTTTTTATCCTTTGATGCAATACTGTGTTCAGTTAGCCGCTTACAGTGCGGCACTTAATCAACGTACTAATTGTAGTTATCCATTCAACAAAGCGTTCATAGTCGGCATAACTCCTACTTGTAGACAACCTTTTGTTTACTACATCAATCCTGATTCATTACAGTTTTATTGGGAATGGATGCAAAAAATGATTGTAGGTTATGCTAATCAAGAAAAAATTAATTGGCGAGAAATGGAACTACAAGCTGATGGCGGTGGTTATCTTCCATTACGTTGCGACATTGTTTAGTTAAAGGTGTTGTTATGTTAGAATGCCCCTATTGTTTTTCTATCTATTGTCCCGGTAATTGTGACGATAAACGTAATCCTTTACAATTACAAACACTAATTGACTTAGTAATTGGAGATAATAATGCAACTAACAGAAGTAGAGTTAATCAAACAGAAGTTGTTGTTACTATATAACTTTTGTGTTGCTAACAATATCAATATGAATGTTGATAAGAAGTGTATTGTTAGTGCTAGTTATGTTAAGTTAGATAACTTATTTGTTGATCATCTTAGTGTTACTAGTCGTGGTTTTCGTTGTACTGTTAATGACGTAGAGTTGTTATTTGAAGATGGAGTATGGAAATGACACACAATAAAGAGTTACTTGAATTAATACTTATTCAATTAGCTGATATAAGAAGAACATTAGTTAATTGCAATAATATAGAAAGAATAACTGGTAATATCACAACTACTGTTAACTTTGGTAGGATAGTTATTGAATTAGATAATGTTGAATTAAATAAGTCAGATTTATATCCAACTTTATTTCAATGTCGTTATTACATTAGTGAGGATTGTCTAACGTGGTATGAATTTTATATTTCAAATATAGAATATATTGCGTTTAACAGATTTCAAGAAGAAACAACTACTATTTATCAAGATGGAGAATGGTTATGCTAAATAACTTAATTAACTTAATTACATCTATTCAGTTAATACGTCAATTAATTGGCGGCACTTGGTATTGTATTGCTGATTATGATCGTAATAAAGCTATGTGGTTACGTAATGTACCTAATGGTTATCCTGTTGTTGATGTAGAAGAATGGATTTAGTTATGACAACTTACTTAATATACGAAAGCGGATCTTTTAGTGTTACTAGTGATGGTCATTTATTTAATGTACAAGTGAGTTCACATTATGACGATAATCATTTTTCAGTTGCTTATCATAATACTAACTATGCTTATTCTCCTGATGTTGATAATGAAGAAATACTTAATAAGTTAAAAGAAATAGCAGTTAAGTTACATCAAGAAGGTAATTGGACAAATAACGTAATTGAAGATATGAATGAATTATGTAATTACGTTGTTAAGTTATCTGATAGTTACGAAGAATTAATAGTTAGTATGAGATAATTAACAATGTTCAAACTAGCTGATTATTATCACGCTGGTAAGTTGAACTTGATTAATGAATTAGGAACAGAATACACATTTGAGTGTCCTGTTTGTGGTGGTAAGTTAAAGTGTCATAAGAACACAGGTAAGTATAGTTGTTATACAGGTAACTGTTCACCTAATTCAATACGAACTAAATTAGGTGCTAATCCAATAACAACTTCTAACTTACCACCTCCAATTAGTTCATTCATTAAACCTGTTATTCCTACTTCATTAGATCCACCCATTAAACGAACTTCAACTTATCAATTACCTAAAGTAAGGCGTTTATCAGATCGCACCATTACCACTTATATTTTTTCTACCTTATCTTGTGTTGAGAGAGTTGATTATAATGATGAACGAAAAAAAGAACTCTACCCTAAATACCGTACAAATATTAATTCTAATTGGACTTATGGACGTAGTAATAATTTTGGGTTATATGGTAGTAGTTATGTTACAACATCAGGTAGTGTATTAATGACAGAAGGCGAAAAATGCGCCGACTATATTATGCGAAATACAGATTATGTTTGTTTATCAGCACCTACTTTTGCACAAGAGGACGTTAGTTACATAGCAAGTAACTTAACTAACCCTAAGATTACATCAGTTATTTTTCTACCTGATAATGATGAGAGGGGTAGAAAAAAAGCTACTGCTGTTATGCAAGCTTGTTGGGCTGTTAGTAAACCATACTTCATATTTGATTATGGTGAAGCTGCTCACACTATGAGTGATGGTGACGATATAGTTGATATTGCAGGACGTGATTACGACATAAGGAGATTGATAGATGACTACTGCTCAAGATACGCTAACTGATAATTTATTAACATTACAAGAACTTGAACAAGAATATTATAACTACTTACGATCATTAATTAACTTCAATAACGAAGAAGTAATTGTTAAGTTAGCAGAAGGTTGTGCTATTTATCGTAAGCAATATGATACTATTCAAAGCGACTTCGATCAAATAATGATTGAAGAGATTAAGTTAAGGGTTATTGATTTACATAATACTACCGAAGCATATACTAAAGGTAGAAAAAAAGCACAGTTAGCATTATGGTTAAATCGTCATCTTAATGATAAGAGAGAGGTAGAAAAAATTATCGAATCTTACAGTATTAAGGAATCACCTATTGAGGTATATACATTAGGTGAGTTGCTTAATAGTGATATTAAAACTAATCGTGATTTAGTTAAAGGTATTATTCCGTTAGGTGGTATGATACTTGTACCAGCACAAGCTAAGTCTGGTAAATCTGTTTATGGTAGTTGTCTCACTATTTCAGTAGCTACTGGTATTGATTTTCTCAATCGTCCAGTTTTACAAGGTAATGTGTTGTTTGTACAAAATGAGGAAAATGTTCGTAAAACAACAGCTAAACGATTACGAACTGGTGGTTTACAAACGTTAGAACTTGAAGATTTTAATCAATATAATGAGTTAATTTACAGTAATCGTATTACGTTATGTAAAAACTTAGATATAGTAACTCATCAAGTAGAGTTACTAGAACTAGTTAAGAAATACGATTGTAAGTTAGTTGTTATTGATAGTCTTAATGGTAGTATCAGACAATCAGGGTTAACTGATGTTAGTAGTGAAATTGGTAATGCGTTATATGGCTTACAAACAATGGCGCATGAAAACGATTTCACTATTGTATTACTACATCACAATAATAAAACTAGCTATAATGGCGGTACTAAAACACAGGTAGAAAAAATAGATAGTATTGCTGGTAGTAGTAAGATAAGTCGCACTAACGATGGTATGGCTATCTTAACTAGAAAAGAAGATCCTAATAACGGTAATTACAACGAACTTCATACTATACCTAGAGATGGTGATCCTGTAACTATTCAATACAAGTTGATATATGGTGAAGCTTGTAGTTGGAGATTAGAAGTAATTAAGGAAACTGTATTAACGCCTGAAAACTTACAATTACAAAATAACTTGTTACGATTATTGTTTGAGAAATGGTATCAATGGGATGAACAATGGGGCGACATTGAATATGATGACCGTCATAGCTTACCATTTGGTTACACACTAGAAGAATTAATTAATGCTGTTGGTGAAGATCGTGAACTTGTCATAGAACGCCTCAATGACATGATTAACAGCGAAGGAATCATCTACTATGCTGATAGGTCAGGTAGAAAAAAAAGATGGTTATATGCCATTCCTAAAACTGGTGAAACTTGGTTAACTCACTTTTTAGATAAGGAAGATGAAGCCATTGAACGTAACAAGCAAAAAGAAGAAGAGGTGAAATTGCAACAAGATTTAATTAAACGTCAAGCTGAACTTGTAACTGAAGCTGTATTAACTAATGATGTGGTACGTTACAAGGAATTAACTAATAGTTGGAAGACTGATTTGCGCGTTAAGATAATGGAGTTATTAACACCTGAAGTTAAAAACTTACTTTGGTTAATGGTACGTCCACCACTTTTTTCTATCTCTACTCCGGTTACTGTTGAAGTGGAAAATGAGTATATCTCAACTTCTGTTGAAAAAGTGGAATATAACACAACTGATAAGTATCATATATATTATCTGGTAGGTTTTCCAGATCGTACATTTCGATGCGAACAGTTGAGTAAGATAGATGAACAAGCAGATGGCGAGATTAGTAACGAAGGGGACTTTTGATAACAACGTAGTTAACATTTTGGGTAGCTCATATCCTGCTACCCTTTCTTACAAGGTACAAAGATTAGTTGACGATGGTGAAATTGATTTATCAAAAGAGTCAGCTTTAGTTCTTGTACCTAATACACTTAATCCTAATGATAGTAACGATTACTATGAATATGAAGGTGAACAACCACCTTATCTTGACTTCATAGTAATCGGTGTTGTAGTATATCAGAATCCAGATGATATTGAATGGGATGTAGTTCGTATTTCTGGTAAGGTAATCTACGAAAACATTAATCACCAATTTGTATTAGTTAAGATGCAAAAAGGTAGGTATAACCAAAAGATTAAGTTGGTAGGTACGTTAGCTGGTAGCGAATATGAAGATCGTTACGGTAATATACGTGGTGATGCTGTTGATAAGTTTTATGACATTGAAGCAGTAGTACAAGGTAAGCGATTAGTTATTGTTAATTCATGGATGCAGAAGAGACAACCTCAAGTAGTTGAATATGCTCCACGTAACAGTAATGTAATTGAGTTTAAATCACCTAATACGGTTAAACGTTACGCAGCTTGATTAAGTAAGAGTAGTTAATTAGAGTTACTACATTATGAACAATAACTTAATAGATCCGCTACTCTAATAAGATAGCGGATCTTTGTAATAAGTAGAGGTTAACTATGTTAGAGCAACTAGAACAAACAGGAATAATATACGACGTTGAGATATTTAAAAATGCACTTGTTGTTACTTGTTATTCATTAAAGGTTAAGCAATATCGTATTTACTCTTGGTACAAAGACAAGAATAATATTAATGAGTTACTTAATTTAATCACTAATAAGAGTAATCCTAGATGTTGGATTGGTTATAACTCATTACAGTTTGATAATGGTGTTATTGATCATCTAATTTACAACAAAGATATAACACTACTTGAGTTATGGGAGTTTTCACAAACACTGATTAAGGGTAATAAGAATCCATACAAATACAACAGTAACTTTCTTTATAGTCTTGATTTATTAGAAGTTATACGTGAAGGATATAGTGTCAAGTCACTCAAAGCTGTAGCAGTTAACCTTAAACATCCTATTATTCAAGACTTACCTGTTGATTACGATAAAGAAATAACAGATGAAGAGTTTGATCTATTAGTTGATTACAACAAGAATGACGTTGATATAACACTTAAAATTCTCAATCATATAGAAAAAAGATTAGAGATGCGCCAAGTGCTATCTCAACATTACAAGATTGATGTATTAAGTTCGGCTGATAGCTACATTGCTAAGAAGTTGTTTGATAAGTTTTACTACGAAAAGATATTAGAAAAGAACCCTAATACCGATATTAAACAACTTAAATATTTACGAACTCCACGTGAGAATATTTCAATTAAAGATATAGTCCTCCCTCAAATCAACTTTACAACACCAGAACTACAATCTTTTTTCTATCTCATTAAGACACTTAACATAGTTAGAAAAAATGATGATAAGTTCGTATGCGATATACCAGAACTTGAATACGGTGGAATGACTTACACTGTAGCATTAGGTGGTATTCATAGCGTAGATACACCGTTAATTGTTAAAGTACCAGACGATGAATTGTTACTTGATATTGACATCGCATCACAATACCCAACTGCAATTATTAACAATAAGGTCTGTCCTGCTCACTTAGATGTTGATATATTTATTCCGTTAGTAGAAGAGGTTGTATCTAAACGATTATGGTACAAAAAACATAAACAAGAAAATGTCTTGTACTCCGTACTAGAAGCTGGTATGAAGATAAAAATTAATACAATTTATGGTCTCTTTAATTTTCCGTATTACTTTTTATATGATCCCCAGTGTACGTATAAAGTTACTATCAACAACCAACTTTGGATTCTGATGTTGATTGAACGGTTATATTTAGCGGGTTATAAGGTTATTTCTGCTAATACAGATGGTTTATTACTACACATTAAAAAGGATCAGTTAGAAGGTGTTAGATGTTTATATAAAGAATGGGAGAAAGAATCACGATTCACATTAGAAGAATCATACTTTTCTACCTATGTAAGAAGAGATATAAATAATTATGCGGCTTTAACTACAGACGGTAAGAAGAAAACTAAAGGTATATTTATTCCTCAAGGTGGAATACTTAAAGGTTTTGAATTTCCTGTAATAGCTAAAGCATTACAAGCATATTATTTTGATGGTGTAGATGTAGAAGAGTTTTTATATCAACACGATGACATATACGACTTCTGTATGTCACAGAAAACATCTTCTCAATTTGTAACTTACCTATTTCAGATAGAAAAAAACTTATTAACACAAGAAGAAACAATCGTAAGTAAACAAGAAGTACAAAAGACAGTTAGGTTTTTTATGTCTAAACCTACTGTAACTGAAACAACTATTACTGGTAATATCATCAAGAAAGTTGAACATAATGCACAAGTAACCCAAGAAAGATTAGTACAACGTGGTATAAGAATGAGTCACTTATATCATGAAGAGAGTCGCATTAATCCTGCTACTGGTAGAATGAAGAAGTTTAAAGATATTTTGTTAGAGGGAGTTAATATTCCCACTATCAAAGTTAAGGAACAAGTATTAGGTGATCGTGAAATAAGCTTATCACCAGTAGGAGCATACATAACTATGTTCAACAACTACTATGATGTGCAGCATTTTGCAGATTATAATATAGATTACGACTTCTATATTTCTGAAGTGAACAAAATCATCAACAAGATCGGTACTATTAACTAACTACAAATAGAGGAATAATATAATGGATATGAACATTAAACAAGGACAAATGAATCAAGCAAGCGCGAAAAGTAGATTACCTGACTTAGCTAAACAAGCTATAAGTAAATGGGGACAAGATAAACAACTTATCCATGTAGTACAAGAACTAACTGAACTATCGTTAGCGTTACAACAATATCGTTACGGTAAAGTAACAGATGTTGACGTTAAAACTGAATTAGCAGATGTTTACATAATGTTACAACAAGTTATGTTAATATTTGATGTAACTAATGAAGAGTTAGAAGAACTTATTGATATTAAGTTAGATAAGTTAGAACAAGCTTTGAGTAAATAGGAGTTGTGATATGAAAATAGTAGTAACTGTAGTCATTATTGGTACAACAGTGAATTTCATTACTATGATTCCCAAACACGATTTGTAACATCAGTTTAATTATAATAAGGGGTGTTATTACCCCTTATTTTTCTACCTAATTTAAGAGGAAATTGGAATGAGTAATTTAACAGCATTTAATCAAGACGGTATTGAGATTTATATCAACAATACAACAGGCGAGAGTTTTGCTAGTATAAGCGGTTATGCTCGGATGAGTGGTAAAGATAGATCAACCATATCAAAAAGATGTAAAGGGTGTGAATTAAATGAAATAAAAACGGCGGAAGTCCTTACCAGAGGCGGATTACAAGCAATTGCACTAATTCCAGAACATCTTATCGTTAAATGGTTGAGAAATGATAATCCTGAATTAGCGGATAAAATTGCAATATTAGGTATCAGAGTATTTCTACATCAATTATCTGGGTATGAAGTTAAAAGTACAGCAACGCTAACTCAAACTCCTGATTCATATATTGACGCATTGAAGAAGCTGATTGCAGTTGAAGAAGAAAAACAACGATTACAATTAGAAGCTATTAAATTAATTGAAGAAAATGAAGAATTGAAAGATGAAAATCAAGACTTAAACGATTTTAAAGATGAAGTATCTGAATATGATAAGTTTTTAGAATTACTTGAGATAAGCAAAAATGAAGTTAGTGATTTACTATATTCAAATGGAATTAGCATTAATGACTTTCTAATTGAATGGAATAATACAAGGGTTGAAGAAAGATTAGAACCTGAATATTGGGCTACTATATCTAAACGATCAGCCCAATATTTTCGACTGTTAGAAGGTAAAAATCCATTGAAAAATAATCGTAATCGAACTATCTTTGTTGGACGTAAAGTTGCTTATATTATTGCAACAATTAGATTAGTACAAAGTGGTATTTAGTTATGTGAGTCAGGAGTTACTGACTCTAGTTTAGTATAAATACTTAATTGATGTTTACTATTTTTTCTACCTAAATTAAGAGGAATTTAGAATGAGTAATTTAACAGTACAGTTGATTAATTCAAATTTAGTGGTTGATTTAAGATTAATTGCTGAGGAACTTGGTATTCAACATAAGTCACTGAAAGATTTAATATGTACTTATCAATCGGATTTTGAAGTGTTTGGTGAGGTGACGCTGGTAGCGGCGCAGGGTAAATCCTTACCACAAGGAGGTTTCGGACAAGCTGAAACGTATTATTACCTGAATGAAGATCAATCTTATCTTTCATTAACTTACTCAAAAACACACCTGAAGTTAGACAAGCAAAAGTTAATTTAGTTAAAGCGTTTAAACAAGCTAGACAAAGTACATTACCTAAGAACTATATTGAATCATTAGAAAGATTATTAGCTAGTGAAAAAGAAAAACAATTGTTACTAGATAGAAATAAAATGGTAAGGGAAGAAAATGAACAACTTGTTAAGTCTGGTATTTAATTAACTACTATTTTTCTACCTATTATATTAACTATGTCCCAATATCAAGTTATAGATAATAACGGTAATCCTGTTAGTGGTACTACAGATGATGAATCACTAGCACATGAAATAGCTGGTATATTAATTGTTGATGGCGATCAAGATGTTGAAGTTGTTGAAGTAGAGGTAAAAGAATGAAAAACAATATCATAACTATAATACGCAACTTAATTGCTGACTTAGTTTACTTACTAGCAGAACTACAACCACCTTGTTATATTACGTTAATAAGATGGTTAGTTAAGTTAGATCAGGAAATACTAGTACGGTACATTGATTAGATAAGATAGAAAAAAGATGAAGCCATACGAACACGCATTAACTTCGGTTAAAAAATGGGGCGGCATTCCCGAAGATTATTTACCTATTCACGATATGTTAGATAGTAGCAAACAATCTTATGCTAGTATGCAACATCGCGCCTTATATCATCATGCACACGGTTGTTATGTTATGGAACAAATATTTGGGCATAATATAACTACCAAAGATGGTAAATTAGTTAGTGTAAGAGAAATTGCTGAATTACATATCCTTGAAGATTTAGGTAAGATACCATCATTAGCAGATTGGTTATCGTTAATACCTTTAGAATCTTGGATGGGTAAACCTACTAAAATTACAACTGTTTATAAATTAGGAGAATAGTTATGTTTGAAGATGTGTACAAGAAGATTAATGAAATTGATACACAACGTAAAAAGTTAAATGAGGAATTATTTGTTTTAATTAAACAACAGATTTGTTCTACGTTAGATAAGTATCCCGAATTTATTGGTATTAGATGGATACAATATATTCCTTCGTTTAATGATGGAGATCCTTGTACATTTACGATGGATGATCCTGGTTATATTGTTAAAAAGGATAATGAAAGTAATTACAGTAGTTTTGATACCGTAATTGAAATAGGCAAAGAAGAATATAGTGTGGTGACTAAGTGGGAATTTAATTGTGAGTGGGATAATGAAACTAAGAAACGTATTTATACTAACACAATAGATGAAGATAAAGTAAAATTATTATCTGTTATTTATTCAGCATTACAAACTGTAAAAGAGGAATGTCAAAAACAGTTTGGTGATAATGCTGAAGTAATAATATTACGTGATCGTGTAATAGTTAATGATTATGATTGCGGTTACTAACTAACTCTACAAAACAAGTAGTAGTAACAACGGTCATCCTCAACTACTACTTGTTAGACTAATTAAAGCTGTAATCACATAACCAACATAAGGTAGAAATAAGATGCAAGATGTAAGCAAGTTTATTGCTCTAACTGGCAGAGTTCAATCATATACTGAACAATTAAATAACGGCAATAGTAATAGTCTAATGCCTGTATCGTGTTCTATAAAGAAATATCGTAATGATATATTTGACGCAATTAAATATTTATCTATTGCGCTAAGAGGTGGTGCTGGTATATGTGTTAACTTAGATGACTTTAAAGCGCGTCAACCTCAAGTAGATAAACAATATTTTTTCTACCTTCCTGAAGATCATCCTGATTATGTTGATTTAACTGATGAACAAAAGTTACGTTTATTTATATTAAACGATTCTAATCGTAATGAAGGTGATTACATAGTTATTTCAGTTAATGATTCAATGGAAGAAAGTGTAGATGCTTTTGTTTCTATCGAACAATCATGGAAGTCATTTATTGAAGTTATTGAATCAAGTAATATTCCAGTAATTGACTTATCTCGATTACGTCCCAAAGGTATTGATAATGGTAAAGGTTTAACATCATCTGGTGCTGTATCGTTTTTAACTATTTACGAAGCTATTTTGAATCACATTAACAAAGGTGATTTGATTAGCTTTATGAAGTTATGCGGTCAGATGAATGAAGTGTTACGTCGCGGTGGGAACTTCAAAAATGGGATAGTGACTTTTTCACTCATCTATACACATCCTGATATTATTAAATACCTCAATGTTCCATTAGCTGACATTCCTGGTAGTGGTAAGAAAGGTATTATTGTTGATTCAGATATTCTACAAGACAAGAGATTAATGAAACTTGTAGAAGTACGTGTTAATGATAAATCACTAATGTTAGAGAAAACAATATATAAAGTTGATTGTGGGTATGAAGAACGTGGCGGTGTTAATTACGAAATAGGAGTACCACTTAAAGATATTGAAGTTAATTATTTTGGTATTAACTATAGTATCGAACGTTTATACTCGCAAGTTTGCAAAGAAATAATTTTAGCTGATAAAGCAACGTGCTTACTATTACACATCAACGGTGGTCAGATAGAAAAAATTGAAGATATCGTTCCTGCGTTCAAAGAGATTGCATATTTAGGTTGTGATTTATGGAAACGTTGGAAGAATGAAGTTGGTGGTCGTGCTTCTCAATACTTATCAGCAGAAGAAGACAGACAAATTGGTATTGGTTGGATTGGTTTAGCTAATATGTTAGCGCACTTTGATATCAAGTACCTTGACTTTATTCGAGCAGGTGAAGCATATCTTAATGATGACTTTTATCTACAAAACAAAATTGAGTGGCAACTATTTAATGCTATTCACGAAGGTTATCAAGCTGCTGCTGAAATAGGACGTGAAGTGGGACTTGAAAGAATGTTTACGATTGCGCCTACACAATCATGTGCATTCCGTTATCAAGACCTTGATGGTAATACAGTATGTAAACAGATTAACCCACCATTAGATAGACGTGTACGACGCACTAGTCATACTGTTGATAAGTTAGCTGGTTTCTACTATTACGGTAATAAGGTAGAAACAATAAAAGAGTTTATTCAATCTAACGGTGTTGATGCAGTACAACGACTATGGGAATTGTTCCAAAGATTAATGAATACAACTGGAATGGCGCATTGTATGTCATTTGACTTGTATCGTGAAATTGATGAAGAATGGTTACGTGATTTCATGTTACGTTCACCATTAGTAACAACTTATTATCAGTTAGCAGATAAAGTTGATCAGTCTTATCTCAATAAAGCAGTAGCCAACACAGCAGTGAGTGAAAATGAGAAAGCGTTTTGTGCAATCAACAATCCAGGTGAATGTGCTGCTTGTGCCGAATAAGGTTGATTAACTTAATGAACATTAAGGGTTAGTATTAATAACCCTTTTTTCTACCTCTATATTAACTATCATGACTAAATTAACTTATCGTTCTTTACTTGAATCTCGTAACAACTATAATTCTAGAAATGGTAAATGTACAGGGTTTGAATGGACTGCTTCTAAGATGCCAAAAACACCATTAGTTCAAATGAGTCAAGGTGTTCCTGAAACAGTAAGTAAGGTAATTGCATTAGCATTAACACTTGAACTTAATGTTGGTGAATGGATAGCAGATGCTACTAAAAAAGAATTACCTGTTACAGAAGATGCGTATAAATTATTACTTAGTAATATAGGAGATGAAACTTTACATTACCGTGCATTTCAATACGCTGCTGAAGACTATCTACTTGAAGATTATAAAGATACTCAAGCTATATTTGCTGAATGGAACACTGATGACTACCATCCAATCATGAAAGCTGCTTATGCTGAAATGGGTGTGTTTCTGGTATCATTGAGCATATTACGCCTCTTTGGTGGTGAAAGTTTATCTATGCTTGCTGGTAATGTCAGTAGGGATGAAATGCGCCATGTAGCTACCAATCGTGGTGTATTAGCTAACATTGGACATGACTTCAAACAAGTAGGGGCTATTGACAAATTGGTAGAAAAAACACTTGATTGGATGATGAGTGATTTGAAAGTACCAGGATTAGACAAGGACTTTTTCATGACTCAAAGTAAACTGTTGATCAGTGATGGTTATGCGCCGGAATTGGAAGAGTTAACTAATGTAGCTGATGATTATAGCTTTTTTGAAAGTCCAAACGCTTTACTATACTAACAATAACGCTTAATCAAATAAGATTAGAAAAAGAGGGTTTTAGTTACCCTCTTTTTGTTTAACTTATTCTTCTATTTTCCACAACATTTTTTTCTTGAACTTCTCATAAGCTGCTTCCATTATGTAAAAGTCAATGTTGCGATAACCCCAACCTTCTTTAGCTTTAACAGTTTTACCAGGTTTGTTTTTACGTGGACTTGTTTTGTACTTAACTTGAGGATTTTTACCCGTTAATGTTTTATAAGTCTGAGCTACAAGATGTCCAAAACTAATATAACCTCCGTGAGTTAGCTTAACACCTTTAGATGCTAACCAATCTTTAGCAGAGTAAAGACGATCATCCATTAGCATTAGTTGATTGGTTGATGATAAACCATCGTTAATATGTTTAGCACCAGGATACAACGTTACTGTAATACCATCAAGACGTTCTAATTTTTCTACCTTTGTTTTAACAATTTGCATATCTTGATGAAGTTGACGTAACATATTCAACATTTCATTTTGTTTTTCATCAACTGTATAATTAACAGTCTGTTTAATCCAATTATCAACACCTATATTAGCAAACGCTCTAAAACTATGTTTAGCTACTGGATTGTTTCTATCAAAAGCATAATATTCAATAATAGCTACCATAGTTTGAGAACGTACTATCCTAGCACCATCTGATCCAACGGCAGTGGGTTCAAAAACTTTACCCCATAAAGGTTTCAAGCATTCAGGATCAGTTTCCAGGGGGTCATCTCCAATAGACATCCTCCATAACAACTTATTCTGACTTTTTGTAAACAAGCAACTTCTAGGATCTAAACCCAAAAGTCGTTCTAATCCAACTATACTAATTCCCGTTTGTTTACCATCGTTAGAGATGTAAAAGGTAATTCCATCTTCAGACTTGTAAGGTGTTACAATTTCCATAATGAATCAACTTAATGTTTAAACAACAAGACGGTAACTCAACACCGTCTTTTTCATTATAAACATAAGTAGTTAGAATTGACAATTATAGTCAAAGAGGTAATTATGTTCCAACCATGTGATAGATATTGTCCTGAATTATCAGCAGATGATAATACTTGTTTACCTTGTTACTATGATGTACAAGAGATGTTACAACAACTTAAAGTATGGATGTGTACTAGTGATAATACTAAACCTTGTATTGCTACTAGATTAACAGAAGTACCAGATGGTTATATTAGAGTTACTGAAACTCAATTACTGTAATGTAATATGATTGAAACACTAACTACGTTAAGTCACACATTATTCCTACTAATACTAATAGCATTTCAATTGTTATGTGTTATTAGTATTTGTTTCTTGTTACTATTCCTTATTTTATTTATATTCAGACTAATTGGAGATTGTTATGTACAACAGAGAACAATTAATTGTAGCAGTAAAACAAGAAATAGAAAACGTTATGTTGCATTACGAAAATGATAATGAGATAACAGAAGTTGATATAAGATTACAACTTGTTGATGGTGATTATCATATTCATATTGGTGATAGTCAATATGATACAGATCATAGAGGTGGTTGGGGATATGGTACTATTATTACTACAAATCACATAAAAATTACATACAATGTTAAAGATCCACTCAATGTGTATGGAATATTGGAAGATGGTACTCACCCTTCAATGTTTAACGATTTAGCTGAAGAAATAGTAGATGAAGCACTTGATGAGTATGAACAAAATGAAATGGAGGTAGAAAAAATAATGAAAGATGTAGATGATGAGTTAAATTGGAATAAGTAATTTAATAGCGGCGGATTTAACTAATCATTGCCGCTTAATTTCGTAAAACGTTATTGTAATAAGGAGTTAAACTAATGTGTCAATTAATTGAATTAACTACTAAAGCATTATAAGTTAATAGTTATTTTAACTATGTGTTTAATGGTAATGTAGTTAAAGATGTTAAATTAAGAGTAGGAAATAAAAGTGATGATTAACTGGAAACAACTACAACAAGAATTACCTGACACTATTGAAGTACAAGAAGCATTACGTAAACTACAAGATAATTATGATGAAATTGATTATGATATTGTAGTTAATGTTGCTTCATTAATTACTGATGAGTTAACAAAAAATATCTTTGTTGACTTAGTGTTAAATGCTACCAAAAGAAGTAATCCTTTACATGATCAGGTAATGAGTGAGTTACTTAACGATATAATAGGAGATTTAAAAAGATGAATAGAGAACAGTTTATCGAGTTCCATAAACAACTAACAGATCGTGCATTAGCTATTAGTTCTAAGAAGAATCATGACTATTGCGGTACTCAAGTAAAAAATAATCCATTTGCTAATTTACAATTAGTAGAAAAAATGGGTATTTGTTCTACTGAGATTGGTATCATGACGCGAATTTCAGATAAGCTAAGTCGCATTAATAGCTTCTTACAACAAGGTGTATTGTTAGTTGAAGATGAGAAGATTGATGACACTTTACTTGATTTGGTAAACTACAGTATCTTGTTAGCTGCTGTAATTAGTGATAGGAGAAATAACAATGTACAATAAACAATTAATCGAACGCATTAACGAATTATTCCAACAAAAGTTACAATCTAAAACTGGTTGGGGGCGTAACGAAGTGTTAGCATTACTTAAAGACAGTCAAATTGAAGCATTATCTGAGTTAGTTGATAAACAATAAAGAGATTACGATGTTACAGTTATTTAAGTACGAAAACTACGGATCTATTAGAATTGTTGAATTAGATAATGACCATTGGTTCGTAGCTAAAGATTTATCCGAATTACTAGAATATAGTGGTACAGGTAAAATGTTGCAACTTATAGACGATGAAGATAAGCGAGAAATTAATCCTCAGCTATTTCCCGAAATAGCACAATCCTTACCAGACAATAGTTTCAGACTTTCCATTATAAATGAATCAGGTTTGTATGCAGCTATCTTCAACAGCACTAAACCTGAAGCTAAGAAGTTTAAGAAATGGGTAACATCAGAAGTCTTACCTACCTTACGTAAAACAGGACATTTTTCTATCTCTCCTGTTAACGATATGAGTAAGATACTCACGTTCATTGAAGAACAAACTAACATTAATCGTCGCTTACTTGAAGACAGTAATCAATTAAAACAATTTACTCGTAAAGGTATTAGTAATCCTGGTTGTTTCAATATACTTAACTCTGATAACGATTCAACAGAACAAGCTGTAACTGCACAACAATATTTAGTTAGTAAGGGATTAGGTAGTTGGACTAAACGACATACATTTAGTAAACGTGCTGCTAGTGCATTAAGAGTAGGTAAACATCTTGAATCATTACCAATGTACAAGAATAACGTATTGTACTATGGTGAAGATGTTGCTTATCTTGAAGAAACATTAGCTCAAATGTTGGACTTGAATTAAACTAATAACTGTTATAAGGAAATATAAGAATGCAATTACAAATCAAAAAAGTTAATCCTAACGCTATTATTCCTACTAGAGCCTATTCATTAGATAGTGGAATTGATTTAACTAGTCCAACTGACATGGAAGTTATTACACTTCAACCGTTAGAACGTCGTATGATTGATACGGGTATTGTTATTCAATTACCAGAACCAAAATTAATCAACTGTAATGACGGTACAACTGAGTTATTAGTATATGAAGGACAAGTTCGTGCTAAGTCAGGACGTTCGGCAAAAGAAGGATTAGGTATACTAAATTCCCCTGGCACTGTTGATAATGAATATACTGGGAACATTATCGTAATAGCAGTTAACCTAAGTAATGAACCTATTACAATTAAACCAGGACAAAAGATTGCTCAGTTTGTAGTACTCCCTGTTATTGTTCCTACTGTAATTGAAGTAGAAGAAATACAAGAACATAAACGTGGTAGTAATGGATTTGGTAGTACAGGTATTTAAATAACTAACAGTAAGGTGGTAATAAAATGCCACCTTTTTGTATTCAATTAGAGGTAATTATGAGCGAACAACAATACTTGCAATTGGTATATATATTATGGTGTTTATAGACAAATAGATATACGGTAATTCGATTATGACTGATAATTGTGGAATTTATAAGATTCTTAACACTGTAAACAATAAGTATTATATTGGTTCATCTAAAAATCCTAAATTTTCTGAATATTATTATGTATCTTAATTAAAGTTAATAATAAGGAATGTTATGAATAAAGTAAAAATTGTTTGGATGACACCAAACGTAGAACAAATTATAGGTTACTGTGCTAGAGTTAGTAATTCTGCTAATCAAGATAATCCTGATGTTGTTAAGTTGCTTAGATATTGTATTGAGCATCAACACTGGTCTATATTTGAAATGGGTAATATGTGTGTTGAATTAACTACATCGAGAGATATATCAGCACAAATAATTAGACATAAATCTTTTTCGTTTCAAGAGTTTTCACAACGATACGCCAAAGTTCTCACAGTTGAACCAACTATTCCACGTCGTCAAGATGTGAAAAACCGTCAGAATAGTATTGATGATTTAGAGGTAGAAACAAAACAGTGGTTTGATGATAATGTTAATTACATAAACCAATTACTTTTTTCTACCTATAATGAAGCATTAGATAAAGGTATTGCTAAAGAATCAGCGAGACGTATATTACCAATGAGTAGTACAACTAAGATGTATATGAATGGTACAATCAGGAGTTGGATTCATTATTTAAATGTTCGTGCTAACCCTGAATCTGGCACACAGAAAGAACATTACGATTTAGCTAATGAAGTTAAACAATTGTTCATTACAGAATTACCAATTGTAAGTAGTGCTTTAAATTGGTAATTAGTCATCCGTTCATTAAGTTTCCAATTACTGTTGTTGGTGGCTATTAGAGATAGAAAAAGAGGAATTATGTCAGATTACAATGTGGATGCAGTACGAGAATTAGCAGCACGTTATGTTGATCAGTTTGAACCGTTAGAACGAACTGAAAATTTTTCTACCTACAAGCGAAAAGATGATGCCGATCCTAAATTACAAGAATTATGTCGTGTAGCTCATGGTGACATGATGCCTGATGACTATGTGTATAATTATATTGTTGATGTACTTAGTTTGATTGCTGATAGTAGTATCAATGAATTAAAGGATTTAGATATTGAAATTGAATCAAATATTTATACCTTTGATTTGTTGAAATGGTTATATTCCAACTTAAATCGGGCTAATTACGTGAATAGTTATGTAAAAGAGTTCGGTATTGAATCGAAGGACTTTGATTTACACGAAGTTATCGCTGGTGGTCAAATAGAAGAGAAACGTGAAATATTTAATTCAGTGTTATCTTCTCTTATTAAGTTAAGTAATGAGACGAAAGATGAACACAATAACGATGTATAAACTATTGTAGTAGTATTACGGTAATCAGTTAAAATATGATGTATGGTAATTCAATATCGTACATCATATTTTATGTTCATTGCTCAAACAACAAGTACAACTAAAGAACCTAATACTAATGTAGAAATAGAATTAATTACAGATACTATTAAAATATATAAAGAAACAGGTACTATTAGTTTTATTAACTTATTATTGTTACTACTAGCTAGTGTAGTAGTGATACAAAATCATATTAGTAAAATAAGATTACTTAAAACAACAACTGGTAACATAATAGCTTACATCAATAAGGATTCGGTTCAACAGAAGAAGAAAATAGAACAAATATTAATTGAGTTAAGAGCGTTAACTGATGCAGATCGTGTTGTAGTAGGATTGTTTCATAATGGTACTAGTGTTGGGAGTTTTCATTTCACTAAGTTAAGTCTGGCATATGAGTCACTTAAAACTGGTATAACATCATTACGTAAACGCTATAAGAATATTGATGTAACTGGAATAGAAGATGAGTTATTAACTTACCAATCAGATAAGTTTACTCGTAATGCTATTTCAGATGTTAACGTTGATAATGGTTGCAAGCAATATCTTAATAGCATAGGATTAGAAGCTGTTTACACTAGACTTATTCCTGTTAATGGTGAAAAGAACAATTATTATGGTGTTATACAAATACAGTTTGCAAGTGAACACAACGATGAAATATCAGAAGATAGACTGAAAGAGGTAGAAAAAACATATAATAGATTACTAACGGCTTTAGACTTTGTGCGGCGCAATAAACGAATACCAGATTAGGAGTTATAGTTATGTTGACAAGTGAAGCATTACGGTATTGTAACAACAGAATACAAGAACTAACGACTAGTTATGATAATGAAACAATACAGAAGTTACGTAATATCGTTGAATGTTTGTTTAGTTATTTAGATAAACATGATATTAAAGAAGTTGATAGTATAATTATTCATTGTTGGCAAGAACCTGTTATAGATGTTGAATATAATTTAGCTATTGATGTAGGTATAAATCTTTTTATGGATTTAACTTATGTTAAGTATGAAGGTTTCAATATAACAAATGAAGGATCATTTGACTTACACAACATAAATAAATTATTTGATCGGGTATTTACAGATGACTTACATTAAACTCGCAGCATTTATTTTTCTATCTGGTGGTTTTGCATTTGGTTTATGTGACAGATGGTTAGCTGGTGATTATTACAGCTTTACTATTGCGACCATCTGTAGCTTACCATTGTTAGTGTTATTTCCTTATGGAGAGTAGTTATGAAACCCTTGTTAAAATGGTGTGGATCAAAAGGACACCTTGCTAATCATATAGCAGAACATTATTATGCTGGTAGCTATAAACGATTAGTTGAACCGTTTTGTGGTGCTAGTGCTGTTACATTACATATTGAACCAGAAGTTGCATTACTTAATGACGTTAATCCTCACTTAATTAACCTCTATAAACAAATACAACAACAACTAGATATTAACTTAGATTTGTTTGTTAATGATGAAAGTTACTATTACACTTGGCGTAATCAGTTTAATATTTGGATAGAAGAAAATAACTACTTAACTAAAGATGCGGCGTTATTGTTTTACTATCTAAACAAACATTGTTTCAATGGTCTTTGTAGATTCAATAACAAAGGAGAATTTAATGTACCATACGGTAAATACAAAACAGTTAAGTTGCTACAAGACTTCACTAACTACACTAATCTTTTTTCTACCTATTGTTTCTCTTGTAGTGATTTTGAACAACTTGAGATTAATGATGATGATTTTGTATATGTAGATCCACCTTACTATAATGTATTCACTAAATATGCACAACAAGACTTCAAATGGGAAGATCAACTACGATTAGTTAATTGGTTATCCCAACTTAACTGTACTGTTATAGCTAGTAATAGTTATGATGATACGTTAGTTAAGTTATATAGTGATGCTGATTTCATAGTTAGTGATGTTATTGCACCACGAAGTATTAGTTGTAATGGTGATAGAACACCTGTTAAAGAAATGATTGTTTATAGAATTAAGAGATAGAAAAATGAAAAAAATTAAATGTAATATCACTCCAAAAACTGAATACAATGAAGAATACTTTATGAGGATGTTAAATTATGATAATAGAGAACTACCACTACTACCAAAGTCATGTTCAGATTGTGCAGTAACTTGTAAACTTTATATTGAATGTAGTGAAGCTTTAAAACAACAATCACCAGAACTACAACTACAAGTTAGTAAGAGTTGGATTTGTCATAATAATCCTAACTTTACTTGTAGAGGTAATGCTGATAACTTAGGATTAACTTGGTAAAGTAGTGAACATCAGACATGAAAAAACTTTCAACGTTGGCTTAAAGAACGTATTAATGTTGAATTAACAGAACAAGAAAAGAAACTGTTGTTAATCATGTATGAATACTTTGTTAATAGAATTGAAGCAAAAGATAATAGAATTAACAACTTAGAACTACAAGTTAAACAATTACGAGTTGACTTAAAGTTTAATGATGAATCTTGGCGTGATTATATTAGAAGAGGTTAATTATGAAAGATAACTTACTACAAGAATTAGAATCTTATATCAATAAGAAAGTTGATCAATTAGTTAGAAATAAAACAGCGAGTCTAATTAGACAAGGTGATATCTACGAAGATGTTAATGGAGAATTATATTGTGAAATTGAAAACACTAGACGTTTAATTGATGAACTAAAGAACGATCATCATCTAACAATTAATGCTGTAGAAACTGAAGGTTATTTACGTGGTTTACTTTACGTAAAAAGTTTATTTGATATGTATGAGGTAGAAAAAGAAAATGACGATTAACTTAATAGCAGCAATTGGACATAACGGTGAACTTGGTGCTAATGGTGGTTTGGTGTGGAACAATAGAGACGATAAGAGACGATTCAAGCAGCTTACAACTGATACCGTTGTCATTGTAGGTAAAAGAACTTTTGATGGCGATTTGGGTGGTCAGAGACTCGCTAATCGTATCAATATCGTACTCACATCATCAGCTTTGAACTACGATGTTAGCACTGATGACTTTGGTAAGTTGTACTATGTTAATAATCCTGCTACTGCATTACAACTTGCTAAAAGTTTCAAGAAAGATGTGTTTGTAATTGGTGGTTCACAGATATACAATATTTTTCTACCTCATGTGGAGAAGATGTATATTACTCATATTTTTCAAGATTTTCCCGATGCTGATACTTATTTTCGATTCGTGAATAGCGAATGGGAGATAGAAAAAACAGTAATGAATGATGGTTACAGTTATGTTGACTATGTGAGGAGAAAATAAATGAAACTAATAACAGTAGAAGAGTTGATCGCCGCACTTAATGGAACTATTGATAAAGTAGAGTAATTTAATAAAGTATTACAATGAGCGTTAGAAGATTGATTGATTAATATTGTTATGATATTAACAATTACCTTATTGTAATATCATTATGATATTAATCGGAACTGATTGTGGTGTTATAAATAATAGTTACTGTGTTATTGACACAACAACCTTAACTATATTAGAAGTAGGTGATGTAGTTAGTAAACACAAATTACTTCAGGATAAGTTACTTAATATAGATAACAAGTACGGCGAGTTATTTAATAAGTACAAACCTGAAGTATTTGTGTATGAAGAACCTTGTTTCATTGGTAGAGGTGTTAATGGTACTAACATTAGTCAAGCATTAGGTGTTATTAAACTTAATGCTGCTAAAGTTGGTGCTACTATAATTTCATATAGTGCTACTCATATAAAGAAACAAGTAACAGGAGATGGTAAAGCTGATAAAGAATTAGTAGCTAGTAACGCTGCTAATTATTTTAAAGTTGATAAGTCTATTTTTCTATCTGATCATAGTAGTGATAGTGCTGCTATAGGAATGTGTTATCTAATTGAACAAGGAGTTACTAATCATGGATGATATCTTAGCTAAGTCAAAGTTACAAACAAAGATTAATGAAGTTAAGTTACTTGATCATATTGACAGTGGTAAGTGTAGTAAGGAAGAATTAGCTAATCTAGCTAAACACTTTGTTAAGTTAGCAACTAATCTTTCAATTGCTAATCAAGAATTACAACTACAAGTTACTAACTTAACTTATGACAATATGTATAACAATAACGTAATTGTAGGAGTGTATTATGTCCCACAGTAAATTAATGCAATGGAGACGTGAAAGTAGTGGTAACTTAATATTGTATGTTGATGTTACTGAAACAGGTGCTAATGGTGTTAGATATAACGAACATTCATTAGCAATACCCGATTACAAAGAACATAATGGTAGTCCTGGTTATGCTACTATGCAAAATTTATTGAAGTTAAATTATAAATTTGTACCGACACCACAAGAAGACTAATTACGATTAGAGATACATTAATTAAATTAGGAGATTAGTTATGAAAGTATTAGGTAGTGAAATTAAACAGTTTTGGAATGACGATACATTTGAATTACCAGCAGATATATTATGGGATTGTGATAAGTATCCTAATATATGGGTACTTAATGACGATGAAGAATACGAATTAACAGAGTTAGGTTACTTTGTTAATGATGCTGTTAATTTTAGAATTGAGTTTGAATCAGCGTTTAAGTTATGGAAGAAAAAACAAACAACTACAACTATCTTAATAGAGGTAGAAAAAAGTAAGTTAGATGAAGTAATGTTGTTGTTGAAAGATAACAGCATTAAAGTAGTTAAGTAATTCACAAGTAAGCGGCGAATTAGATTGAACGCCGCACCATTATTTTTCTATCTATTATAAAAACTATGATTGTAACAACTGTTAGTGAAGTTTTAGATGACGTATTCAACCAAGAATACACATTGTATGAAGGTGATGTAAGTTATCTATTTGTTGCGTTAGATGATTTGTTAATTAAATACGAACGTTGTGGTATTTATCGTAATGATAATAAGGTTTATCAGTTATATAACGTTAGTAATGGTCATGGAAAAGAAGGTAAGTTAGGAGTGAAAAAGTATTTATGATGAGTTATTTAGACGTTACGGATTTTGCAAGGCATAAGGAAAGTAATTTAACTTATGATGACTTTACTAATCAAGTACATTGGATGCACGTTGATGGTAGTAGAGGTTGTTGGGTCAGATCGTTTGTTAGTGAAGTTGATGATGAGTGGATTATTATTTACACAGAGAATCATGGTTGCTTTATCTATCACAAAAAAGACTTACTTGAAGTAATTGAATTTAATTTGGAAAATAATAGTGTAACAAGTTACATCGAGTTACAAGAACATAATTCTGAAGAAAATGTCGAAATAGAATACACAGATGAAGATTAAAACATCTGGTTACAAGAATGTAAAGAAACAATACGGGAGTAGTTATGATAAGCAATTACAAATAATGATTAAATAGCAGCATCCTCTAAATGCACCTTATTTTCTCTATCTCTTGATTACGCTGCTAGATATTGCTGATCATAACTTTCATCCTGTTGTTCTTGAGGTTGACTATTAGGGTCAGCTTCAGGTGCAGCAGGTTGTTGCAATTGTTGTAACATAGCTGTCATTTGTGCTTGTTGTTGCTGTTGTTCGGGTGTTACAGGTGGTAGTTTCAACCTTTCACGTAATGCGTTAACTGCATCAATATCACTTGATTGTAACAATCCAAGACTGAATGCTGTCATCAAGTTGCTGGTTATTAAGCTGTCTTGTGCTGGATCTGCGCTTGCTTGAACTACGAAATCGCCATAGTCGGATTGCTTACCAAAATTAGCAACAATCAACGGACGTATAACTTTTTCTATCAATTGATCCTTAATTTGCGCCACTATATCAGCAATAGTGGTATCAAGAGTTGTTTCTTGTTTCACACTTAATGTTGCAGTAGCTATTGCACTACTACCTTCATCAAATACCATTACTGGAACACCGCAACTAGCAAATATATTACGTTTCAACATATTCTCGCTAATTGTCCAGAACTGTTCACCTGCTGGTATTTGTAATGGTACAACACTATTTTTCTTATCCGTAACAATATGACTTCTATTTTCTAGTTGTTTTAGTTGATCAGCTAGATGTTGTACTGCATTACGTTTGATTAAGTTGTTATTACTATCACGTAACGGATCACCGTTATTGTCATACAAGTAAACTGTATTATCTCCATCTGCTAATCCAACAATAATACCAGTAGCTAATGTCTTAGCACTAATAGCCATTTCAGACATTATAATGTTATACAACTTAACGTAAGGAAAAGCTACTTCACAATCTGGATCGCCATAAACACTACCATTATTAAAGTCTAATGTTCCTGAGTTAGTAATATGAAGACATTTTTCATAAGGTATATATAATTCTCTAACAGCATCTTGATATTTAACATAACTAATTGCGCCATAGTTACCTGCATAATGTACTCGTTCAGGATCTAATACGTTAAATCCACCTAAGTGCCATTCAATTTTACGGAACTTATTACCGTACTTACGTTCCTTAGCTGTTTCAACTGCCATATGTCCAAATGCACTAGCACCACTAGCTAACACACCAACTAATTCACGTAAGTTACCATGTACGTTGTTAATGTTATTTTTAACCCATTTTTCTATCTCTTTATTCTTAAATTGGTATTCTCCTATTGAGTTAGCAGCACGTTGACCTTTCATTCTAATGCAAGCACGTAACCAAGGATTACGTAATGTTTCCTTATATTCTTTTATTGTATGTTTATTAGGATTGCTTAAAGTTTGTACTACTCCTGTTGTTAATGCTGTAATCTTGGAAGTTAGAAATAAGTTATTCACAGTTACATTAATTTAATATGTTATCTATTACTATTATGCAGGATGATAACTGTAATCATATGACACAAAATTAATAATGTTATTATTACAACACATAATTGTGTGCATAAATATTTTTAAAATCAAATCGAGATTCTTTGAGGTTGTTATAATTAGCTGTTATCAAGTCAGAATACAGTATTTTACCGTCTTCTGTTATCTTCCAGACTTCTATGTAGACAGTATCCTTTAACTCTCCTAATATTTTTCCTTCTAAATCTTTTCTAGGTGATATAACTGAATAGATTTTATTACCTTTTAATGTATCTAAATGTACTATCCTAGTACAATCTAAATGAAGTAAGTGACTATCATTTATGTTTGTAAATTTTTCGTATTGGCCACAAAAAACTTCTATATTATCAAAACCTATAAAATCTGGTCTTAATCTTATAAACCCTGGGCTATTTTTATAGAAATAATTGAAGAAAGAACCATTGTGTCCTATTAATCCAATGAAGCTACAAGGACGTTTTACTTTTTTAGTAAATGACATTGTTACTCTCAATCCTTGATCTACAAATTCCCGTCCATTGGATGAAAATCCAGTTACTATAACAGCATTTTCTATGAATCCATAATGTAAATGATCATCATAATAAAAAAGTATTGGCATACCTATCATGTATTCAGGTTGCAAATTTGGCAGATATCTCGATAAAGCGGTAATTACACCACTTGTATCTGTTATTTCATCAGTAAAATAACTAGCTATACGAATATAATCATCAGAGTTAATAGCTCGTGATGCTCCAGTTTTTTTGTTAACTAAAGTGATGTTGTTTGTCTCCTCTGTATATATTTTATTGTTCAAAGGAATGCCGCCCTCAGCCTCTATCACGAAACTTAAATCTTGTAAAAAGTAATCCTCTTTAAAGTTCAAAACAGGTAAGGACGCAATAACTGTATCTGTATAGGATGGTGGAAATTGGTTGGGAAACAATGGAGATGGACTTGTTCTTTCCCAAGAAAAGTTACCGTTCCAAGTTGCGTAAACAGATCCATTTTGTTCTGAACGAGAAAATGTTAAAAATTCTCCATTTACTGTGACGGGGTGCATTTGATTTCGTGAGATAAATTGACTTGATTCCCATAACCCGTCACCTTTATATATCTCACACATTCCTACATCTGTACCTCCAGTTAATTCTATTGTTGTCATTATTTTCTGTTTATTTATAATTGATAAAAAAGTGATTAGCATTCCAACATTATATTTAAAATAAATATCTTTACTTGATATAAAACCTCTTATTGCTGTTGTAACTTCTCCCTCTATCTCAAAAGGAATATTTATAAACTCCACATCCTCTCCATTTCTAACTGCTAATCTATTACTTGGTTTATTCCCACCTAAATATACCCATCTAGTTTCTTTTTCAAATGAGTTTTCAAAAGTTTGATCAATATTAAATAAAGTAATAACAGGATAGACTAATTCCTCTATCAAAGGTTTACGTCTACTTCTCTTACTATTAATAATATTTTTTCTACCTTCACTATTACTATTACCAACAACAAGTAACCATCTACCCTCATAAGGTACTATGAAACCTACTCCAATAGGTTGAGAGTTAGAAATAATGTTAGTATATGTTTTCTTGTCATCACTAACAAATACTTTACCATTCCAATAACCAGCAATAACTTCTTGTTGAAGTGATAGCTTAATTTCATCTATTAGTTTACGTTCGTTCATATATTAAAAAGTGGGAATTTCACCCACTGACACTCATTAAATATTTATCGTTCGTGGATAAATTTGCCCTGTAGTTGGTACAGTTACAGATGTAGATTCACCACCTCCCGTACCTATTAATGAAAAAGTTCCTGTCTGTTTTCTAATTGCTGACGTATATGTATTCAAGAATGGATTTGCTGTTCTTCTTATAACACCTACAACATAAGAATTTAGATAAAACAAACCTTCCATATTACGCTCCTGCTGTTTTTATTGCCATTCTGGATGAAGCTCCTGGATTATCAAAGATAGTATAGGTAGAGTTAGTTATAGGATTAAAAAATTCATTTAAAATATTCATTCCTGACATACCTACAGAGATAATATCATTGCTAAAAAAAGCGATAGGTTTTGTATTTGTGATGTCCGATAGCAAGCAGTTGGTTATAAAAGGTCTCCCATTCCATATTTCTATGTTTGGTGTAGTATTGTTAATATATCCGACAGTACCAATTGAAACACTAACCGTAGCAGGTCTTAAAGATGATATTGTCTGTAGAGATGAAGAAACATAAGGGTTTGTACCTGAATCCATAAAACCATAAGTAAAATCACCCCAAGCAGGTGGTTTAACCGATGGTCGCATATAACCAAAAAACTTCCTGAATGTTGAACCTTCCATCATGATTACACCTCTTACTTCGGGATGATTGCAGATGTACAAAGTGTAGGTTGAAGTTAAAGCTGCTGCACCTGTTGATGATGTAGTGCTTTCATTCAGTCCTGAATCTGTGGCAGGTGTATATGAAGAATATCCTCTTACTCGTAAAGTGGTAGTAGCACTGAAACCCCCGTGAATTGTCATTTTACCATATAAGGTATCAGCAGGATCTGCATCAAATTGCCATACCCTTTGTTCGTTACCTGCCGTCACAAAACTATCAATCTGAGTAAACCCAGCCGTTAACATTGCTGTATTAAGTTGATTTATGATAGATGCTTGAGTACCATCGGCACTGAATGTAGTTGATGTAATTACTGCATTAGGCATTATTCAATCTCCATTATTGTTAAAGTTACTTGTACTGTTCCTGTTGATCCAGAAAGATTGGTTATTGTAATTGGAATAGATGTTGAACTTGGTAATGTTGCAATATTAACTATTGGCGATAAAGGAATAGTTAATAGTGACACAGTGGTTACAACATCTAACAATAAACCAGCACCACTAGCATTAAAATCTAAAGCAGCTTGTAATGTAGAAGGAATAATCCTACCAACATCTGCGGCTTGTTTAGTTGTATTATTATACAATCTTATTCTAGCAGGTTTATCTGTAGCAATCCCATAACAAATAAATCCAGGACTAGCCGTAAATGTAGTTTGTTGATGGGCTGCATTAAATAAAGAACTTGATATAATACTAATATCTTTTCTTGATTTTTTAAGAGCTATTTCTGATTCAGCCCCATCACTTTCTAATTTAAGAAATAAAGCATTATTCTTGTTAAAAACTTTTAATTCATTTGTTAAAGTCGCCGGTGCTACAGATACTTCACTTAATGTTAAATTAGGAGTAGAACTTACATTTCCAGTTGCTCCTTGTGGAATACCAAAGTTAAGTACAACATTACCGTTACTTCCTGTATTAGTAACTGTAGCACTAGATCCAGCACTTAATGTACTAACAGTTCCAATAGATGTAGTTGGAGCAGATGGTAATCCAAATGCTAATACAGCAGCACTTGTAGTTCCAGTATTAGTTACAGTAGGAGATTGATTAGGGTTAAGTGTAGTTACAGTACCAACATTAACAGTTGCGCTAGTTCCACTAGTAGCTAACGTAATAGTATCACTAGTTGCATCAGTTGTAATAGTCATTCCTGTACCAGCAACTAATGTAAGAGTATCATTAGCACTGTCAGCTACTACATTAGATTGACCACTAACTGCAATTGTACTAAACGTATTACTAACACTACTACCTGTGATAGTTAACGTATCGGTTGTAGGATTAGTAGTTAAAGTAATACCACTACCAGCAACTATAGTTAAAGTATCAGAAGAAGTATCGGCAACTATATCACTTTGTCCTGGTACAGATAAGGTAGAAAAAGTATTGTTAGCTACATTACTAGCGATAGTCAATGTATCTGTAGTTGCATTAGTAGTTAAAGTAATACCACTCCCAGCTTCAATAGTTAATGTATCAGTTCCACTATCAGCAACTATGTTAGATTGTCCTGCTACTACAATAGTGCTAAATGTATTACTAACACTAGTTCCAGTAATAGTAATAGCATCAGTTGTTGCATTAGTAGTTAATGTAATACCTGTTCCTGCTACAAGAGTTAAGGTGTCGTTACTATTATCAGCTACTACATTACTCTGACCACTAACGGCAATAGTTCCAAATGATGGTGTACTAACGCTAATATTACCATCTAACACCCAAGTATCATTAACTTTCTTATAAATATTAGCAGTATCATAGTTAAGATAATATGCGCCGTTTTCACCTAATGAATTACTTGGAATACCATTATCGCTATACCATACTGTAGCTACTGTTTCAAATATAGTTTGTAGATCAGCAGTAATTTCATACAACTCGCTAACACTATGATCAATTACTGTAACTACTCCACTATAAACAAACGCAATTAACACTTCGTAACTACCACTTGTAAAAGTAGATGCAACAGTAGTAGTAGTTGGTGTAACTGAAGTAGGTTTGTACAATCCAAAGTTATTATCTACAGATGGTAACGCCGCACTTGAGAACTCACTATAATCAACAGTCCAACTATCACTTGTTACATTAGGAGTTATAATTTTTTCTATTTTGAAATACTGGTTACTACTGTTCTTAATATATATAACAACTTTACTTGCATTAAACTTACCTTTATTTAATCCTGCTATTAACGTATCAGGATAATCACTTCTTATTGCAGTAGGATAATTAACTGTTACTGTTAGTTGTTTAGTGTTATCTAAGTTAACATTACCATAACTAGTTACAATACCAGTGCCATTAACTGTACTGACCTTACAACGTTTAGCAACACCATCTAATGTATTAGCTGCATTAACAAAAGCAGTACCGTTACTAGATAGAAAAATATTCTGGTTAGCAGTATTAGCAGTAAGTCCTGTAACAATGTAATCACCAAGAGCATTAAGTTCCTGTTTAGCAACAATACCACTACCAGCTAATCGTAATAGTGATAAACCAGTATTAGGAACAATGCGCCATTTATTTCTATCTTGATAAATCAAGTTACCAAATACTCCAGGTGTGTAAATACCTGTAGTTGGTGAAAACTGTAAGTAAGCACTAATAGCAGCATTATATGGAATTGCACCACTTAATTGTTCGGCACGAAATTGAGGTGATACTTTAATTACTACTGCATTATTAGGTTGTAAATCTTCAGTTAATGTTAACCATTCAACTTTAGGATCATAAGTTATTGGATTACTACTCGCTGTTATATCAAGAACAGCACTGGTTAAGTTAACATAACCCATTATTTCTAACTCAAACATTCCGCTGAAACGTTGAGAGTAATCTTCATCTCCTAATCTAATAAGACAACTAATTCTAGTACCACTAGGAATGTCATCATCTCCATCATTACGTAACCAATATAAAACACCCTCTCCTGTACTACCATCACACAAGTAATTAGGAGTAACAACAGTTAAGTTAGGTGTTCTTACATCAACATCACAACCACCACTTGAACTAGTGTTACTTTGATATGTACTTATTGATCCAATTCGTAACCATCTACCAGTTGTAGCGTTAAGTACATTAAGGTTATCAACAGTCTTATCACTATACTTGTCATACTTGTAATAGTAGTTAAGTGATGTAATGTAACGACATAAACCTTGTTCTGGTGTTACAGGTAATGCCGCAGGATTAGCTACAGTACGTTCAACTAACGTTAATTTGAATACTTGATTAGTAGTTAATACAAGAGGGGTAGAAAAATCTACTTTACTCACACTAGCTATTTGAGTTAAAGTAGTAACATCATTAGTTAATGATGCACCAATAATAATGTTTTGCCAGTCTTCACCAGCTAATATTGTAGGTAATGTAATAGTTAATTTACTTGTTGTAGTTAACGTAACAGCAGTTAATGTTGATGTTAGTGATAAACCAACACGATTCTCTGCTATTAGTCCTACATAATAAGTTCCTGTTACACCTAAGTTACCATTGTTAGTAACTACAAAAGTGTTACCTGATATTGGTAAGGTTGATCTCCCAGAAGCGTAACTTGTATAAGTCATACCGTAATGTGTTATTGTTTGTTCTATCTATTCATTGTAGTAGTTTAATTTAGGAGACGTAAATGAATAACTTAGATAATGTAATAGTTGGTGATACTGTTGTTTATGCAACTAGAGTTAGCACACGTTTGATTACAGTAACTCATGTTACTAAGACACAAATAATATGTGGTAGTAATAAGTTCAATAAGGAAACTGGTAATTTAATTAGACCTAAAAATAAATACAATTGGTTAGATAATCCTCATATTTATTTACCAACACCTAAACAATTAGAGGAGTTAAGAGTTAATCAATTACGTAAAAAGTTAATTAATGATATAGAAGAAGTTGACTTACAACATATATCAAGTGACGTATTAGCTAAAGTATATGAGTTACTTTGTAATGGTAGTAGTAATTACGATAAGAGAATAGATGAACTTGAATCTAAAGTAACAGAACTAGAAGAAAAGAATGATGAGTTAAGAGATCAAGTACGAAACTTAGAATATAAACTTCAAAAACGTAATACTAATCACAGTTATTTAATTAAACAATTAATTCAATTAGCACGTAATAATATAACTCCATATTCACAACAAGATAATGATGTATGGGGAATACAACAAGAGATAGAAAAAATATTAAATGTTTCATTAGCTGATTAATCGTCCTTTATTTTCTATCTCTTTTCCGGCAGGTACTCTAGTAATAAGATTAACTAGACTAACGCTATAATATCAAAGTAAAGTACATCATTAAGGGAACAGCTAATGTCTCTAGAGCAATTCAAGACTAATTTAACTAAACTCAAAGCTAAAGTTATAGCTAATAAGACTTACATTAAAGTAAGTGGATTATCTAAACTAGTTATTGCAACAGCAATCACATTTATTAAGTGCATTAAATTGTCATACGATGTAACTGTACTAGAACAACGTAAAGCTGAACTAGAAGAAATGTTTAGTGATATAGAAATAGAGGAAATACCTATTGATGATATTGAGAATTTAAGTATTGATGAAATAGCATATCGTATTGCTAGTGAAATGAAGAAAACTGTTAGTGAAATAAAGGTAGAAAAATAAGATAATTAACTAAGCGGCGAATCAACTACAACTGTTACGCCGCTATTGTTTTACTTACTGTTTAACTTATTACTACTAACAACATTATTGTTTATCTTAGGGACTTTAATTTGAGTCCCTTTTATATCAACTACATAATTTTTTTCTACCTCTGTTACAGTTACTTTGCGTTGCAATAACTTTTTTAGTTCATCTTTGAGTTTCTGTAATAGTTCTTCTTGTGTCATCGTCCACGTCCCGGTAATGCACTTGGTAATAGTGATCCCAACGTTATATCTTTTTTAATTATATCTAATATACCACTACTATTACTGTTATTACTATTAGGTTTAGGGATAACTTCTTTAATGCTACTAACGTTAATATTATCCCTATCTATTCCCATTGTTAATTGAGTAGTACCAGTAACAAGAGGTAATCTAGTAACTGTATTAATACCTTCAAATACAAAGTTATGTTGAACTGAGATTACCCTACGTTTATATGTTGTTCCTTCCACACTTAATACAACTTTATCACCACTCTTAATACTCATATTTAATGGGATAGTACAACTACTACTTAGAGTATTACGAATATCATCAATTTTAAGTTGATTATTTACAGCACGAATTACTTCATCTACACTATTAGCTTTTTCAAAACTGAAACTACCTGTACGTGGGAATCCACCGTTATATGGACTTGTGAATAGTACATATCTAAACTGTTTTTGTTCTTTAGGTTTATCTTCTTTCTTAGATTCTACGAGTTCATAAGGTTTAGGTTTTTTTGTGTGAACAGGTGGTATTCCATCAGTTTGACTTGTACTTGTTTCTTCTAGAACTGCACCAAATCCAGGTTCTTGTGATGAAAAAGTAGAGTTAAAAGTTATGTACCGATCTTGTTCTGGTATACTATCAACTGTAAAGATAGCTTTAGTTGTATTTTTAGATTCTAATATGTTAATGAAACTACGACGATATGATTCTTCACCTGTAATGAGTGGTGGGTAATATGGTTCAGGTGGATTTGCTTTAACATCACGTAATAAGTTTTTAGGGTTACTAACTTGTAAATAGCAACTTATTTCCTCTGCTTCACTAATAGCGAACATAGGTTCAACATAATCAGGACGTACTTCCCAACTACTAGAACCATCTTTGTTACACTTTTTGTAAAATTTCTCTTCATTTTCAAAGTTCTTATAGTGATCACGATGTGCGTTTAACAAATATCTTTTTGCGCCATATAAAGGTATATATCTAAACACATAAGTATTATATTTAGCTGTTTCAAAGTCAGTAGGTTTAGGACTACCGCTTTTATAATTAAATTCAAGATAATATTTTTGTGTATAAATATCATCACCTTCCACTTCAGGACGTAATAACCTACTACCTACAATGTCGTAGCCAAGTAAATAACCAGTTCCGGTATCAGCACTTAAACCGTCATCATATAAATAAGTAGTTACTTTTTCTTCAATTAAAACCCACCAATTTGCGGGATAATCTTCCTCTAAGATAGGTTTTAAATCGTTACCATTAACAGTAATCACTTTTGTTATATCTACAGCCCTATATGCAAAACCATAACGTCTTGTTATTTCAGTAATAGGAAAACCATCTTCTTCTGTTACTATAACTATGGTTTTAGTTACACCACTCTTATCAAAGTTAAGAGATAAATCAGTTAACTTAATTACATTAGGAGGACAAAAAGGAGCATCAAGATCACCTTTATTGTAAGTTCTTCTTTTAACTTTACGTTGTTGATAACGTGGTGGTAAAGTTTGAGTTGGTTCATTTACATCTACAATCTTATTACCACTATTATCAAATACATCAGAAACAACATAATTTTGTAATGTAGGTTTAGGTATTAAATTATTATCTTCAAAGGTAGAAAAAATAGGTTTACTTGTTATTGTTGTTGGAACAAGTGCTGTGTAATTAATGTTATTAATACTAATATTACCTGAACTTAACGGCGCAATTGGTTTACGATTTATTGTTGTATTGAAGTTAGACAACAACATACCATCGTTAATATAATGGGTTTGTACTGTATTAATATTACGTACTTGAATAGTATTACCGTCTGAATAATCAATTACACTACTTTTAATATCTAACCATTTTTCTATCTCTCCTGAAAGAGTTGTAGTTATGCTATCAGGTGTATTAGTAGGAACTTTAATTGGAGTATTTAAACCTGAAATTCTTGCTCCAATTTTACCTGCTATAGCATTAATAGATGTATAATTATTACTATTAATTGGGTTATAACCTATCTGACATTCTGGATCTTGAAAGTTATCTTTTAATACACCAGGATTAGGATTAAGTTCAATGGGTAGATTCATATACATCTCCCACTTACCACGTAGACTAACCGATACTGTTGCTGAATAATCTTCTTTACTTACATCTTCACTATAACTATTTACAAGAAAACTATATCCGTATATATCTACTAATGCACCAGTTTTGAAAATTGTACGATATTCTTGTAATAGGTTAGGTTTAGTTATAAATACTAAATTAGCAGTAGGATGATCCTGCCAACTGTCTGTTATACTAAATCCACCAATAGCAGGTAAATTGTAGAAAAAAGATGGTATTGTTCTAACAGCTAACGTATCAATAGGTGGTTTATTAATGTAACTAACAGTATTTAATGTACTCGAACTGTAAATAGTAACTACATTATTATTGAAAGTAAATTCGTCTGGTAACGGATTACTGTAATCACTAGCTAACTTAAAGGTAGTATTATTACTTGTAACTGTTAATGGAATATTAGTTGTAGTAAAATTATATGTATTAAATTCAGATCCAACAGTAACACTTGTATTAACTTGAGTTAGTTCTTGAAATAGTTTAGTTAATAAACCACTTCCAGTAAACGAAGTATTAGGTTTAAGAATAGATAAGTTATTAGCACTGTTAGCATAATATTCAAAGTAAGATAAGTTAGGAGAAGTAAGTTGCCACATGAAATACGTTAATGATAGAGAAACTACAGTTACTAATGAGTTAGGACTTACCACTACTATCAATTGGGAAAGTCAGTTTCTCAAACAAACAATAAGTTATATCTATGATGGTAACTTACTACAAGAAGAACGTATAGTACAACTTGATAAGTTAACAGGTGATGTTAAGATAGTTAGTTGTGTTTATCATGATAATGGTAACTACACTATTACTGTTATTGATGGTAGTGAAGTTGAAATAAGAGAGGTGCAAGTTAATAATAGGTAAACGAAAGATGTACCATTTTTCAATAACTAAAAACTCCAGTGACTTAATTGCTACTGGAGTTAATTGTTGTTTTAGCTTGATGTTTAATGAGATTAGCAAGGATTGAACTTGCAATAAGGTTTAGACAGAACCTTGTGTTACCATTACACTATAGTCCCATAATAGTAGGGTTACACGGAGCATAAAGCACATTAACGATAACTCTACTGATTTTTTTACCATCACTGTTTTAATCATCGCGTAGGGTCTAATATTCTGCTAGTATTACTAACTTTATATCAAAGAGTACCTACGCTTTATTGGTAATTATAGTTATTGAGTTAGAGTATGTCAACTACATAACTAAGTAAAAGGTTGAGTTATTCACTCATCGAACGTCTTTACCGGAATTGCCACGACCATACAGGTAACGGGATGTTGAACTTACGTCCATCGGCTACATCCTAATTGATACATTGTTACCAGGACGTTAATCGTCCCAATTAATCTAGTGTATCTCTAGTTCACGCATAACGTGAATTGCAGAAGGTACGATTCCAACGTACGGTGTGTTAAGTATGGAATATCTAGTTTCACTTCCCACGTCTAGCTAGTATCAACATTTAAGCACTCTGTCACTTCTGCATATAGAGCTATCTTAATATAAGTCTAACTATTATGTCAACTTGATAGCTCTTTGAACTGTAATAACTAGTTCCTAATTGATATACTACTACATTACTAATCTTTTTTCTATCTCTGTAAAGGTAATTGAATAAGGCGTTACATAAAGTGGTTTACCTGTTCCATCAGTGCCACTAGTACCACCACCTGATTCAACATTAAGTATTCCTTTCCTTGATGTCATAATATCATCTTCTATTTCAGGTCTTACATAATCTAAGCAAGTTACAGGAATAAACGTAGTGTAACTACTACTAATACTAGACTTAGCTAAATAACTTAAACAACGTTTCATCTTCCATTGTTGATCTTCTACATTAACTGTAAAACTAACTGTTACTAACTTAGGTGTGATACTAGCACTACTAAATGTATCTTGCTTACCTGTTGTATCAGTTATATTTCTAGTATAGTTATTACCATCAACGGGTAACATTAAATAACTAACACTATTAATAGTAGCTCTATTCTTAGTATCAATATTAAATTGATTTAGTATTGTTTCTTGACATTCAAAATATAGTTTACGAATATTAGTGTTAACGTAGTTACAAGTCATAATAAGATAATATAGTTACATTATCTTATTGTAGTTAAAGGAATAATAGATATGTTAAGTAAGTACGATTTAACTGTTATTACTGTTGTATTATGAAACGTCGTATTGTTATTGGAGATGTACACGGTTATTTCATTACTTTATGTAGGTTATTGGATCTTGTTAACCCTACTAACGATGATGAAATATACTTTGTTGGTGATTTAATAGATCGTGGTAAAGGTAGTCCTGAAGTAGTTGAATTAGTAAGAACAACATCTAACTTTCATTCGGTTCAAGGTAATCATGAATGGATGATGATTGAAGCAGGTAAAAAAAAGAAGGAATATTATTGTAACAGAACTAGAGATCAATACTGTTATAAGCATCCTGAGTTATGGGATATTCACTTAGCGTTCATGCAACAACTACCACTTTATATTGACTTAGGTGATTACTTTATTTGTCATGCAGGATTAGATCCCGCTAAGACATTTGAACAACAAGAACCAGACGACTTCCGGCGCATACGACAACCATTCCATTCAATTAACACACCCTACTTTGACGATAAGCAGGTCGTAATAGGTCATACGATAACAAGTACCTTTAGTAAAGTTAAGCCTGGTAACGTGGCTTCTGGACGTGGCTGGTGGGATATTGACACAAGTGCTTATGCTACAGGATGGTTAACTGGATTAGATTTAGATAATCAAGTTGTGTATCAAGTTAATGCCAAGAGTAATAAATGGCGTATAGTTGATTTAGTAGACGTAGTTACAAAAATTAAATAGAAAGGTAGAAAAAAGTGAATGAACTAATGGATTTTGTGACTAATAAGATTGGAGGTAATGATGTTTGAACAGTTATGTAAAAATAACAGAACAATAAGTACAGATGAAATATTAAATTTAGTTTGTATTGCTTATTGTTGTAATAAGATTAAAATACAATATGCACTTAATTTACTAGAAGTAGATTTGGAAGCATTTACAAGTATGTATAACTATTGGTTGAATCTTAATAGTGATATGAAAGAGATATCTGATTTTGCTGATAAACTTATGTTTGACAAAACAATTAAGGAGTTTGATGATGATTGTTAGTATTAGGTTTATTCCTGTTTAATGAATGGAAAGTTGAAGAGATAAGGGTTAAGTAATTAAATATAGATAGAAAAATAAGACGTGAATCGCTTGAAACACGCCTTATTTTTATCCTTTTTTCTATCTCTTAGTCATCATGTAATATTTTGTTAAAACACATTTGAATAATTGCAAAGTGTTGTGGTTCATAAACACTTACATTATATTTAGTTTTACCATTAACAAGTTTGAAATGTGCTTTACTTGGATCTTGTTTAGTCATTGACTTGAACGTTGCTGCTGTTATGTGAGCTAACTGTCTAAATTTAGTTGATGTTAGAGTTATACCTTTATTGTGTAACCAACCTTCAATTGATAATGCACCATCTTCAGTAGGTAAATACAAGTTATCATCGCCTGTTGATTCAACTATTTCATCTAATAAGTCTTTACAACCTGGCATAAATGCAGTAGTGGTATTTCTAATCACGATTAATTCTCTACTTAATGATTTAACAGATTCTAATTCAGTTCTAATATATCTAAATTCAGCTAATAATAAGTCTTCATTTCTTTTTTCAATACATCCAGATATATTTTTAATGTGTTGATGTAAACCAAGTTGTGCAAATTTACGATGGGCAAATTTAGCAGCTTGTTTAACTTCATCTGAAATATTATCAGATTCATAAGCATAATAGAAAATTATAGCTTCACACGTTGTTGAGGGTATAATTTTAGCTCTGTTGATTCCTTCTAAGCCCGGACTCAAAGCATTACCCTGAAAGGGTTTCAGACATTCAGGTAGCTCTACAAGCCCATCCTCAGTAGAATTAATTTTTTCTACCAAACGTCCTATTACTCGGCGATCTACCGTTATAAATGCAGATAAACCGCTAATACTCATCCCAGAAGCAGTTTCATCACTTGAGATATAAAACTCAATACCGTCGTCAACAACTGGTTTAACTTTCTCGATACTCATAGTAGTGTTACCGTATCTAATTAATTACCTCTCTATTATAACTACCAATTTTGTTTTGTGTGTGGTTAGCAAAAATAAAACTCCCTTAGTTATACAACTAAGAGAGTTGAGTAGTTAATTAAATGTACCTTATCTTTATTATAACTACTCTTTTGTTTCTACCTCATAGAAAAACCTATCACTATTTTCAGTTAACCACTTAGAACCACTATTTTCACACTTCCAGTTATATGTATTAACTTTGTAACCAGGATTAGCAGTTAGCGGTTGTGTTATGAAACTAGGATCACCTAACCAGAATATCCTGTTGTTAGGTTGAATAGCAAAACATCCGTTATCTAATGCAATAACATGACCGCATTTATATTCACTAGCTTCTTCTGCATAATCACCACCTATCCAATCTAAAGTAAACATATATTGACCTTCATACCAATTACGATCTTTAAGTAGTACCTTACATTTCATTTCACTAAGGTAATCGTAAGTTACTGCTTGTACTTGATAACTGAAACAATCCCATAACTGTAACCAATCTAATGGTAAGTTAGGGGCATCTTCTTTATGTACTAATCCACTAACAGGAATACGTGCTACTTGCGCTCCACCGTTAGTCATAATATGAAAACCAATAGCGCGACCATTTAGTGATGTACAACCAAATGCAACTACAGGTGTTATGTTACTATGTTGCTCTTCTAAGTTAAACAAGTATTCATTACGAACGTATGCTTTAAATAGTGGTATTGAAATACTAAATTGTAACATTACTTATTTCCTAATTTAACTACTATCATTATAAGTTAATGTAGTTACGGTATGTTTTGTAATTACTATCTATGTAGGATTTGTTCAGTGACTTAATATCTTTAGATATTGATTTTCTTATTTGTGTATCGTAAGAATCTTTAGATCCATACAATGTTGATTTACCAGGTCTCTGAACGTAACTATACCTATTGCTATTAATACCTGTATAATTATTTTTATTAGGAGAAGTAATTAACTCATTTGCAATTTTTTGTCTTCTCTCTGCAATACGTCTTGAATTAAGTTGTTTTTTAGTTAAGCTACCATATAAACCTACCTTCTTATTTGTATATAAAGGATCTGAATTATATCTAGCTTTCAAGTTACCACGTTGTAATAATTCATCTTGTGTGAAACTTCTAGTTGGATATGGTTTAGTGGGTTCACTCTGAGGTGTTATTCTTGATTGAGACTCTATTTGTGGTTTAGATTGTTTAATTTTAGGTGCTTCAATTTTAACATCAACATCATTTAATGCTCTATTATTTGATACAGAAGGTGTAGTAGATGATGATGGTGAACTAGCACCACTAAGCGAATTAGATCCACCGCTTGGTTTACCTTTTCCTCGTAATGCTAAATAACCTAGTCCGCCAGCTAATGCTAATCCACCAGCACCTATAGCTACGTTACGTAACAAATTACTTTTTCTCTTTTTCTTATCTTTAGCACCTAATGTTCTAGCATAATTAGAATATTTATAATCAGATAGAAAAAATAACATATGTATATTAATGATTGGTTTACTTATTTCCTAATTCAACATTTGTTTTCCTAAATACATCGTACAACTTTTTAATTGCATCATCATTAGCATCTTTAATACCGTTAGTAACTTCTTTACTACTTGCATTACCTTCAATAGTTACATCATTAGTGTTAGTGAAGTTAATTACAACTTGTTTATCATTACTAATTGTATTAGTGTTGTTACTTAATGGTACTATGTTATTCTTACCTACAGTATCGTAAGTTAACTTAGGTGCAACTGGTACAACTACATTAGAGTTAGAAAAAATTTTGTTATAGTTAAGGTCTTTATTATTAATCTCATTAGTTACATCATCAATTACAGATGCTAAGTTATTTCTGATAGCTCGATATATTTCCATATCGTCACCAATACCAAAAGTAGTCTTAGCATAAGCAACTGACTTATCTTGTACTTCATTACTTTGATTTTGTTGTAACTGATAACGCTTGATATTATCATCAAACTTACTTAACTGTCGTTGTTGTTCTAGTAGTGGACGTTCTGCTAACTTAGCTTCGTATGCAAATTGTTTAGCTTCAAGTTGCGCCGATGCTGCTGCTTTATCTTCATTGGTAGCAGTTTTACTAGCTAAGACTTTTTTTGTTTCAGCTATTTGTACTTTAAGTTCCGCTGCTAATTTTAGTTCTGCTGTCTTTTGTTCTATCTCTTGTCTTTGTAAAGCTAAGTTATTACTTTTTATTTGTATCTCTAATAATTGTTTTTCTATCTCTTGTTTCTTGTCTAACGCCATTAACTCTTGACGTGCTGCTAACTTAGCAAACTCTTGTTTCTGATAATCTGTTGTTGCAAGATCGCCAGCTAACTTAAACATACGTTGAGTATTATTTTGTTGTTGTTGCTCTAAATCAAGTTGTTTCTGTGTTAAGTTAATTCTGTTTTCGTATGACTTCAGTATTAAGTTATTTTGTACAAGTTGTTTGTTAGCAGATATTTCAGCTAATTCAGCACTTACTTTAGCTTGTTGTGCTTGTTTTTCATAAGTTGCTAATACACGATTTTGTTTAGCTATTTCAACATCTAATTCACCACCTTCTCTAGTTAATGCTAATTTGTACTCTAAATCTTGTTTAGTTAAGTTGTTTATTTCTAATTGATTACGTCTAACTTCTTGTTGTAACTTACTTTTACTTTCTAATGATTTAGATTCTTCAATATTGATATCTAATTTAGTTTGTAGTGTTTCAATTTCTTCTTTACTTTGCTTTTGTTCTAAAGCACGTTTTAGTTCTAGTTCTAGTAACTTACGTTGTGATTCATTTTGTAACTTATTAATATCAAGTTCTATTTGTTGTTTTTGGAAACCTAAATCTACTAACTTCTGTTGATATTGTAATGACTTAGCTTCTTGTGCTAATGTTACTTCACTATTCTTGTTTTTTAATTCAACTAGTTGTACTTCAATATCGGCACGTTTTTCAATATCAGCAGTAACACGAAGTTGGTTTTGTAATCTACTTGTTTCATATTGATTAGCTGCAAGAATAGATTTGTTTCTAGCTTCAATAATCTTCAATTCTTCTTGTAAGCTATCTGTTGTACTAGATAACGTTCTTGTTAACTTACCGTATTCGAGTTTCTGTCTTTCTATATCATTACTTAATTGCTTATTACGTTTGTCAAATTCACGTTGTAAACTACTAGTAACAATTTGTTGATACTGTAGTTGTAAGTTCAATAACTCTGTTTCTAACTTAGTACGTTCTTCTTTATCATTACCAACAAGTTTAAGTTGTTCTTGTAATTTATTTTGTTGTTGTAATAGTTGTTGTTTTTGTAGTTGCTCTAACTTAACAATACTTTCTTTTTCTGTAGAAACAAACTTGGCACGACTTAACTTAAATGCGGCTACTTCTTTATCTAACGCAACTTGTTGTTGTTGATAACGTTCATCTATTGACTTACGTTGATCTTCTTTATCCGCCGCATTAAATTGTGCTTTTAGTAGTTTTAATTGTTTTTCTAACTCTTGTTTTAATGCTGGTGCAATATCAAGTTGTAATTGTAATGTTTTTTCTAAGTCATCTATCTGTGCTTTAAGTTGTTGTTGTTGTATCTTTCTAATTTCCTTACTGCCATCAATTTGTGATTTAACACCTGCTGATATTAATTGTTGTTGTATTTCAGCATCTTTACTTAATAGGTCTATTTGTTTTTTACTGGCATTCTTACTGTATTCAATTATCTGAGCATAATACTCTTGTAATTGTTCTGTTGAAAACAAATCTTTAACTTTCTTTTTAGTATCACCTACTTGTTGATTCAATACTGCTTGTAACTTTTCATTAGCTTCCTTAGCATTAATATAATTACCTTCATATAACTGACCTATTCCTGCTACTGTTGTTTCTACATTCTTATCAAAGTCTTGAACATATTGTCCTAATTGAGTAACATCAAGTTTAACTTCTTTACCTTCTCTATCTATATATTTATTAGTACCATCTAATGTAGCTTCAACTTTCTTAGCATACTCTTGTAAGTCTTCATTTGATTGCCTAAAACTACGGCGCATTCTTACTTGTAACGAGTTAACTTTATTGCCAACTTGACCTTCAAAGTCTTCATCTAAGAAGTCATTTTTCTTATTATTAGGATCGTTTTTATTAGGATTAGCTTCTTGTAACCGTTTAACAAATATATTACGTTGTTGTAAGTATTCTATATTTGCTTTACTTGTATCAGCATTTATTTGTCGTTGCTTCTTTAAATTTTCATTTTGTGCTTCAAGTACATCTCTACGGCTAGCTAAGTCTTGATCTTCAGCAGCAGCTTGTTTTTGTTTTTCGGGATCAAGTGCATCATAATCTTTTAACTTTTCTTTTAATGCTTCAAGTCGTCTATCATTAGCTGCTATCTCATCATCAATTAATTTAAGTCGTTCTTCAGCTTGATTTTTTAACTTAGTTATATCATCTGGTTCAAGTGATTTACCTTCACGTATTTTCTTGTTTACTTTTTCAATATCAGTGAATCCTTGTTTTAATTTGCTATTAACTTCAGCAAATTTTAAAGTCGCAGCACTTGTTTTTTCTATCTGTGCTTCAATTTCACTAAAGGTAGAAATAACTTGATCATACCGTATTGCTTTATATAAACTGAAAATAGGTAATATTTTATCAAACATATCAAATATAGCTTTACCAAAACCAATTACTCCATTAAATGCAGCACCTATTGCATTACCAATGTTTTCCCATATACCTACTAACTTTGTATTTTCAAATCCATTAAGTTTAGCTAACTCATTATTGTGTTCCATCATAATAAGTTGTTTCTTCATTTCATAACTCAACTTACCTTTACTATCTAAGTCTTGTAGTGTTTTAAGTTTTGATACTTCTAGTTCTTTATTTATCTTAGTTAAATCTTCTTGCAGTTTTCTAACTTGAGCAGAAGTACCAGCGAATTGATCATATAGTAATGCTGCTGCTCCTGCTACTGGTAATAGTATTGGTGCGAATGTTAATAACTTAGTTCCTATTTGTCCAACAATAGGTAACATTCCACTAAGCTTACTAAATAAACTACTAACGCCATCTTTAATTCCACTAAAATTAATTGGTTTATTTAAGTTAGTCCATAAGTTGCCACTTGTCTTTTTAACGTCATCCATTTTGGGAATTAAGTCTTTAAATGAAAAACCTAACATTCGGTTAAGTAATGTATTTTTAACTATTTGTTCTCCTGCTAATGTTCTAATTTTAATTAATCTACCTTCAGCAATACCTTGTTCTGTTGCTAATGTTGTACCTAAAGTTCTTGCTGCATTATTAGCGTTAGTAGCTGTTGTGTTAGCTACCTCTGCTGCTGTTTCAAGAGTTGTTGCGTTAGCTAATGCTACTTCTGCTGCTGCGTTAAGTGTTGCATTAGTTCCACCTGCTGCATCTGCGGCTGCTTTAGCTGTTTGAGCTTGACTAGATGCTAAATCAGCTAATGTTCTAGCTTCAACAGCTTTACGTTGTAATTCTTCTGCTAACGTCTGCGCCTTTTGTATTTTGAGCGTATTATCTTTAACTGTTTGTGAGATTTTTTCAGCTTTAGCGGTTTTATCAGCAACTTCTTGTTGTAACTTAGCTGCTTTTTCATCTAAGTCAAGTTTATTTTTCTTGTTAACTGCTAATTCAGCTTCAGATTTAGCTATAAGTTCTTGTTGTTGTTGATAACGTTCTGCTAACTGATATTGTTCATCTGCCGATTTAGCAGTAGATGAATTAAGTTCTTTTTCTAACTTTGATTTATCGTATTTATCTTTAGCTAACTTAGTATATGATTCAGATAACTTATCTTCTGCTTCTTTAACTTTAGTTGTAATATCTAAATGTTCTTTTTCTATGTTACTTAATTCTTTAGATACTTTTTTATAGTCTTTATTTTGTTCAACTAACCTATTTAATATTTCTTCTCGTTGTTCATCTAATGTTAATGATTGTTGCCCTACTAGTAGATGTGATTGATCTATTCCTATTAACTGTTTAGCTTGTGCAATTAGTCCTAAATTTTGTTCACGTAACTTACCTATAATTTGAAATCTATTAAGTTGTTGTAAATTAAGTTCTTGTCCTAGTAACAGATGTTGTTGATCTATTCCTATTACTTGTTTAACTACAGGTAATAAACCAATATTAGCTTTAGCAAGTTCTTGTACTATCTTTACTTGTTTGAGTAATTCACCATTAAACAAACCTGTAAAAATCCTCCAACCTTGGAATATCATAAACGCTTGAGTTGCTGCACCTACTAATTGTCCAATTGCATTAGTAACTTGACCTGCGCCCATTTGAAATATTATCCATTGTGCAATTATCTTCTTCATTTCTGGAGAGATAGAAGATAAAGCACTAACAGTTTTTTCTAACACATCTACACCAACTTGAAAGAATGGTGCTATTTGTTCACCGAACTGAATAAATTGTTCTGTTATACGATTAATAATTGCATCAAACTTTTCAGCTTGTGATGATATCTTAATGCCAAATACTTCATCTAATGTTTCTCTAGCTTTTTTACCTGTTTCAGTAATCTCAAACATTGATTTACTATTATCTTTTAATTGTTGAGCATTATTACTCATTAACGCTAATGCTGTATTGTAAGCAGTGGCTTCTGGGATAATAGTTGCTAATGTTTCAGCGTTACCTTTAGCCGCTTTATTTAAATCATCTAATGCCTTGGCAAAACCTTTAGTCTTAATTTCAGCAATATCGAATCTAATTGGTTTACCTACTTCATCTCTCAAACTACGTAATGCCGCTTCTGCTTGAGGTGTTTTGTTAATGATGTTTCTGAATAATGCTTCTAATCCAGTTAATGCACTAGGAGTATCAAAACCTTGTAGAGTTAGTGCTGCTACGCCTGCTGCTAATTCTTCTAATTTAACTTTTGCGGCGTTAGCTGTTACGGCTGATTGTGCAAAACCATTAGCAAGTTCAGGCATCGTTGTGATACCTAACTGAATAGTTTTATTCAATACTGCTGCTACTTTATTGGAGTCTGTAGCTGACATATTATAAGCACGTATTGTTTGTGTCAACACTTTCATTGTCGCACCAGTGTCAGCACCACCAGCTTTAGCTAACTTCAAACCTGCTGTCATCACAGCCGTATTTTCACTTGCTTCTGTGAAACTAGCAGATGCCGCTTGATATGCTGCACCTAACGCATCAATCGAACTTATAGCATTTTTGAGATCGTTATTAACAAGATTTTGAATGTTCTTACTTAAATCACCAATAAATTCACTACCTTTACTGAATAATACTTCTACTTCAGTTTGTGCTTTCTTGTAGCGATTATAAGCAGTTAAAGCTTGCAAACTGAATTGATCTACTGCTTCTTTACTACCTAAGATTGCATCTCGAACCTTAGTGAAATCATCAATTATTTGAGTTGTGTATCCTGAAGCGGTAAATGCTTTAATTCCTGTAGAAAAACCTGATAATTCTCTTGTTGCATTCTTAATACCATCAGCTAATACTGCGCCGATTTTAGCGAAAGTTGCTACATTGAATGCTTTCATTAATAATTTATCTGTAGCTGCAATTTGTTTTCCAAATTTTTCTAATGTAGTTACATTATCACCTGTAACTTTTTTCAATCCTCCAAGTCCAAGGTTAGCAGCCATAACCTTAGTTTGCATATTACTAATACGCTCAGAAATATTATCAACAACTTTACTAAGATTATCTTCTCCTTCAAATTTAAGGGCTACTTCTTGTTGATAATCATTCATTAATTGAGACATATTAGTAATTCATGAATTGACTTATAGTTGGATCTTCTTCTTTTAATTTCGCATAGTTTTTTTCTATCTCTTCTGCATCTTTAAGTTTTGAATCTTTACGTAACTCATTTGTTTCTTTAATCAAGTCTTGTATTTCAAGATGAGTTAGTTTATCCCTAATGAGAAAAGCTGCATCAACTGTTTTATATATTTCAATTAATGCAGCTAATTCTTCCATATCGGAATTACCGCTTATTGGTTGTTGGTTTATTCCTGTTTCACTACTTGTCCTTTGTCGAACATCTCTTTTATGAACTTAGGGAAGTTAAATCTATATAACTCCGATAGTACAGAAGGTAGAAAAAACGAATTATCTTCTAAATCAACGGTAATGTTTCCTACATCATCACAACTTTGAGAAAAGAATAGTTTGATTAATTGAGGAATGTCACTTTCAAGTTTATCTAAATCAATACCACCTTCTTTACCGATAACAGGTATTAACTTAGCTAATTTTTCTACATTACCCCATACAGCATCATCAAGTAATAAACTACCTGAATAAACACATTTTACTTTAATGGGATCAATGTGCTGATACATTCCCTCAATTAATGCTTGTTGTAATACTAATATCTCTTTAAGTTTTGATCTCTTAGGAACTGTAATAATGTCAGTTCCTATTACATTACCCTTCTCATCTTTATATTCAATGGTATGAACTGTCATTTTGTATTACCGTAATTAATTAACAACCAACATACTTACTAGTATAGTCTAATGTATAAGGGAAACAAGCACCAGGAACATCATTGATAAACCAAGGAATTTCCATTTGATCTGCACCAAAGTCAATAGCACTACCTTCAAAAGAACAAGAACAGTTTTCAGCTTTGAAACTAACTAGTTGATTTTCAGTAGTAACTAACATTGCAATTATTTTATGCGCCCCAATTATATCATCACCAATACCAGTTACAGTTAGTGATTCGGTAGTAGTTAATGTAACAATTTCTTTTGCTGTTACTAAGTTAGTGCTGAACTTAACTGCTAAATTAGCACCAATAGCAAACGTATCATTAGTAGTAGCATTAAAGGTATCGTAAGGTTGTTGAACTAACTGAACACTCAAGTTATTACGAATAATGGATGCCTTACTTGGTGCATCTTCAAGTACAGCATGACCAGATTTACTAACAGATGTTTCACCTGCAAAAGTACCAGTAGTAACGAGATAAGATTTAACTACATCCATTGATTTAGTTTGACTTTCATACAATCTACCTGTTTTGAATTGAAGTAATTCAGGTTGAATGTGAGAGTAAACAAGTCTGATTGTTGGAGTACGACCCTTAATGTAACTATTGGCACGAGTCATTTCACCTTGACTGTTCTGCGTCATTTGAATACGCTGATCAATTTGGTTATCAATGACTACGTTAAGTGGTTTAGGGATATTAAGTAATGCACCATCAGACAATCTGATAATTGCTAATTCAGCTACACCTTTGAAGGTTTCATTGCGTTTGAGAATTGACATATGTTAATTAGTTAGAGGTAGAAAAATGAATGAAGTTAATTATGCGGCGTATTATAACTAATAGCTTCCTTCTGTTATTGTAAAACTAAATCGCAAGAATGAGTAAACAGGTATTCCCATTTCACTTATTAGTGTACGATACTGACACCTTTTACTTGTTTCTTCTATAAATATACTTTTGAGTTGCGTTATTACACTAAGGATCTGATTAATATTGTAATCTACCCAATTCAAATACGGTAATAATCTTTCATGTTCTGGTAATGCAAGACCGTATTGTAATTCAATACTAGACTTACGTTTGTTATTAGGTAAATAGAATGAACTTTGTCTTGATAACTTTAGTACAGGTAGATCGCTTACTGGAATATTGTAAGCATCATAATTATAAACTGTTCTTACTATAATTGTGTTAGCTAATGTATTGCGCCGATTAAGTTCATCTTTAATATAGTTACCTAAACAAAGTAAGTTGGTGTCTTGTAATATGTCATGTGCTGTATCTAATGCGCCATAAGTATTGTTAGTCATCAATACGACTCATATCTTGAAACATTAATTTTCTCATAGGATGATTATCTGAAAATGGTTTATGTTTCTTTTTACCTATAGGCGAATAAGGACTATTACTATGATCTAAATAAGCTGCACCTCCTAATATACCAGCACCAATTCCTGCACCAATTAAATTAGCTTTATTACCATATTTAATTCTCCAAGGTAAACTAGCTAATGTACCCATTCCTGCTCCTACTGTACTAGCAGTAGCCAATCGTAACCCTGCACCTAACTTACTCATTTTTTGTTTTCTCTTTTTTCTATCTTTACCTCTCCCATAATTACTTGAATCAATATCAGATAAAAAAAACATAGTTGTTAATTGTTGTTAATATTAAACAACCAATTAATGGTTATCTTAGCACTACTATAACCTACTTTAGTTAACGGTTGTTTCTTATTACTACTTCTTATTGCAATATTATTACTAACTAACTTAGGTTGACTAACTGCTTTAGGTAATGCAATAGGAATAACACTATTTGTTTCAATTAACTTTTTAATTTGTTTACTTTGTTGACTTACATAAGGTAACTTATTACCTAAGTTAATATTACTTGAAGTTTCAATGTTAACGTTAGGTAATGTTTTAGGTAATTCTTGTTTTATTACAGGAATAGCATCTCTACTGAGATTATTAACTTTATCTTGTGTTTGTTTAAAGTTAGTAACAAACTTATCTAACTTATCAACGTTTATTTTCATTGTTACTTCTTAACTTGTTATATAGATAAGTACCACCTAAACCTGCTGCTAATCCAATACCTGATCCAATTAATGCACGTTTAGAACCTATTTTATTAGATAGTTTACCTAACTTATCTAATTGTTTCTGATTGTGCATGAAATCAAATTTTTTCATTGTTTCAGATCCTTTTGTATGTTGAGCGTAACCTTTAATAATTTTATTTTTATTATTTTGCCATTCTATTAATTCTTTTTGCATATTAGCAAGACGTTGTTGATTATAACTTTTATCAAAATCTGGATTATTAATATCTTTTGTGGTTTCAATAATAGATTTTTTATATTCTTTCTCAATATCATTATATCTTTTAATTCCAGTTAATTTATATTTACTAGGTTTACTAGCATAACCAATACCAGCACCTATAGCAGTACCACCTATTGCTCCAATAACCATATTACGTTTCTTACGTGGTCGTTTATCTTTACCTCTGCCGTACTCTGATAAATTAGATAGAAAAAACATTTAATACCTATCCTTATAACCACTTATGAAGTCAACATCTACTAACGCATTAGTTACGTTATCACTAGTTAACTTGCTAACATAAACTGGTGCATTAGTTATCGTATCTAAGTTCTGATAGTTAACACGTCTTACTTCATTAACTAGTACAATTGGTTGTGGCGGTTTACCTGGTATTTCTGGTACAGGTGGTTGTCCTGGTATGTAGATGTTCATACCAGCAGTAAGCATTTGTAACAACCCATAAGCATACAACTTTAAGTCACTTCCAGTACCAGCAAGATCACCACCTAATTGACTTATTCCTTGTCCTTGAAAGTGAATACGTAATAGTTCTGCTATCACTAAACTTTCAACAATATCTGTAATAATAGGTTGTTGGTTGTTTAATGGTAATTCATATATCTGTTGTAATATCAAATTAACAAAGTTCTCTTTCTGTTCAATTACAATATCAACAAGTACATCACTAACTGGTATTGATGTTGGGTTTTGTTGATATATCGGATCTGTAATACTACTAGGTCTAATAGGTAAGCGATAACGTAACTTCTCTGCTATCGCTTCCTTTGTTACGTAAATTGGTGTGTATGTCACTATATTACTGTTTAGTATTACATTCTACCAGCTTTCTTTTCACGATTATAAAATGTTTTAGCTAATTTAATAGCGTCTTTTTGATCGTTACCAGTTGATTTAACTTTGAGCGGTTTACCTTTACTAAGACCTAAACCAAACCAACCACCTTTAACATAAGTTTTAGCATTGATGGTGTCGCCACGTCTTAATCGTTCATATCGTCCGGTTTTCATTTTTTTATCAAGTCTATCTCCTGCTATTGCACCACCGATAGCACCAATTCCTGCACCAGCACCTAATGTATAACCTAATGTTTTCATATTAACTGGTTTTTTACGTGCTAGTTGAAGTGCGGCATAACCAGCAGCAGGTAACATACCAATTGCTGCCCCACCAGGAATAGCCGGAATCATCATACTACCCACTTTGCTTTTACGTTTCTTCTTATCTTTACCTCTTTTGAATCCAATACTTTGATAGTCAGATAAAAAAAAACATAATTAAATAATCCCTAATTTATTAGCAAGTGATAACCAACCGCGTACCTCACGACTAACACCTCTAGCTTCTTTTGCTGTGTGAATACCAGTGCGAACTGTACTTGTTCCTGTATTTATATTTTTACGTAAATTGTTTTTATCTTCTTTGCGTCTCACCCTTTTTTTTCTATCTCTTGATCCTTTTTTTCTACCTTTACTGAACTCTAAGTTCTCTTGAAAGTCAGATAGAAAAAACATAATTAAATCTTCTTAGGTTTACGACTTAACTTAGATTTAACTACTTCAACTTCAGGTACTTCTACTTCACTAACTTCAATTTTTTCTTCATTACTTTCACTTTTTTCTATCTCTACTTCATTAACTACTTCTTTTATTAGTTCAGGTTCTTGTACTTCTTTAAGTTGAATAGTTACTCGTTCTTGTAGTAACTTAGTTTCACTGTCATTAACTGTTAATTCAACGGTATTATCTCTAATTAGCTCTGATGTAATAGTAGCTTCACTAACAGCAACTATAAAGTTACGATTTTCCAATATATGTTTTGGTAAGTTACTTAATTCACCATATAAATAAGGTCTTGTTGATGGAGCATATCTATTACTATTATGAAGAAATTCAGCAATGATGTAATATTGATCAGTTGGATTAGGCATATGTTATGAGTTTTCTGGTGCATCACCAGCTTGAGTTAGAAATGTGTTTAAATCAGATTTATTACCAGATGTTGCGGAAGTTAATGCTGGTGTTACACCACCACTAGAATAAATTGTTGCATTACCTGGAAACACGTATTGTTTAGGTACAACAGTTAATTCATTATTGAGAATAATAAGTGGTAATACAATACGTTGAACAGTCTTAGTTACTGTACTTGCATCATCTTTAGTAATAGTTAAGTTAATATCAACAATAAATTCATTCGTACCTTCAGCAATAGCACCAGTAAATGATAATGCTTTAGATAAAGTAGGATTTAGTTTTTCGCGCTTAAATGAAGATGAGATTGTCATAGTTGTTAAATTGAGTTAAAGTTATTAGTTTAATTATACTAAATTAACTCTTCAATTTCATTAACCAATACAACACCAAATTCAGCCAATTAAAGTTGTACAGATGAACTGAAACCAAAATTAATTAATGCAGTATTCCATGCAGTAATGTGGTCTGGACTCGTTGAATATCCATCATTAATTAACTCATCAAAACATTCTTTCAATGCTTGTTCTGTGCGAATGCTGGAAATAACCATAATAAGATTTACGTAATCAACAGAAACAATATTATTAGTTTTAGCTGCCTCTTTTAAACTTAAATATAAAGGTTTTAAGCTACCAACCAAAAGACTACAGTAAAGTTCATCCCAATTAGGAAGAACAGCTACAACGTCAGCAGCGTCAGGAGTATTGCCTTCCTTTAACCAAATTTCGTAAAGTTGCCAGTCACCATTATTTCCTTTGGGGATAATTGCTCCATCTGACCTCAATATTGAATCAGAATCGTTTGCCAATAGTTGATAAGAGAAGTTCATATTTTTGCTTTTATTTAAGGAATGTAAGCTGATACTGTGTATATGGGACTGCCTCCATAGAATCCCGCCGCTGGGCTTGTATAGGTGGCTCTAGTGGAGTCGGCACTAATTCCTGCACTTACAGTAATTGATGAAGTGCCAAAAGTGGGATTTGAGGAAATTAGATTTCTAATTCTAGTAGTCCCAAACATATTTAGGTGTAGACTTTCGGTAGTTAGATTTTGACCAGCGGCGGTGTAATAACTATATAAATGGTCAGACATTCTTATAAAATATCTCTGACACTTTCTTAATTCTTCTACATAGATTGTAGGAATAAAACTAGTAGCTGAAGAACTTTCTTCTAATTTTACATTTGCTAATTGGAAAGTTCCAGAAGAAGCATTAGAACCAAATGTAAATAAAACTTCTAGACCTCTTTCTACTTCTTGAGGACAAGTAAAACTCCAGGAAAATCTAGTTGAAGCGTTGGTAATAGAGATTGTTGTAGTAGCAATTTGAGTTTTTGTGGGACTAGCAATAGTTCCGAAAGTGTCAGCAGATGTCGTAGGTCTGCTCGCTGTAATTGTTAAAGAAGTTAAATTGCTATGAGAACATTCAAAGGATAAAGTTACTGTTTTTGTTGCTAAATTAACAGCGTCGGCGGATTCTATTCTTTGCCCTATTCCCATAGCTGCTGTATTAGCGTTAGTCTGTATTTGCAGTCTTTTTGCAGATAAGTTTCCTTCTTGCGATAAAGTTGAATTAGCTCCTACAGAATAAGCAAACCAGCAGTCAAGAACTGGATACCCTAAAGAAGCTGTAGGGATGGCGTTCCCGGCTGTAATTGTTGCTGAAGTAGCCGCCTGAGCTACTTTGAAGTCACTATTAATAATATAGTTGCGGTTATCCCTTGTAGCACTACTCGGATTATTTATAACAATTCCCATTACACAACCTCCGTAATCCTTGCAAATCCGTTTGCACTTGACCAGATACCTCTGATTTCACCTGAGTAGTCATCTCCTCCAAAAATAGCAGATGATGGAGTATTGCCTACTTTAGCAGCTAAAAATAGCGAGTAGTTTGTCGTGCTTGCTGCACTAGCGTTTAGCGTTACATATAAGTCTGCTGTTGAGTCATTTAGTATTATCACTGTTTTTCTGTTGTTGTTAGCCGCCAATAATGTTACAGATGTCGCACTACTGGCTACGTTTGTTAATGTTGATGTTGCCGCAAAAGCGGGACTTACAGATAGAGAAGCGGAAGAAGTTTTTGTCCCTAATGTCGAGGGGAGTTTGCCGTCAATACTACTTAATGATGTATTGCCAGTGGTCTGATTTGCTGCTGTAGCAGCACCCGTGGGTAAACTAATTGTGCCTGTAATGTTGGTTAGTGACCCTATGTTATTAGTGCCGACGGGCAAAGCTGGCAAGGCAGTCAATGACACAGGTTGAGTTACCCCACTACCATCCACCAGTAGTCGAGTAGCTGTGACAGTTAGGTTACTAGGTAATTTGGTGTTAATGCTTGCTAAATTGCCACCAGACTCTAGTGCCAACAGAGATGTGTTTAAATTAGTACCTGCGTTTGCGGTGAAGCTAGTATTAGTAAATGTGAGATTAGGTGCAGTCCCTATATTAAAAGTAGGTGTAGATGTAAATGCTGGTAATGTACCACTGATACCCACAGATGTTGGCGGAGTTAAAGCTGTAATTTGGGTAGCAGGTAAAACAACTGGGGTACTAGCAGCAGCTAACGCTTGTCCTAGTACCGGAGTTTTGGTGTCTATACTAGACAAAGATGTATTGGCGGTAGTTTGTAAACTACTAGTAGCAGCACCGCCTGGTAAAGGCAGACTACTAGCACTTACAGGTTGTGTTGCTTGCCAAAATGTGCCGCTAACAGGTACAGGATTTCCTACGTCATTAGAAATCTCTAAATTTGCGTTATTAACAGTTACACTAAGACTGGCAATATCTACCGGAACTTTGCCATTGACTAATGCAGGCAACTTACCGTTAATACTTGTTAGTGATGTATTTCCTATAACTTGGTTAGCTGCACTTGCATCACCACCTCCACTACTATCAGTTATAAATTGAAGTAATGCTTCTACTTTCTCATCTTTAGTTAACTGATTAAATGTTTTGTTAACACCATTATCTGCACTATAAACTTCATTATATTTATCTGTAAGTTGTTGTTTAGTTATTGTCATAAGTGATAACGACGCAAATAAATACCATTAAGAGATAGAAAAAATAAGTAATTAATCATTTAGACATACTACCGAATCTAGGTTTAGCTATCATTTGACCGAATGTTCTCTTACCTGCTGCTTTTAATGGTTTAGGGAATGCAGTTCGTTTGTTATATGCACCAAATGACTCACCAACTTTAGGTGCATTAAATGCTTGCTTACTAAGACCCTTTGGTTGAGGAGGTTTAGGTGGTGCTATTTTATTACGCAAGTTACTTAGACGTTCACCTATTCCTACTGCTTTAAAGTTATTTCTACTTTGTTGAAATGATTGTTGTTTAGCTGCACGTCTAGCAGCACTTTTAGTTGCATAAGTTGTTACGTTCTTACCAGTTCTATTAATTAAGTTATTACTGTAAGGTTGTGTATTACCTACAGTTGGTAATCTTAAAGGTTTACGTACAATATTTTTACGTCCTAAAACTTTGGGTGCTGTAAAAACTTTACCTGTTCTTGAACGAAATGCGTTCTTTACTGCGATTGGAAGTCTTATTGCCATAATTAATAAAGATAAAAAAGTTAATATATCTTGTTTTGTTTCATTATACTATTTAAGTTATCACTATAAGGTGCGAATTGTTTCCCTTCTTTAGTTGCATTACGTTTACTTCTTGTTGCACTACCGTATTGCTGTGGTGATAGTTTCTTAATGACTTTCTTTGGTAAATAACGTTCACCTGTTACGCTACTAGGTTTACCTGATTTCGTAGTCCACTCTTCGGACGACCATTTTTTCAAACTACGTTGTGTACTATTTTTTCTACGTTTGTAACTACCACCTGCTTCTTCATATCTTTTAACTAGTATTTGACTTTTTCTAGCACTCCATTTACCAGCAGCAGTACCACCAACATTACTATTTTTAATACTTTTTTTAATGCGTTCTCTTAATGATGGTTTGGTGTAATTGTTATTCATTTAGCAAACCTACCAGTGCCAGATGGTTTAGTATTACGACCCCATAGTATTTTTCTAGCCCAATAGTTTTTACTAAACTTATCATCCTTAGTTAATTCGCCACTTTTATTTCTTATTCCACCACTACGTTTAAGGTAGTTTTTTCTAGCTTCTGGTGAATAATTATGTCCGTATCCCTTAGCACCAAAACGAATTACTTTATATTTACGTTCACCGTTAACAACTTTACTTGCTAATACTATTTTTTTGTGTTTACCATCATTAGCATTAACAATTTGATTAGGTTTCAAAATGCGCCCATTTCTTAATCTATAAACTTTTCTTTTCTTCTTATCCTTACTACCAGTTCTCCTACCAAATTCAATTACATCATTATTATTAGCAGAATAATAACCTATTATCGCAATACGATCTTTTTTTATCCTAGTTGCATTTTCTCTCATCATTTGAGCAGTTTTTTTATTACCGTATTTTTTCTTTAAGTTATTAATATAATATTTAGCATCTTTTAATGTTCTTGAACCTGTTACAGCCATTCTTCTATCATCAATTCTTTCTTTTAAATTATCTTTACCTACTACACCTTGTAACTTTAAATTGCCTTGAATCGCTTTATTAGAACTTGTCGCATTAGGTGGTGTTTCTAATATATTCTTAGGATCTAATTTAAAAGTTGGGGGTATTTTATTACCTTTACCTTTTAATCCTAAATAACCTAATCCTAATATTAAACCTGTACTTCCTAATCCTAGTCCAATATTACGAATAAATTTTGATTTACGTTTCTTTTTATCTTTAGAACCTAAAAGTCTACCAAACTCAACATTAATATCAGATAGAAAAAACATATATTTAATTCCATAACAATAAAAACTAAATAACGCCGTACTCATTACAAGATACGGCGTTATTTTTTCTACCTGTTATTAAACTACTACGCGACCTGCTAAGTATTTAGGATTCATAACTACAGGTAATAGAACACTCATAGATTCAATCGTATCTAACAAAGGAAGTTGACTACGAGAGTTAACCATAACCAAAATAGAACTACCTTCTTGAGATAGACGTGTTTGGTTGATGTTGTTTTGGAAGTGTTTCATTTCAATAGTTTGACCCATTGCTTGAACACCCATGTCAGTCTTCAACATTACTACACGATTTTCAGGTAAGAAACGTGCGTTATCAACATATTTATCTCTAGTTGCGGTTGAGTTTTGAGCATTGGTGTAAGGAACTTGATAGTATTCATCATAAGTCTTAATTGGAGGAATACCATAAGCAATTAACACTTGAGATAATGTGTTCATACTAACAGCACCAACACCACCAAAACCTGCTAATTGTCGTGATTTTTCAATGGTTGTTTTTTGTTGACACAAATTGATTAAACGACGTTCTGACATTACAATCAGATCAGGTTTAAAACCATTAGTATCTTGATAATCAAGTACCCAATCTTGTAATAAACCAATACCATCTGCATATTCTAAATCATCCCATTTATTTAATTTAGGATTAGCAGTATTACCTGTTGTCACTAACGCAGTAGGAAAATGTTTAGATGTATAACTAGCGGAATCATCTTTGAAGTTAACTACAAGAGAAACACCAGTACGAGCGTCAGTACGGTTGATTTCACCAGTACAAACTACATCCCAACTCATTGCTGTTAATACGTCAGTTATACCAAATACTAATCCTTCAATCTTGTTATAAATAGTTTCAGCAAAAGTATCGTTAAGTCCACGAATCATACCCGTGCCACTCATATTAGGCATAGACATGATAGGTTGATTCTTATATTGCGCTTCTTCCATTAACTCAAGCATTTCTTCTTGAGTTTTACCATCAAATTGATGAGCTAAACCTACTAATTGTAGTTCACCAACCATACGTTGGAAACCACCATGAGCAGCAGTAGGAATACGACCATCTCTTGTGATGAAAGAGGCAATTGGCATTAACTTCTCAGTTAAATAACCAATGAATTTATTGTTATCGAAAGTCTTGATAGGCATGAATTGATCAAGCAAACGAGAACGTTGCTTAACCCGAAACATTGTATCGTCAACTAATTGTTCAGCATATTTAGCTTGTAATTTATCAGTCAGAAAAGATTGAATTGCGCCCATGATTATGAATGTTAATAAGTTTGTTTATGTTGCAAACTCAAAACATTGCGGGACTCTAACCTTTATTTTTCTATCTTTTATTGAATTAGAATATAGTTCCGAATGTTAACTTAGGTAACGCTGTAATCAAAGTGTGATCAAAGTAAGGTAATAACTGAGTTCGTACGCCAACAGAATGAGCATATAAACTTAATGCTTGAGATTTGATTACAGTAAAGTCAACAGCGTGAATATGTAATCCCTTAATCTCACTAATACCTCTTACTCCTAAGTTAGCACCAACAGGAACAGTAGCAGTAGCAGCAGCAGTTAATGTAGCAATACCAGTAGCATAAGCAATTGATTGAATAGTTCCAATTGCAGTATTGTTATGTGCCATAACTCCACTATTACTTAATGCTGCTGATGTAACAGTACCACCAGTAGTTAAGGTATATAAGCTAATTCCATTCTTAGCATAAATATAAACAACGTTAGCTGCATTAAGAGCATAAACTCGATCCTTTATGATAGGAGTAGAGTTAATAGCATTAACTACTTCACTAGCAGTAGTAGTAGTGTTATTAGTTGTTGCTGTTGCTGTTGCAATAACGCCTTCTAATGTTACAGTAACAGTTTGTGCTGCACTAACAGTAGTAATAGTTAAAGTAACGTAAGGTTCTACTGTATGTAAGATATCGCCAGGAACAAAGATGTTGTAAGGAGATAATGTAACAGTAGTTGTGCTAGATGCAGTAACAGCTGTTTTTGTTTTACAACGAGGTAAGAAACGATCTACACCATTAGTCATTGTTGCAACAAATAGACCAGCAGGTACTTCAGATTTAGCTTCATTATTTAAACTAATGTAATCAGAAGTAACAAGACTATTACGGTTAGCAACGTTAATGTCAGCACCAACGTTAACTAAGATTGCAGGATCAACTGCGAATGAACCATTATTACGTGACCAGTAAGCCATATTTAATTAATTACCTTATTGATTATTTGTTTTGATTACGAAACTTGATCATTTCAGCCGCAATTTGAGAAATAGCATCTTCTTCTTCTAATTCTTCATCACTGATTTCTTCTTCTACTTCGTAACCAAAAGATGCAATTTCAGGCATTGTTTCAAGTACACGTAATGCGTAATTCATTCCGTATAATTCAATAGCAGGATTCAAACCCTTCTGATCGCATAAGGAACTAAAGTGAGCGTAACGATCTCCATCGGTAGAAAAATTACCTAACATTGTTTGTACAACATTAGGAGTTACTTTACCTTGTTGAACTAAAGCCCATGCTTGTTGTTCAATCATTTGTAATTCATCTTTAATGGTAGCGGCGGATTTGAACTCGGCAATTTCAGATTCAAGTTGAGCTACACGGTAAGATGCTTCACTGTCGTATTCTTCATCTTCATCTTCATCTTCTTCGTACTCATCTTCATCATTTAAGTAATCATTAATATCTTCACCACGTTCTTCAACACCAGCGATGAATAGGTTAGCTTCTAATTCTTCATTACCAGGATCAATTGCATTAGCTACATCAATACTGAACTCATCAGATGGGTCGAGTTCACCAGTCAAGATACTGTAGATATCATTAGGATCGTAACCAGTTGCCTCAGCTAAACCGTAACAGTAAGATTCAACATCTTCAAAACCAACAGCTTCACCTAGTTCTAGTAAAGCAGCACCATATTGACTACCAACGCTGAACTCAGCATAATCGCTATCATCAGCACCGTATTCAAGTTCATCGTAACCTTCTGCATCAATATCAAGAATATTTTCAAGACGTTCTTGATATTCTTGATATGCGTTAATTCGTAATCCTTCAAATTCTTCACCATCAATTTGCCCCAACTCATACATCTTTTCAAAGTTGGCAATAGTTTCGTTAAATAAGTCAGTATTATATTGAATTGCTTGTTGTGTTTCCATATTATTTCCACTTGGAGAATTAGTATTTTTTACGTTTATTACGATATGAGCTTACAATACCTGCTGTAGTACCTGCTGCTAATCCTGCAATAGCACCAATCTTATTAGCTCTAGGAGTGCTACCAGCAATTGCTCCACCTGTTAAACCAAGAGTTGCACCTACAGCAGCAGCATTAGCAGTATTAGGATTGAAAGTTGAGTCACGTAATCGTCTTAGATTCCTTCTCCAACTAGGAATCTTATCTGAACTACCCTTTTTTCTACCGTATTCAGATATATTGTAGTCAGATAGAAAAAACATGATTAGTACCTATTTCTTTTTCTTTTTGTTCATCATACGGTAAGCACCATAACCAGCAGCACCTAAAGCACCTAATGTACCTGCTGTAGCAAGTCCACCACCAAGTAAACCTAACTTACCATAAGAGTTCATCCAAGCATTACCAGCTTTACCAGCAACATTTTTAGCAGCTTCACCTACACGACCAGGAATACCTTTATAATCGTAGTTCTTAACTTTACTACCAAAATCTTTAACTGCTTGAACGTCACGATTTAATTGACCTTTAGCACCACCTCGCATCTTACGAGCTAATCTTTGACTTTCATTAGGATCTACAGATCCACCAAGTCCAGTTTTCATTCTTAAATCAGATAACTCTTTACCTGCTTTACGAGAACCTAATTCAGCACCTCCATATCTAGCACCAGCCGCTAAAGCACCTGCTCCAGTTAAACCACCAGCACCGACACCTGCATAAAATCCTAATCCACGTTTTTTACGTTTCTTTTTATCTTTACCACGTTTAAATTCAGCAGCTTGATAAGCGTTACGAGTTAAACGTTCGTAATCTTCCATTGAGAAAGCAGCAATAGGTCTAGTCATAATTGTTAATTATTTATAATGGACTATCAACAACAAAAGTATTTTTTGTTCTTAATTGTTTAGCTTTAGTTTGTAAATTACTAGATGGTATGAACTTACCTGATTTAGTTAACATTCTTCCACCTGACTTAGTAATTACATTAGTAGCTACTTTACGTTGACGATCAGATAACTTAGGATTCTTAGTAACACTAGATCCTGATATAGTTTGACCTATTCGTTTACCTAATCTACCAACACCGGCTAACTTACCTTTAGTAGCATTAAGCATTTTACTTCCAAACTTACTACCAATTTCACCTAGTGTCTTACCAGTAGTACCACGTTGTCTTAATGCTTTTAATACACCACTTACGGCTTGACGATAGCCAAATTCTGCATTTTCAGAATTATATATAGCTTCCATATCCGCCATACTAAATGCAGCTAATGGTAAATCACTACTGTAACCAACATTAGGATTAACACCTCTACCTTGTTGCATCATACGTGGATCTTGGTATTCCTCTTCTTCTTGTTCATCTTGATTCATACCAATTAATTCAACAAACTGATCAACAAATTCTTGAATAGCTTGCATTTGTAACTCACTAGGATCTGCACCATTAAGTAAGTCATCATCTGCCATTTGTATGTTCTTAGTAATAGTCCAAAGTTGTTCAGTTAGTAATTCGTATTGTTCTTCTAACTGTTCCATTTGATCGTTATCATTACGAAGATCATCAAATGTTAATGCAGTAGAATTATTACCGAAGTTACCGTAACTAGCATTTTCACTATATAGAGACATTCCTACTATAGCGGGTTGTGGTGTTAATGAAAGTTCGCGTATTGTTTCAGTAGCAAGATCAAGTCCAGGGCTAACTGTTTTAACAATATTCTTACTAACTTTTTCTACTGCATCAGCAGCTTTGATAACTACTTCATCAACAAACAAACCTAATTTACCAATAAGATGTTTAGCTCGTTTGTTAGGTAGGTTATCTTCAGTTATTACTTCTAGTCTTACACCACTTTCAAGCGATCCTAATGTATCCTTAGTAGACTTATTGTGATTATCAAGTACAGGAATAGTAGCACCACTATCAAATAGCGCATTAGTGTTTTCAGCTATCTTGAATAATCTGTTCCTACTGAATATATGTGTTTTCTTCTTACTATCAGTATGAGTTCCTTCTACTAAGATTAAACCTCCTGTTGTAACAGTACCATCGTCATTAGTTGAATAATTACTGTTATCTATAAATCCACTGTCGAAATGGATTAACTTTGTCATGTTAAATAGCTAATTAATCATAGACAACTAAGCTTGTTATCTATACATACGTTATCTTATGTATAGTAGATGTAGTAACTAATTTGAAATACACTCAATATGTCAATAACTAAAGAAACAAGAGTTGAAAACAAATACAGACAATTAGTAGCTAAACGTATTAAACAAGCAAGACTAGAAGCTAACTTAACACAAATAGAATTAGCTAATCTAATGTTTTGTGACAACAGTAACATTAGTTATATTGAAAGTGCTAAACAATCAGTTGATGTTGAAACACTAATTCAGTTTAGTAAGGTACTAAACAAACAACCTATATTTTTTCTATCTGATATATAACTGATATACCGTACTATGCCTAAGCAAGATGTTAATGTTAAGGGTTATGTAAGAAGAGGTAAGTTAGTAAGAAACTACAAACGTAAACAAGATAGAAAAAATAATACGTTACTTAATACAGCTAAAATAATTGGCGGCGCATTAGGTGTTAGTGCTATTACTTATCTTGTATTACGAAAACGTTATGTTAATAACTTAAATGTTGTAGCTAATAACTTAAAAGCTAATCCTGATATTGGTGAGAAGTTAGCAGATAATGTTAAAGATATTACGTTTACTATTGGTGGATTTGGTAGTGGTAAAGCTAAAGGAGATGAATCACCCTTAAAACAAGCAGAAGCTATTATGACTGCTATAAGAAAAGATATGAATAGTAAAGTTAGAAAAAATCATAAGTTTGTAGCATTAGATCATAACTTTACATTTACACCACCTAAGAATCAAATATTATATTTCCCTACGGCATTTAAAAAAATATCATCACCTTTATTTAGTGGACGTAATGATGAATCTGTTAAGTTAGCAGAACAAATATATAGTTGGTATATGAAAAATCCAACTAAGAAGATAAATATAATTGGATACAGTGCTGGATCTAATATGGCGCGTGATATTCAATTTATGTTAGATAAAAAAGGTGTCAAACTTAAACTTACCACAATAGCAAGTTCTGATTTTAAAATACATCCAACTAAAAAAGCACTTAACATAATGGGCGATAATGATTGGTTTGCACCACTTAAATCAAAGAACGCAGTTGTTATTAATAATATTAATACTCATATGTTAAATGCTTATTTACAAGAAGGTAAAGGTACTAATAAGTTAGTAACTCTACCTATAATCAAATATCTTTATGATTAGAAGAACCTTAATCTATTAAATCTTCTAAAGTTACCACCTAACTGTTCACGTAATTTATTAGCTAACTCTTTACGTTTTTTTCTATTTCCATTATTACGACGGTTTATATTTATTTGAGTATATAAATCATCATCAAAACTATAATTTTTATAACCACCTATTAAACCTCTAGCATTTTCTTTACGTTTTTCTAGTTTATTTTTATTACGTAAGTCGCGTCTGTCTCTTAATTTAAAAAATTCATCACCTGTTGCAGTTGTATTTAATTTACCTTGAGCTTTAATACCTTTTTCTATCATTTCTTTTAACTTTTTAGTTTCTTCTGGTGTTAAATCCGGCGCATTCTTGTACATATTAACTGCGGTTTGTCCTACACCAGAAGTAAAAGGTTTACCAACTGCTAACGTTACATCTTGAGATAACTTATCACTATTAATTTTCTTCTTTACCTTATGTAAAACATCTTCTACTAATCTTCTATTTTTGTAACCTAAAGCTAATGTTCCTAATGTACCAACACCAATTAATCCTTTACTTAAATTAGTAAGTTCTTTCTTACCTTTACTATTCTTTTTAATTAGTGCATCTTGTATTCGGTTATATCCTTTAACTACTTTACCTTTTCTGGTAAATGACTTAACTCTAACTTCTTTCTTGTTGAAGAGTGCGAATTGCATATGTTATTTATTCTTATTACGTTTACGATACTTATCCCCACCATAACTAGTTTTATATAATCCTAACCCTGCAACTGCACCAGTAGGAGCATAGATAGCTGCTGCTAACTTACCTGAATTATTAGGATTGGTTAAATAGTTTTCCCATTTAATAAGTGCATTAGTATTTTGCTTTGATCTTCTAGCAATACCTCTACCAATAAGTTCACCTTTACGTTTAATTTGTTCACGTATAATGTCATAACTATTAACATCGGGGTTAAGGTTAGTACCATCTCCTAATAACTTAATATCTTTGTTATTTCTAGATAAGTATTGATATTCATCAACTAACTTACTAGCACTTTCTCTTAATTTAGCTTCAGTTTTAATTCTATTTTGTTGACCTAACTGATCTGATATAGCTCTTAACTTATCTCGTTGAAGTTGATATGCAGGATTACTAGCACTTAATTTACCAATCCCATAACTTAATCCTGCTAAAACACCAGCACCAATAGCTGCTGCACCAACACCTTTAGCTATTTTAATTGCACGTTCTTTATTTGATTCTTTAATATCATCACGTCCCAATCTTTTGTTAATCTTATCTGCACTTTTACGACCACCTAAGTAGCCTAAACCAGCACCAACTACACCTGCTGTTAATGCCACTTTACCTGCACCTTTAAAAGCTTTACCACCATAACTTTGTAATACAGCAGGATCTATTCTAGCTTCCAATGCTTTTAATGGGCTAATATTAGGGTATTTCTTTTTAATTTGTTTAGCTAACTTAGCACCACTGTAAAGTAATGATCCTGCACCACCTAACATTGCTAAATTAGTACCTGTTGAAATACCCTCTTGAATACCAGATAAGTCTTTATCTTGATATGGTATCATCTTTTTTTCTAACTCTATTTGTTTTTGTTGTTGTATCTCACGTTCTTCAGGAGATAGAAAAAATCTGTTACCAATGGCTTTCCCAGCTATAGCACCACCAAGTGCGCCGTACATAGAAGCTTGCGTACCTAAGTTAGTAAGTGTACTTATATCAATATTAGGATATTTTCTAGCTAATAATGCTGTAGCACCTAATCCTCCAACTAGTCCTGTTAATGCACCAGCACGCATAGCTAAAGAAACTTTCTTCTTATTACGATCATATGATCTAACTACTTTTCCTTTTCTTACATAACTCTTAACTTTAGATTTTTTAGTTGTCATAATTATTGTTGATCTAGTCCTTTAATTAATGATAAACTTTTAACAGGTATCCCATATACTTTTGGTTCTACAGGATAATTGCGCCATTTCTTCTTACCAATTGGTGAATATGGTGACGCTTTATGTTCTAAATAACTAGAACCTGCCATTGCTCCACCTACTAACGTACCACCAACTAAACTACCAATTATTGCGGCTTTCTTGTAATTAGGATTAACATTGTTAAGTTGTGATCTAATACCTTCATTGTGAACACTGATCATGTTACCTGCTACTCCACCTATAGCTGCACCAATTGTTGCTGGTATTCCAATACGTAAACCAGCACCTAATCTACTCATACGTTTAACTTTATCCTTACTTCCTAATCGTCTAGCAAATGTAACTTCTAAGTCAGATAGAAAAAATAGGTGTGAATCGTTAAGTTGATTCATTTTTTTGCAAAATTTAACTAAGTCATTAGCGGCGGAAAAGTCACTTAGGAAGTCATTTAGTCTATCAATCTCTTCTTGACTAGTAGTAATTATAGGAGCATCTACATCTACAGATTTACTAATTCCATTGTCACTATACGCATTAGGATTTCTAGTTAATTTTTTTCTTTTTTTTAATTCTTCAGTATAAATATTTTTAATTTTACTCATTCTAGTTAATTGTTTCTTTAATTTTTCTAAATATTCTGGATCATCTTCTAAAACAAAATCTATTTTATCTAATGATATATCTTTATCTATTACTTTACTTAAACCAATTTTATTAATAAGATTTTTAGGTTCTGTTAGCCATCTTTCTCTTTGCCTTGCTTCTTTATCTAATTTTTTATATTCTTCTATCAACTCTTTTAATCTTTTACTGGAGTTAATTTGATCTTCTACATCAATAAATGGTTTCATTTCTTCGTATAACTCATTAATTTTAATGTCGAGTTCATCATCTAACATTTCACTTGCTTTTTTTGTCTCTTCTTCTATTTTCTTAGGACTAAGTTTATATATCTTAATAGGTAGATTAACTCTTTTCAATGGTAATACTGGTAAATTACTATCAACAACATTACTAACACTACTTGTTGTTTGTATTTGTTGTTTAGGTAAAGATGCTGTTAATCGTTTAGCTATCTCTTCATAATCAATATTAGTAGTTTTAGGTTTAGGTTGTTTATCTAACACACCTTTAACTACATCTTCAACATCTTGTTTAGTTAGTGTTTGTTGTACAGGTTGTTTAGGTCTAACAATTTTAACTTTAGCTATAGGTCTAGGTGTTGCTTCACTAACTCTACTAACAATATCATCTACATTAACAATATTTTCTTTAGGTAACTTGCTAATTATCTTATTAGCTATTTCATCTGTATCAACTTTAAATTGTTGAGGTTTAACTTTACCTTTCCCTAATAAGTAAGCACCAGTTAATGTACCAACTCCTAATATTCCAATGCCGCCACCCAGTAATGCCGATTTAATATCAACTTTACGATCATGTTGTCTTACAATACGACCCTTACGAACATATGATTTTACTTTAGTTTTACTTTTAGCAAACTCTACAGACTTAACATCAGATAGAAAAAACATTAATTATTAACCTATTAAATCAAGTTTTTCAGTTGGAATACCATACCATCTCGATGATTGTTTGTAATTCTTCCATTTATTTTTACCAATTGGTGAGTAAGGTGAATTACGATGTTCAAGATATGATCCGGCAGTACCCAATACTCCACCTAAAGAAGCAACAATCATTGCGCCTTTTTTACCACCAACAACTTAACTTGCTGTACCTAATGTAGTAGCTCCCATTGCACTACCAGTACCAACACGAACTTTAGCACCCTACTAACCCATACGTTTAGCTTTCTTTTTTCTATCTCGTCCTCGTTTAAATGTAGTTAGTTCGCTGCTATTAAATTCCCAAACATAATTAGGATTATCTAGGTTTTTCTTTACTGCTTCTTCACTCCAATCTTTATACACACCACTAGATGGTTGTTGAGGTACTTTGGGAAAGTTAGTAGGTGTTGTATTAACAGTGGGTATATTATCTTGAACGCTTTTAGCAACATTCTTGGCTTTATATAAATCTTTACCTGCCCTTCTTAATAACAAACCAGATGCAGCTAAACCGCCTATACCTAATGCACCATAACCTAATATCTTTTTTCAATTACGTTTACGAGGAGTTTTATCTTTAGCACCTAATTTACGGTATTCTGAAACATCATAATCAGATAGAAAAAACATAATTAATTAGTTAATTAGATTTACGACGTTTGACTTTATTTTTATTATAAAATGGATTCAATCTTTCAAAACCTTTAACTAATTTACCTTTACGAACATACGATTTTACTTTGCTTTTTCTATCTCTTAATTTATCAGGTTGACCACCTTTAATTAAATTAATACCTTTCTTACCTAACATATAACTACCAGCACCACCTAATCCTAATATTGCTGCACCAGCTAATGCACGTTTAGGGTTAGCTGCTATTAACTTACCAGCACCTTTGAATAAATTACCATTACCTTCTTGTTCTAACAGATATTTAGTTGCAGCAAACCTATTACCAAATGCTCTTACTTTTTCTTTTGTTTTAAGTGCATTACCACCAAAACCACCTTGTTCTGATTGAAATGACTTACCCATTTTTAATGGGTTACCAAATGGATCATCTATGTCATACTTAAACCTTTCAGTATTGTTGAAATAATCATCTGTACCAGGAATATATAATGTTTTACCTACACCAACAGCACCAAGAGCAGGAGAACTAACTAGCTTTTGAGTCCAACCAGCACCTAAACCTAAATATTTAGACGTTTTTTGAGTTCCAATTTGATCTTGTAATGACTCTTGTAATTTAAGTAATCTAGCTGCCTTTTTATCTCCACTTTTAGCTTTATCACTTAAAAATTTATCCAATGTACGTTTATATGAAGATCCTTTTAAAAGTTTATTTGTTTCATAACTACTAACTCTAAGAATGTTATCTTTGTTCTTAATATATTCTTTAAATTCATCTTTATATTCATTAAATAATTCTTTATATTTAAGTTGTGTATTTTTAATACCTTTAATTCTACTGGGATCTTTATAACTTCTCTTAGCTATATCTTTAGTTTGTTTAATTACTTTTTTAATATCTTTTTGAGTTCTTCTAACTTCAGCTTTAAGTTCATCTGAATTATTTTTCAATCGTTCATAACGTGACTTATAGAAACGATTTCCACTTTCGGCTTTTTTTTTGATTTCTTCTAAATACTTTTCAGGAGTCATATCATTTAATTTTTTCTCAAGTGGATTCAGCATTGAAGATAGAGTACCACCAATAAACTTAGCCCCTTTTTCTACATCTTTATCTGTTAATTTACCTGCTTTAGATCCACGATAACCTAATACTTGTACTTTTCTATTAATTACATCCCATATAGGACTTAATGGGTTACGTTCATTCCAAAATGGATGATTAGGGTTCTTACCGCTAATAAATGTGTAACCTTTAGCTCTATCCATAAACTCTTTTGGTAACTTCATTGATGCAGTAACACCACTTTCTGCACCACCATAAGCAGGATCTAAATAACCTTCTTTAATAATATTTGCAGCAGCTTTACGACTTGTACCATGTTGTTCTAACCTAGCACCAACTAATCTAGGTAAACCGCTTCTTACAGCTTGAGTACCAACAATACCAGATCCTCCTAATAACGCAATACCTTTAACTTTTTGAATAGTACGATTAGGTTTCTTTTCTTCATCTTTTTGTTTCTTAAATGTAGATAGATCAGATAGAAAAAACATAATTAATCAAGCGACGAATTAAATTTAGTTATTAGATTAACATTCAAACTATTAATCCTATTATAAGTTGTTTTAATTATATTTCGGTAATCAGATAATACGATAGCCATAATCAATAAATCATTATCTGGGTTAGGGGAATTAGACATTTGTTTAATTAGGGATTTTAAATCAACATCTAATAGTGTTTTTGTAATTTGTTTTTCAAATGTCTTAACTTCTTTAGTTAATTCATCTAATCTACTTGAATAATAAAAGAAATCCTTATCACTTATTCTACCTGTTTTACCGAATATAACTTCTAATTCATTTAATACTCTATCTACATAATTAATATTAAAGTCATTAGTTCTAATCTTGCTAAGGGATGTAGTTAAAGTACCTTTTATTTTCTTTAAATAATCTAATATTAAGTTGGGATTAGCATTAACTATCTCACTTTTAATTTCATTAGCTCTATTGTAATAACCACCTAAGTTAACGTTTAAATCATCATATCTATTAATAAGTATTCTTTCTAAATCAATCAACTCTTGATTTATTTGTCTTCCTATATTGGTACTACCAAATATAGTTGCTATGTCATCATCTACCTCACCTAATACATTAGTAAGTTTAGATATACCTTCTTCTCTTAATGACATTAGAGTTCTTATTTCAGTGTAGATAAGTACATTATCTTGTTCGTACTTATTAATGATATTATTAACTTGCCTTATGTCATTACGGTATTGTTTTATTATTGCATTACGTTGTTCCTTAGTTAATGCACTACGTACATATTCTTTATATCCTTGTAATCGTTCAGTTATCTCATCTAATTCATTACGAGTTGGAATACTAACAACACTTGCAGGGTTAACAGTATTAAAGTTATTACGCTGTCTTATTGCATCATCAAGTACATCTCCTACTTCATCTAAATAATCTTGATTAATTGCTCTGTTAACTTGTTGTTCGTAAGGTTTTATATCTACAGTTTTAGTTGGTATGTTTAATGGAACAGGATCTACATAAACAAATTCTTCATCTAATTGATTACGTAATTCAGGTAGCTTACTACTTTTAGGTTGTAGTTCGTCTAATGGAATAGGAACATCATTGTCTATATCATCTAAGTTACGCGGTAATTGTTCTAATATCTCATCTTGGTTTTCTCTAGCTACATCAATAAGACTTGGTGAATCATCTACTTGATTAGCAACATCATCTACTATTTCATTAGTATCATTATCAACTTGTGGTTGTTGCGACGGTTTAATCTTAACGTTCTTAGCAGCTTTAACTTTTCTAATTAACTGTTCTTCATTTTCAATGATCGTTTCTATAGTTTCATCTGCTATTCGTTTAATATATTCAGGTGCTTTAACTTTTTTAGGTATTATTTTAGTTACTTGAGGTGTTTGTTCAGCTATGGTAGGTTGTATTGGATTACGTCTTGTCATACGAAATGCAGCATACATCGCCGCAGTACCAAGTATAAGTAAACCAGCACCAGCAGCCCATTTCAATACACTATTATTTAATAACTCTGATTTTTTTAACTTAATTTTCTTTTTTCTATCTTTATCATTATCATCTTTATCTGTAACTGGTACTAATATACAAGCACAAAAAGGATGAACTGGTATTTGTAATTCAGGATTACTTGTTACTTCATCAATTGAGAACTCTTTACCGTTACGTTCCCAACATACAGGACATACAGATCCTTTATAGTTGCCAGCTAAATTACCATAATACGTACTATTGTAACTTCTTATAGTACCAGCATCATTCTTGTTAGCATTATTAAGTTCTCTACGTTTGTGTTCAACACTAACTTCCCAACGTACATAATCAATATTGTTATTCTGGTAATAATCTAATCTACCTAAGTTATATGCAGCATTAAGTTCAGTTAGTGCAATACGTTTAGTGTTATAGAAGTTCTGATCTTGTTGTCGTATCTGTTTACGAACATCACTTCTTATTTGATTTAATTCTTTAATTGAATAAGTATCCTTAGTTAGTTTAAGTTTCTCCTTATATTGTTGTGATATAACAACAAATTGTTTACTCTTATCTTCTGATTCATCTATTTCTTTTTTAATTCGTTTATTTTCGTTAGCTAATTCTTGTTCTAATTCGTTAATTTTATCAGCTATTTTCTGACGTTGCCTAACAGGTGTATTACGAAGTTCAAGACTTAATTTACCTATATCTCTTTTTAAACTCTCTGTATTATCTACAACTTCAACTTTTTTATAACTACTTATAATTCTAGTTAAATCATTATCCTTTTGCTTATATTCATCTATATTTCTTGTATCACTAATATACATACGACGTATTTTAGTAACATAGCTCTTATCTTTATCTGATCTATTATCGTTAAAATAATCTGGTATTATACCACCAATAACTTTGTTATTATTATCTACTTTAACTAACTTATCTTTATAAGACGTAACAAACTGTTGATTCAATGAACCACTAATTACATCTAATCTTTTATCTAGATAAGCTTGTCCAAAACTAGTTTGTTCAAGGTTAGATGGAAGTGTTTCTTCTTGTTGTTCACGTAACTGTTGTACTTGTTCATAAGCTTCGTTACTTGATTTGTTACTAGGAAACTTATATTGTTTGTTATCTACTTTAGTTTCCTTACGTTCTTTAACTGGTTTAACTTTACCTATTTGTTCATTTTCAGTCTGTCTACCTTCGTAGTATTTATCTTTAAGCTGTTCTCTTTCTTCATTAGTTAATTCTTTTTTATCATTAGTCACATTACTTGCTTTTTTAATTTGTTTTTTTGCAACACGTTCTTTTTTGTCTATCTTTTGTTTAACGGTTTTAGGGGTTTCGCTATTTTTTAATCTTTTAAATAAATCTTCCTCATCTTTTACTAATTCATCTTTATATCTTGCTATTAATTCAGGTGTTACATTTTTTATACCTGTTGACTCAACATATTTTCTTATCTTATCATCATCAAATTCATTTCCTGTTTTGTATTTATCATTAAATCCTTTTAATTTTTCTATTAAATAAGTTTGTTTAGCTTCTTCTCTTCTTTTTTTACGATCTGCACGTAATAAATCATCAGCATTGTTAAATTTAATTAACTCATCACTACTACTAGTAAACTTAGCAGCACGTAATTCTTCAGCAGCATTAATTTGTCCCAATAACCATGACTCATTCCAAAGTTGCCATAGTGCATTCTTAATAGGTAGAAAAAAGTTAATACTACTTTTACCGATATTACCAATTAGATAGTTTTGAATATTATTATCAAGCGTATCTATAAATCTATTAACAACAATATCCTGTTGTCTTACTATTTTTTCTACCTGTTTGTTTGATAGTTGCGATTTAACAGGTGGTGTTTGTTTAGGCTTGCTGTAATTACTTAGTATATTATTCTGATTGAGGACGTAAGTAGTTAACATGAAAGAACTTCGTGGTGGCTTAATACTTATAATTGTAACCACTGTAGAAAAATATGTAGAAAGGTATACGTCCCAATTGTTGCAGAATAGGAACATATACCTTTGGTTGTAGAAAGTTATGTAGAAGCAATCCAAAGAAGAGGTATTTTAAATACCTCAAACAACGGAGAGGATGGGATTTGAACCCATGAGAAGCTTGCGCCTCTAACAGATTAGCAATCTGTTGACTAAAATAAACATTTCTTCTACAATCGTTGCAATAGTGTTTTTCTATCTCGGAAAACATTTTCAACTTATCACTTGATATTTAGCAGATAACTTGATTGATAAGTAAACATTTGACAACTGTGTAGAAGAAATTGTAGAAAACTTATGGTTAACAGGAAGTATGTTGGTGAAGAGTCACGTAGTAAGCAAGATAATTTTCTTGTACAAATTGATACAGCTATTACTGATGCCAACAATCGTCTCAACAGTAGTGGTAAAGCAAAGTTATTGATAGATAGAAAAAATAAACGTCTGTACTTACGTGGCACATTACCTGTAATTGAAGACCCAAACACTACAAAAAGATATTGGATACCATTCAATGAAACCACTATTCAAGGGGTAATTGATGCTGAAAACAAATGCCGCGAAGTAGATTCCTATTTGAAATATGGTGGTAAAGAATGGTGGTTATTACTACCTGATTATCAGAAGAAAAAAGTTGAACAACTTAAACCCCAAACTATGTTTGAAGTGAAGGAGGCATTTACCGAATCATATTGGAAAACAAGAGAGAAGTCTCGTAAAACATTATCAACTTGGGAAAAAAGTTACACCGATATATTCTTAAAGATACCTGATGATCAACTGTTAACTGAATCAAATATTAGTAACTGGATTGATTCAACACAACCTAACAGCAAACCACGTGCTGATCTAATTCGTGTTATTAAATGTTTAGCTGATCATGTTGGAATCAAAGATGATATTGATTGGAAACAATTCAGATGTAAATATCAACCTAAGAAACGCACATTACCTACTGATGGTTATATTGAAGCTACTTTCAATGGTATGCCTAGACAAGTAGCATGGACATTCGGAATGATAGCTACTTATGGTTTACGTCCTAGTGAGTTATTCTTACTAACAGAAGATTGTTACAGTAAGTTTACTTCTGAAAGTAATCACCGTAATGTATTACATATTTCTGATGATACTAAAACAGGTGAACGTATTGTTTATCCTATTCATCCAGAATGGGTAGATAAGTTTGAGTTGTTAGATGTAATGCAATTTGTTACTGCATCAACTAAACTTGAAAACATTATTAGCATACTTAATCAAGCATTTCAAAGATATGGTTTCAATCAACCTGCTTATAACTTACGACATCGTTATGCTATTAGAGCTAGTGAATTAGGAATAGCTGTTGATATAGCAGCTAAGTGGATGGGACATAGTGTTGAAGAACATACTAAGACTTATCAGAAGTGGATGGATCATACAACACATAACAAAGCATTCGATAAGATGTTAGATGTTAAGAATGAAATAAGTGAGTTAGATAGGTTAAGAATAGAGAATCAATATCTTCGTAATGAAGTACAAAGATTGAAGAAGTTAATAACTTAATGTAGAGATAGAAAAAAGGGGGTGACTTTTAATGCCCCACTAATTGAATAAGCAACTAAACCTATTAGTGTTCATATTGTTAGTTAAGTTAACAACATTATTCTTCCACTTGTTGTTAATACCTTTAAGATAATACTGATAACATAACTCATGTACAGTTTGGAACTTGATATTAGGCATAGTTCGTAACAATGTAGTTGCATTATCAGCGATACCTAATGGAGATAGAAAAATAAAAGTAATGGGACGATTAAAGTAATTGCTTAACAACTCAAAGTATTCACGATTAGCTATTGCTTCAGTTACATCATTAAGTGTTATCTTATTGAGTTTCAGTTCGTAAGCTATTACATTACGTCCGTTGTTCTTAATGAAGTCAATACGGCGCACTTTGTTTTTGCTATTCAACATAGGAACTTCGATATTGAAACGTGCGTTATTGACACATAAGTTAACCCAATCTAATATACGAAACTGTAAGTCAATTTCATCTACTGGTTCACATGGTAGTTGAAGTTTACTACGTTGTTGTTGTTTGAACTTCTCAAAGTCAGCAGCTTCGGTTGGGTTGAGAATTACTTTACCGTGAGTAGCTAATTGTTCTACCCATTCTGATACTTGAAGTGCAAATTCGGCACTACACCATTGAGCAAAAGCAATTGCAATGTGCTTATGAAGGTACGTACCTTGATATGGAGTGTCACCCCCTTTATGTATCCGAATATACTTCCAGTATTTATTTTGTTTAGCTACTCGTATTTTCTGAGTGGTCGAAAACCCTTGCCATTCAAGCGAAGTCGGAATCACGACCTCTCCATTTTTTCTAGCTAATACGTAAGATAGTTCGGCAGCTTGTAAGTTTTCTAACCAATGTTTAATTTCCTTCCCACAAGATTTAGCCATCTGAGTACCATTAAAGAACTCATGACCTGGTACATATTCAATGTGATTAGCGTTGTATTCAAACAGTTTAATGTGACCCATCTTAGTTACCTAATGATATAAACACTATGACAAACCTAACTTCAATTTGATGTAATCACTTAACTTTATTTTTTTCTACCTGACTTAACAGACTTATGCTTCTTGCTCTTACTAGGTCTAAGATGATCTGGTAATTTCTTTTTGTATTTCATCTTAATTTAGTTGTCATTAATCTAATAACTATACTATACTAGCTTATAGTGAAACAATAATCAAACACTATAAGGAAATTGAATCATGAACGTTAAACAACTAGCTACCTTAGTTAACAAGAATCTTGAGGTTAAGTACGGTAAGGTTTTACCAGTTTACAAGTTGGAATATGCTATTGCATCAGTTTTCAACATTATTGCTGAAACTGTAGCAGCAGGTGAATCTGTTACTATTAAAGACTTTGGTAAGTTCTTAGCTATTGATGCTAAGGAACGTGTAATTGTTAATGAACTAACCAAGCTACGTCCTGAAGGTAGTGTAACTGTACCTGCACATAGATCACCTAAGTTCCGTGCAGCTAAAGCTTATCAATCTAAATTGCGTTATAGCAATCAAGTTGAAAATGAAGTAGCAGCATAATAATGAAAATAACGCCTCTGTAACGGGGTGTTTTATTATTTAACTAAATAGAAAATTGGTAATGCGCCGTATTTGTTCAACGACGCATTTCTTTTTTCTATCTAACGTTAGTTACATATCTTCAAACAACACAATCCAACCATCTTCATCATCTAACTTATCATCGTTATCTACTGTCGCAATAACATAGCTAACGCCATTAACTAATTCTTTCTTAACTGTGGTTTGTTCTAATTTAGTTGTCTTATCTTTATTATCAACATAAGGTGCAACAAATGTTATCGTACTACGATTAATACTTTTGATAATTACATCATCATAAGGATAAGCTGTTCCTTCAATAAACAAACTAACTTTGATTTGTTCTTTATGTGCTAACTTTAGTTCTTGTAATAAGGTAGTCATAGTTAAGTTGTTATGACGTTACATTAATATGATAACTTAATGTGTAGTTCCATCTTGTTTATAGTCACCTTTAAGAAAACCTTGTTTAAGTAACTGTACTCGTTCTTTAACATTAAGATATCTTGGTTTACCTAAGAAAGCTAAATTGTTTTCTTCTCCATCTTTATGTTGATATTGAACTCGTAATATCTTATTATTGTTTTCACTGTTACCAATATATGTAGTTTGATGTGGTTTATATCCAGGCATTAGTTTATTACTAATTAATAATACTCCACGTTTACGTATTCTTTTCTTTTTATCTTTAGCTCCAAGTGATCTAGCATAAGTTGATAAATCAGATAGAAAAAACATAAGTTATATTAGTTAATTAAACAATCCTCTCATATATTCTCTTGTTGCATTAACAGGGTTATTAAATCTATCTGTTAATGCAACAAGTTCTCTTATTTGATTTCTACTTACTGTATTAGCACTTTCAGTTATTATATCAACTGGCATACGACAATAAGTATTATGTTCTAATAAGTAGTCTAAACCATACTGAATACTATCTAACAGATCGTCATGTTTACCTTTAGGAAACATATTAGCTTCTGTTAATAATGGTGTTATCCAATTATGAATTTTAGGATCTGGTATTAGTACATTACCTGCATTAATCTCAGGTATCATTGCCATAATACGAACATCTTTAGGTACACCTTTACTTGCTACTTTAATAAGACCTGTTATTCTGTTATCTAACATACGAGATACAGGACTACCATTAGCAGCGTCTTCTATTAACTTAGCTCTTATCCAGTTATGTTTATCACAGAAGTTAGTTATAGTTTCTACTTGCTTAACGATGTCCATCTTTCCATAAACAACATCTATTATGTAGAACTTGTTATCACGTTTTCCTATTGCAACTAATGCTGTATTATCATTATCCTTACCATCTTTAATAGATAAGTCCATAGCAATACAAGCACTATCGAAGTAGTTAGGTAACACAAACCAATACTTCCACCACTCTTGTTTAATTAGTCCACCACCTAGAGGTACAGGATTCTGTTGATACTGACCCGCATAACCATATTCTCCCATTTGAACTTTAAGTTGTTCAGTTACTTCTTGTGAGTGTCGTACTGGATCAAGTAATTCGTTTTCCTTAACACGCCAATCAGTCCAACCAATACTAGTCCAAAAACGCCGTGATTCTTCCCATTCATTAGGTAGAAAAAGATGTTCCCATATTCCTTGTTCAAGGAAATAACCTGTTAAATCAAGATCATGCAATCTTTGTTGAATCAGTATGATCACACCATTTTGTTTATCATCAAGTCGTGATGGTAATGTTTGTGATGCCCATTCGTTGCAATTATCACGCTCAATCTTACTGTGTGCCATTTCAGGATTAAGTGGATCATCCACTAATATGATGTCACCACCTACACCCGTTAACGTACCACCTGTTGAAGTAGCAAAACGTCTACCATCCCAAGTGTTACGGTAATCTTCTTTAGTGTTCTGATCCTTACTTAATTCCCATATTGACTTCCATTTATTAATATCTTTCCATACGGTGTTTAATCCTTTTTGATACCAATCACTTTCAATAATATTGCGGCTTACAAGTGAATCACCTACTGCTAATCTTTTGGAGTAACTTATGTTGATAATACGTTTACCAGGATCTTTAATCCAACAGTATGGTGGAAATGCTTTACTAACTAAAGATGATTTACTGAATCGTGGTGGTAAGTTAATGATAAGTTTTTTAATTTGACCAGCTAAACAAGCATCAAGATGTTCACTTATAGCATGAAGATGTTTAGCAGGTAGAAAATCTGATGGTTCAAATGTAGACCAGCTATGTTGTAGGAATTGATAACTACTTTCATAAGCTTCAATATAACTTTGTTCTTCAATAAGTGATTCAAGTTTGGGTAAGTCATAATCTTGTTGTTTTAGTTGTAGATCGTTTAACTTTTTTTCTATCTCTAATAATTCTCTCCTTATTGCATCTCTTTGTGGATTGTTACTCATGTAGATCATGTGATAGCATAGCTACATAGTAACTTAGATAATGAATTACGATATGACAACAACACAAACAGATACTAACAACAACTTCTTTGAACCGTCTACTGCGATAGTAGAAATACAAGATGGTAACTTGTATTTCACGGGTGACATTGATGACAAAAGTGCTTACAGATTCATGTACTTATTACATGAGATAGAAAAAAGTAAACGTGATTATGTTGATAAGACTTGTAAGTTGTATTTAACTAGTAATGGTGGTCATTGTACTTCTGGTTTGTTGATGTATGATGTGTTAAGAAATAGTAGTTTAGATATAACTGTTATTGCATCAGGAGTTATTTCTAGTACTGCTATTATTCCACTGCTTGGTACTGACAAGAGAAAGTGTACCAGTAATACTAACTTCATAATACAATCAGCATCTACTTGGGTTAGCAGCACATTCAGTGAGATGTTGTTTCAACAGTTTGTTGATATCTACAGTAAGCATACTAAGATAACTAAAGATATGATGCAAGAAGAAATATTCTTCGGCGCGAAACAAGCATTAGACTTACAACTAGTTAATGAGGTATTATAATGCAAGTATTCAAATACCCTGTATCTATTAACTTGTGGTTAGGTAACAAGAGTTGTACCTTATTTGATTACGATCTTAATAGTATTAAGGAACAACTACTAACACTACTAAGACAACTTGAAGTTAGTGATACTAATGATAATACGTTTGAAGTTACTGTTATATGTAAGATGAGTGGTGTTACTACTATCTATAATGGTGATAACAAAGACGAAATTGTTGCATTAGTAAAAGAAATCTTAAATGATTATGATCTGTTAGGTAAAAATGTTAAAGTTGATGTAGGAAACGATGTTTTTAATAACTAATTCAATAAGGTAGAAAAATGATTCGTAACAAAGTTAGTCGTAGTAATTCCAAGTTGGCGCAATTTAAAGCAGCAGTAGCTCACTTACCATTTACAGAGTTTAATGAAACTAGTGATAGTATTGTTGCTAGTTATGAAACTAAACCAACTAAAACTAATCCTGTTGCTATTAGCGTTGTAGTTACTTATTCATCTAAGTATAAAGGAACAAGTTGCAACTTCACTATCTACCGTAATGATGTACAAATAGACCATTATGGTACTTATGATATTAATGAATTTGTTGAACAACTAGAACCATACTTTAATTTAGGTAATGAAGGTAGTTTAATTAAACAACTAGATCGCCGCCTAACTCAATTAGAGACATTAGTTAATGGTGATAACGACTTAAATAAGTTACAACAACAAGAATTAGATTGTGATAATGAAATTGAATGTTTATTTAGCTTAATGTTACAAGAAAAATATGAACGTGGTTTTATTGATGGAGCAAAATGTTATTCTGATATTGATAGTAAGTCAGATTATTGGGACGATAATACAACTAAAGGTAAGTTAATGGGTGGGATTGGAGTAGTCGGTATTAGTAGACTTAAAGATTTAGAACTAGATGCAATATCTAAAATAGGCGATGTTAAACCTAAGAGTAGTAGATTAGTTAAACGTAAGTTGATAATGTAGTTAATTACATTAAGCGGCAACCTATAATGCCGCTTATCTTACTCTAGAACTGCTTAGACTTGTCACTACTATAATGCGCTTATATATTTACTTCGACCCTTATTTATTTTTCTATCTCATCACCATATTTAGATTAGTTAGTTATAATAGTAATAACACAACAAGAAACTTCAACTAACTTCGGGCATGATGGTGATACAACTCACTAACTCCTATTAGTCAATCCTAATAACGAGTATTAAATAACAATTAGTTTGGTATAAGTTATTATTAATAACAATAATAATAATAAGACATACCATACAAACACTAGCCTATGTTACACCAGGACATTCCACGTCCCACAACATTTCTTAACTTCATCAAACATGATAGAATTATATTAGCTGCGATTAAGAAAGGGTAGAAAAAATGGTTAGCTTTATTTACGATAATGAGGAATACAAAGTTGAGTTTCCTACACCAATTGAAGTATTCTACAAACAACATCCACCTAAGTTTGTAATTCAATTACCTAACGATAAGTATATTTCAGTTAGATCGTGGTTGTTATCATCTCCACCGCAAATAGGTGAAATGGTTGAAGTAACTGATATAGAAGGCTATGTTATTTACAAAGCTGAATTTATTAATTAGCTAATGAATGAGATGGCGCGATGTTAACTACTGAGTTATTTTATACACTTTGATATTACGTTAAGTCGCGCCTTTGTTTTATTCGTTGTTATTCTCATTCTATTGTTTATTATTGCGTTCATCTAACATTTTTTTTAGTTCTTCTTTTCTCAATTGAAGTTCACTAGCTTGTTTTTCTATCTCATCCATTTGTTTAAGTTGTTGTCTGATATGTGATTTAGGTAAGATACGTTGTCTACGTTTGTTATCGTAATCAAGTTGTATTTGATCACGGATGTTATCTAGTAAGTTGACGTTGTTACCTTCACCAAGTATATTTCTTACTGTATTAATTATCTCTTTACCTGTTAACGCTATATCTTTAAGTTCACGTACTGTTAACGGTGGTAGTGAACAGTTACCATCTTCATCATAATATTTATCTGCTAACTCAGTATTATTTTCATCGTTAGCTTTCATTATTTCGAGGTAAGGTTTAAGTTTATCTAATAGAAGTGATGCTACATTCTCGTTTACTTGTAATATCAGAGCATCGAATTTAGCTGATTCACCAAGTATGTCTTCAAAGTTGACATCGCTGTTTTTGTATTTGAGTTTAGCTTGATACTGTTTGCGGCGCATACCCCATCTTTCTTTTGATGAACGTATCTGCAATGTTTTTAGGTGCATACCGTATTTGTCACATATATCTTGGTGTGTCGGGTAAGTTATTGTTATTTCACCTGTCTCAATGTTACGAGTTTTAATTCCTTGGATATATTCTTTTTCTATCTTTAACCACTCATATTGTTCATTGAATGCCATGAAGATAATTGGTGTTTCTAGGTGATAAGTTGATGTAACAGTTATGTTGATATTGTAATTGATATATTTGATAAGTGTTGATTTGGTTAGGGGAATATGATTTAGTGTATTTGTTAATCTCTCATTCCCACTACGCGCTTATTCGTATATAAGCGATACCCAAAACCCTTGCTACATAAGGGTTACAGCTGTTTACATATCCTTCAAACATGGTGGATCTAGGTTAACTACTGTACGGGTATCCGGGATATATTGATATCACAAAGAAAGAGAGATACCGTACCGTAACAGGTTAGGCTAGTGAGAACTGGCTTATCAGGTATCTAATAGATCGTAACGTCACGTAATGTGTAGCTACTACTTGGCTACAGTTACAACTTGACGACGATCGTCTTTTA